AGTTTGTTTTTGAGATGTGAAAGTTTGTTTTTGAGGAACAATAGTTTGTTTTTGAGGAACAATAGTTTGTTTTTGAGAGGCGACAGTTTTTCTATTTAATTGTTTTTGTTGATATAAAAATAAGCCATTGGGTTTCGAGGATGCCATTTAATTATGTGCATAAATTATATACATAATTTGTTTCAATTTTATTTCTGTGTGAGGTAAAAAACAACGAGGTAAAAAAACGAACGAGTAGTGAAATAAAGAGAGATGGTTAAAAAAGCAATTAGATGGAAGATGCTCCAACAACCTTGTCATACACGGGTTTAAATGTTGAAGGTTCGTAAAATACAGGGCGCGATATATCTACCGGAGAACGTAATGCGACCATTTCTTCTTCGAGTGTAACCATTTTGGGAGGATTCATCATTATCATTTCTGCATCTTTTACGTTTTGTGATGGAACATACTCTATTATTGGAACGCGGTCGGTTTCTTGAGCGGAACGACGCAATAGTTCATAGGATACAATAATAAATAATACTCCTAAAATGGGGTGTGTATTGAAAAAAAGATAAACAGTTACAGCAAACATTGCTACTACAGAAAAAGGCGAATCAATGTAAAAGGCAATATTTTGTGAAATATGAAATGGCAATACGATAAAAAGGGCAAAAATGGCTAAAACGGACAGTTCTATGGTCGACAATCCAGATAAACCAATTTTACTTATACATTTTTTGATAAACTCCATTATATTATTTATTGACATATTATTATCTTTGTCAGTAACTTTGTCAGTAACTTTGTCAGTAAAATGGCATAAAAAAATAATATGCAACATATAAATGTCCGAACACAGTATTGAAGATTCTTTATTATATCGAAAAACACAGACATCTCAAAAACCACAGACATCTCAAAAACTACAAACCGACGATAAAATACGTCAATATATTCAAAAGAACCGACCGAGCATTGTTCTTTTAACTCCATGTTACGGGGGAACATGTTTGGTATCCTATGTGCATTCTCTTATACAAACCGTAGATATAATGCGCAAATATGAAGTGCCTTTTTCTATTGAATTTTGTAAAAATGATAGTCTCGTAAGTCGCGCACGAAACAATTTAATTGCGAAAGCTATGTCGAATACGAGCTCAACACATATTATGTTTATTGATAGTGATATTACATGGAATCCAATGGATGTATTAAAACTAATGGCGGATGACAAACCTATTATCGGCGGAATATATCCGTTGAAACATTATAATTGGAATAAACTGTTAATAAATCCAGTTTCGTCCATGTTGACGAAAAAACGTGGAGGAGAACTGAATCATATTATTAGTGACGAAGAGTACATCCGGCATCAATTAGTGAATTATAATTTAAATTTATTGGGTCCCAAACTAACGATTGAAAATAATGTAACACAAGTAAAACATTTGGCTACTGGTTTTATGATGATTCAACGACACGTATTGGAAACCATGTATAAGGCATTTCCATCAACAAAATACAGAGACGATGTTGGATTTTTAACGGAAGCGGAAAATGAATATGCGTATGCGTTGTTTGACTGTGGTGTAGAGGAGGGTCATTATTTATCAGAGGATTGGCTGTTTTGCAATCGATGGAAAAATATGGGAGGTGATATTTGGGCAGATATATCGATACGATTAAATCATACTGGATTGGAAGAATATACGGGGTTTTTATTATCTACCTTGCTATAGTTATACTTTGGACCTTTTGTTAAGAACTACTTTTTGATAATAGTCCGAACATAATTCCAAATTAAAAATAACCGAATCCAGTTCATATGCGTATTCAATAGAGGATTTTGAATATTGTGAATTTACATGTTCAAAATGCACATGTAAGTGAAAAGTTGATGGTAAATAATGAAAATACATTTTAATATATGTCTCATCCACGTCAAATACATTTTTGCATACACGAAGTCCTTCCTCTCGTATATGTTTTAATAATGGAACGTCTTTGCCGGTTAATGACCGAATAGTTCGTAATGATTTGTCGGTTGGTATTCCTAATATATGTAAATTTTTAATATTTCCCGTTTCTTTATTCCATAAATAGGTAGGAATAATAATAATATCATCATTCGAAAATAATATTTGGTCTTGTTCGGCGATTTTATCGATAATATTATAAATCCATGTATCCTTTCTTTCTTTGGTTTCTTGTTCTTCGGTTTCTTGTTCTTCGGCGGTCTTTTTCATTTCCTCCATATATTCTTCGTATGTCTCTCGATATATTTTATTGTCATAGGTAGGCAGAGAGGTTATATCATTACACACAATTAATTCTCCTTCATACACGGCAGTTGCCGAATATTTTGAAAATATATCATTTTCCATGTTCTTTTCAATTATATGTATATCCTTCAATTTATTCGGATTAAAATCATATTTTTTATTATCTATTGTAACCGAGTTCATTACAATAAATATATTTTTTTATTTATATAGTAATACGTTTTTTATTTATGTATGGGTCATCATGAACACTCGCAATAATTCCATCGACGGATGTTTTATTTTCATCTTGAATATTTGTAATTACATTTACTGATGGCTGCGATGATAAAGAAAGTTCTTTTGTATTTTGAAACGGAGTTTTATATGTATGTTTTTGTTGTAATGCATCCATCTGAATATACATATTTGTTTGTTCTTTGTTTTGTTCTTTGCCTTGTTGTCCTTCATTTATATTTGTGTTTATGGTTGTGTGTTTATAACGCGGGTCTTTTTTAAATGGGTCATCCTTTATACTTGCTAACGTGCTATCTATATTTGGATATGGCGTATGTTCGATTGTATTATGAACTGTAATAGATGGTATATCTTTGGTTGCCATAAATGGACGATATGTATTTTCTTGACGGTCCAGTGATACTTGCACGGTTGGAAACAAAATAGGAGGTTTTGGTGGTATTTCGTTATTTTGTAGAGGTTTTTGTGTTTTTATTTTTAATTCTGGTTCTTTTTTTTGTTCTTTTTCTTCTTCTTCTTCTGATTCTTCTGGTTCTTCTTCTTCCGATTGTTCTTCTTCTTCCGATTGTTCTTCTTCTTCCGATTGTTCTTCTTCTTCCGATTGTTCTTTTTGTTCTTTTTGTTCTTCTGGTTCTTCTTCTTCTTCTTCTTCTGGTTCTTTTTGTTCTTCTTCTTGTTCTTCCGGTTGTTCTTCTTTGGGTTCTAATGGTTTTAAAAAATGGTACAATCCGAGAACTCCCGCAATATATTCAAATATATGTTTATTATCCATTATTTATATATAAACAACACTTAATAACAATACAAATAATGTCTTATATTATTTCAACCATTTGTTTTGGAAAATATACACAAATTGAACCAATATGGGCTTCTCGTGTACGAAATACATGTCCAACATCACATATATCGATATATAAAGAATCTTCATCACGTGTGCCATTTTCTCCTACATCCTATGCGTGGTGGGACCCATTACGTCTTCAACATAATTTACAACTAATAAAAAAACATATGATTCCAATTGCGCATTGTGATATGGATATTATTATTGAAAAAGATATATCTTCATTAATCCACTTACCATATGATATACTTTTTTCTACTGAAATCGGTGGCAACAAAGCATTTCCTTCCGAATGTAGCCGAAAAATAGGATTCGGAATTTGTTCGGGGTTTTACGCTTTAAAATCGACAAGTTCCGCTATTGCATTTATGGAAGATATGTTGGTGCGTATGATGTCAAAAAAATACGGGTCATTTAGTGATCAGGAAACTATCATGAACGTGCTCGCAGGTAATCAGAACGAGTATCGTATTTCGGTTGAAAAAACAGATATTCAATTAGACGGTCACGTATTTTCAAACAATTGGGTATTTCATATTACATCTATTATCAGTAATAAAACATGCACTCTTTGTGTATTGGATTTCGATATTATTACAAGAGACCCGATTTGTATGAATAAACAATATATGAACCATATTAATATTGATAATGTGGGAGGAATTGCACAATTTCTACGATTTTTTAAAGAACCCATGTGCAACCTCCCAAAAACATGTCGATGTGGTAAATTGGGAGATACATCCGTTTGTAATCACACGGCACCGAGCCTTGCATAGTTCCTTTTATTTCAGTAGAGGACAACATTCTTTTTCCAAATTTTCAACTTGTTTCCTTTCATTTTCAATCATTTCGTTTTTGGTAAATTTACACCCTCCGCCTGTGTGTGGTTTGTCATTTAATGTTTGTAAAGTTGGAGGAAGATTGTCAAGAGAAGCCAAATAATTCTGTTCGCAATTTAATTCTTGTAAAGTAGGAGGAAGATTATCGAGTGACGTCAGTTGGTTATTTCGACAATGTAATGTTTGTAAAGTATAAGGAAGATTGTTTAGAGACGTACCAAAGGCGGACTCTGTTTTCGTCAGTCGTTGCGCTCCCTCCTCAACCAGAGTCCATCGGTCGTTATCACTCCCTCGAAAATCCGCTCCGCCGAGCCTTGTGATTTGATTACCTCCACAATATAATTCTCGCAAATTGAGCGGAAGATTGTCAAGAGAAGTCAGTAGATTATGGTAACAATATAATTCTCGTAAATCGGGAGGAAGAATGTCGAGACTTGTGAGTTGATTATTATTACAATGTAATATTCGTAGATTTGTGTATAAAGATAAATCCGGTAAAACTGTCAAATTCAGATTCGACAAATTCAATTCGTTTACAGTATAATCGGTCATTTTATTCGTTTGTTTAGTTTACAAAAATAAACTAAAAAAAGATTTTCAATTTTATTGCCAAATGAAGAACAGCTTAGGTAAAAATACATTCTGTGGGGTTCGAACCCACGCGTTTTAATAACACCGAGACTTAAGCCCGGCACCTTAGACCACTCGGACAAGAATGCATCAACACCAAAGTAAATTTTATTTAATATAAGTCCGAGAATTGAATAAAAAGGAATCGGCAAAGAGAACATCGTTCATTGTGTATAAAATTGATATTATTTTTAAACAAAACACGAATAAAATGACTGATTATACCGTAACCCTACTGGATTTATCAGGACAAAACTTAACTGTTTTACCGAATTTATCTCTATACACAAATCTACGGTCATTACAATGTAAAAATAATAAATTGACTTCACTAAACAATCTTCCTCCCACTTTACAAGAATTACAATGTCAAAGTAATCAACTAACTTCTCTTGACCATCTTCCTCCCAATTTACAAGAATTATATTGTGGAAATAATAAACTCACATCTCTAAACAATCTTCCTTCAACTTTACAAATATTATATTGTCATAATAATCTACTGACTTCTCTTAACAATCTTCCTCCCACTATACAAAAATTAGATTGTGAAAATAATAAATTAATGTCTCTCGAAAATCTTCCTCCGAATCTACAAGAATTACAATGTCAATGTAATCAAATCACAAGGCTCGGCGGAGCGGATTTTCGAGGGAGTGATAACGACCGATGGACTCTGGTTGAGGAGGGAGCGCAACGACTGACGAAAACAGAGTCCGCCTTTGGTACGTCTCTAAACAATCTTCCGCTCAATTTGCGAGAATTATATTGTTACAACAATCAACTTATTTCTCTGGACAATCTTCCTCCCAATCTACAAATATTATATTGTCACAATAATCAACTTATTTCTCTGGACAATCTTCCTCCCAATCTACAAATATTATATTGTCACAATAATCAACTTATTTCTCTGGACAATATTCCTCCCAATCTACAAATATTATATTGTATCGAAAATCCAATTTATGAAACATGCAAGGAACTATATGGATTTAAACTTTCTACAAAAACAATTGAACAATACAATGAAATCAAACGTTTGGAAAAAGAATGTTGTCCGATGTTAAAATAAATAATATGACTCGCAACCTCTAATCTACCGGAATGGGGTCAGATACATCGATAATTTTCTTATTGTCATTACATTTTGTAACTACGGATTTATATTTGTAACATTTTTCGTCTTGTTTGTATATTTTTTCATGAATGTCGGAAATAACCGGACCACTAAAATCAATACAGCTTCGGTCACTACATGCTTTTTGAAACAAACACGCTAACCCAATTCCAAGAAGAATCGAAATTAAACTTCGACCTAAAGGAGTTGTTAATAAACGTCGTATATTCATTTGTTTCTCTATTATCGAGAGAGACAAATTTATTTTGTTTTTTGTAGTTATTTTGTTTTGTAGTTATTTTGTTATTGTTGGTTATCCTTGCATTGGAATAGAGGTTATCTTCGACTCATCCGACGGACATGATGTTTCGGTTTGTTCATATTTAAAACATGTGCCCGTTTTATCCCTATACTGCAAAATATCCACATTTTCTGGAGTTGGATATATATATATTTTACGCATATCTGAACTATACATGTATACGCAAAAAATGCCTACTGCAAAACTTATAACAAATAACGGAACATTTATATATTTTGTTACTGCAAACATTCTTATTATATAACGGTATTATTTACTTACACCCCTGTCCCAATTCCAACGGAGTTCTACCTAAATCTGGTTCAATGGTTGACATATAAATTCCCCATGCATTTTGTTTCGGGATAATAGGGTCCGAACGTTCCTGCTGATTTGCATTTCGCAACGTCTGCCCAATAGTATCTAAACCAATATGATACCCCGCTTCCAATAAATCCGGAATAATAACATCATTGGGGTTTAATGTAGGATTCAATGTTCCCCATTTACTATTCTGGTCTTGCGGTAAAAGGTCGGATGGGTTTGATACTGTTTTTAACGGAGTATATGGCGAATTTGCGCCAGACTGGATTACGTTTTGCGACTGGGCATATAATTCACTTGGCTGTTGCACCGGTGCATTTCCGCCACTTTGAACCGGAATTGAACCTGTTCCTGTCTCCATTTTATCTAAGGTAAATGATTTTTCACCAATATACGAATAAATAGCATATGCTAAAATAAGTAATGCGATAAATACTAAAACTCGCTGACCCGTAAAAAATTTCTTAAAACCTGATGTTAAATCTTTGAACATAATCTGTATATAAGTTGTCTATATAAAATTCAGGACAACATAACAATTTATTCTACATCACTGTCATTATCACTATCATCTAATTCTGTCAGCATATATTCATTTTTTATCCGTTTTGCCTCTATATATGCCGTAAGTGCTATTTGTTTTGCTATTTTCGCTTTTGTTCTTGCGTCTCGATACATTTTATAATAAATATCATTTCTCGGTTTTAAAACAATTGATTCCTCTTTATCGTCGAAAGACGTAGTAATTTCGTCTAAAACTTCATAAAGTTTATCATCAACTATTTTGTTTTTGTTTGTATTGTCGTCGATTTTGTTTGTATTGTCGTCGTCGATTTTGTTTGTATTGTCGTCGTCGATTTTGTTTGTATCAGGCACTTGATTTTCTTCTAATCGTGATTCCTTTTTTTCTTCTGATTGTATTTCTTCTGATTGGTTTGATTCTTTTTTTTCTACTTGTTTTTGCGTTTTTATACGACATGTATCAAATAAAGGCGTGTGTTTGGTTTTAGTTAAAAGAATTTGCCGAATCGTCATTTCAATCTGAAAATTTTTGGCGGAACACTTGATTCCCTGAAACTCCATAATGGTAATAATATCTTCGTCTGCCACATCCTCAAATGACCGTTTCATTTCGGATTCGTCGAAAATTCCTAAATCCTCCGGAATATTTGCTCGAAGAACATAGGTTTTACCAGATTTAACTATTTTTAAAGACGGCGAAAAAAAATTCTCAATATCATCCATCGTTATATCCACTGTCATTTCCTCCAGAGAGGTGAACCACTCTTTGTTTTTAAATAAAGAACGATAACAATGCTGTTCAAACTGCTGAATCCAGTCGATAAATTCATCATCGAAATTATTAAAGAGAAGGTCGCAATAATATTTCTTTCCTGTTTTTACGATTCCCGCGCGGGTTTTACATGTCGGAAATTGGATGTATAGAGGGTCATTTTTTTGTTGGGTAATTCGTATAATGGAAGAGCCATTTATTGAAATAGGTTTATGGAACACAATATCGTCCAATCGCACATCGCAAATATCATATATTTTACTCATTATATGTAGATGCGTTATCAGATAGACATAATTAGCGCATGCGAGTGTATGGATGAATTTATCAGATTTTATTAAAGATGAAGATATTCAAAAAAATATATTGTATCCAATTGGAACCGTCATGTACAACGAAATATATATTTATATTTGGCTATTGTGTATTTATAATGTTCTTTTAATATGCATTGTTTTAGTGAATTTTTTCTTATTGTTGCATCACTTAAATGTTCGAAAACATCTTGGGGCTGTCGGTTAATGGAACAGTCGATTAATGGAACAGTCGGTTAATGGAATGGTCAGTTAATGGAATGGTCAGTTAATGAAACAGTACGGTCTGTCTAATACAAAAAACATAATAAAAACAAAGATACAATTCATACAATGACTGCACTCCCGCCTACATTTACAAGATTTAGACAATTAAATCAACGACTTGACCAACAAAATATTATGTATGATGTGAATAAAACCATTGCTCTATTAATTGAACAGGAGTATAGTGAATCTACCATTATGCAGTATATGTCATTATCTCAGCAAATTTTTGCAGAAGAACAAGAACAAGCTTCTGCTTCTGCTTTAGCTTCTACACACAATATTGTATTTGATTCGGAAATAATACAATCGGATACGGGACTAACTCCACAAGAAATTATAGATAATACAATTGTAGTTCCATTTTACAATACTATGCCGGAATTAATTTGCCCTATTTCACATGAAGATTTTGTAGAGGGGGAAATGGTATGTAAATTACGATGCGAACATTATTTTAAACAATCCGAAATTCATCGACATATGGAAAGACATAATACGTGTCCCGTTTGTAGAGCTGAAATAATTCACCGAAATCCAAGTCCAATGGATACCATTATTTTAAACGCATTACGCGCCATTACTCGAACTGTATAGTTCCAAGATAATTTATATTTGCAAATAATTTATATGCAAATATAAATGAATACAACATGGAAAAATAAAAATCCAAAACAAAAACGAACATATAACCATCATCCCTCTATTACAACAAATCCGTCATTTGTAACTCCGCCATTAACGACCATTCCTAGACCCGGAACCGAATCTCGTGTAGCCGATTCTCAACTTCCCGTGCCTGAACCTACCTATAGTAGATTGTTTAACGAACAACCCGAATATGAAATACACGAACAAGAACAAGAACCATTAGACAATATCTCACCTGACAACCAAGAAAATTTTGAGGGTAATTCCGGCAATGTAACAATTACGTGGAATACTATAAAAACATCCTTTGCGAATATGTTTCAAACCAGTGCTTCCGGTCTTTCTCTCGGAATAGATAAATTTTGCGATGTAATTGTAGACGGATTTGACCCCGGATTGTCGAACGCCGAACACAATGCATATTGCGCCTACCTGCATTCTTTTTTTATTACGATTTTAATTCTTCCGGTATGTGTGTGGTCCTATTATAATTGGTATTATCTTCTTTTTTACAAATATACGAAAGTTGAGCCATTTAGTATTGTAAATAAAGCCAAAGGTTGGTTCGGAATTGATTTGGATGATTCGTCCAACGACAATTGGTTTATTATGTTTTATCCTCTCGACTATCTGATTCAAATCGTGTTTAACATCAATCCCGTAAAATCCAATTTATTTGGCGATATTGTATTTTTTCCGTTTCACGGAATTCTTTCGATAGTTCTTCTTTTTATTATTATTTTTCTTTTTGTGGGGGGCGTGGAGGGAACCGTAAATAGCGGTGCTTTCACAAATATAATATCCGCCATTATCGTGATTTTATGGTTAAAATGGGTATGTGGTAGTTTGGCGAGAGACCCACCGACAGCCATATTTAGTTTGGTGGCAAAAGTGGTATGGTTTTCAATATTTTTGATAGTGCCTTTATTGCTTTTGAAAGTGGCATTTTATGCGATAGTTGCCGTATTTTTATTTTTTTCTTTTTTCGGAATTGGAATATATGAAGGATTTGGTAAAGTATGGGATTTAATTTTTATTATTGATAAAGATAAAGAATACGAATCTACCCACGACATGGATGATGCCAATGACCACGGATTCATAACTGGAATTAAAAAAATATTTCAAATGATAAATAAATTGGTGATTGGGAACATCATTTGGATTTCGTATTTTATGGTATTTTTTATGTATTTTATTCAATTATGGAGCTCGTCCAGTTATTCGGGAGGGGGAAATTTAAAACCCATATTTACGTTCTTTTTAATAGGATTAATGACAGTATGTGGATTTATTATTTATAAAGCATCCACGAACCAATCATCACAACCTCAACAACAACCACCACCAATACCTCAACAACAACCACCACCAATACCTCAACAACAACCACCACCAATACCTCAACAACAACCACCACCAATACCTCAACAACAACCACCACAATACCTCAACAACAACCTCAACAACAACCACCACTAATACCTCAACAACCAGATAAAATTGATTTTAACACAAATATAATAAACTAATAAAATGACTGATTATACTGTAACCAAATTGGATTTATCGGAACAAAACTTACAAGTTTTACCGGATTTATCTTTGTACACAAATCTACAAATATTATGTTGTTTCAATAATCAATTGACTTCTCTTGACAATCTTCCTCCCACTTTACAAGAATTATATTGTTGGGATAATCAACTCACAAGGATCGGCGGAGCGGATTTTCGAGGGAGTGATAACGACCAATGGACTCTGGTTGAGGAGGGAGTGCAACGACTGACGAAAACAGAGTCCGCCTTTGGTACTTCTCTTGACAATCTTCCTCCCAATTTACAAACATTATTGTGTTCTCATAATCAACTGACAACTCTGGACAATCTTCCTCCCAATCTACAAACATTATGGTGTTCAAACAATCAACTCACTTCTCTTGACAATCTTCCTCCAAATTTACAAGAATTATGTTGTCAAAACAATCAGCTTACTTCTCTAAATAATCTTCCTTCCACGTTAAAAAGATTATTGTTTAACAACAATCCAATTTATACAACATGTAAGGAACTATATGGATTTGAACTTTCTATTGTAAAAACAATTGAACAATACAATGAAATCAAACGAATGGAAAAAGAATGTTGTCCACTACTGAAATAAAACAATCGAAGAAAATTGATACATATATTATGTATTTTTTATCAAACAAACAAATAATAAATGACTATAGATTATACCGTAACAGAGTTAATTTTATCGGGACAAAACTTACAAGTTTTACCGGATTTATCTTTATACACAAATCTACAAAGATTAGATTGTCATAATAATAAACTCACAAGGCTTGACAATCTTCCTCCGAATCTACAAACATTATATTGTTCAAACAATCAACTCACAAGGCTTGACAATCTTCCTTCCACTTTACGAGAATTATATATTTTCACACTGTAATGTTTGTAAATTTGGAGGAAGATTGTCCAGAGAAGTGAGTTGATTATTTTCACAAATAAACTGATTTCTCTTGAAAATCTTCCTCCCACTTTACAAATATTACATTGTCACGCTAATCAACTCACAAGGCTCGGCTTTCGAGGGAGTGATAACGACCGATTAGAGTCCGCCTTTGGCACTTCTCTTGATATTTTACCTCTTACTTTACAAATGTTCAATTGTAAAAAGAATCCAATTTATACAACATGCAAGGAACTATATGGATTTACACTTTCTGAAAAAACAATTGAACAATACAATGAAATAAAACGATTAGAAAAAGAATGTTGTCCGATATTAAAATAATTATTCGTTTTTAGATTTGTTGTCCAAACCGAAAAAATTGAAATAATATTTTTTAGCAAATAACAAACAAACCAAACAAACGAATACAATGACAGACTATACCGTAACCGAATTGAATTTATCGCGACAAAACTTGACTGTTTTACCGGATTTATCTTTATACACAAATTTACAAGTAGTAGATTGTTGCAACAATCAACTCACGTCGCTGGACAATCTCCCTCTCACTTTACAAACATTATGGTGTGCAAACAATCAACTCACAAGGCTCGGCTTTCGAGGGAGTGATAACGACCGATTAGAGTCCGCCTTTAGCACTTTTATTGAACACCTTCCTCCCAATCTACGAGAATTAGATTGTTGCAATAATCAACTCACAAGTCTCGATAATCTTCCTCCCACTTTACGAGAATTATGGTGTTCAAACAATCAACTTGCAAGGCTCGAAAATCTTCCTCCCAATTTAAAAAGATTATGGTGTTCAAACAATCAACTTGCAAGGCTCGACCACCTTCCTCCCAATCTACACCAATTATATTGTTCGAATAATCGCCTGACTTCGCTGGACAATCTTCCTCAATATCTGGAATACTTAGATTGTAATGACAATCAAATTGTAAGTCTTTTTGGAACTTCTTTTCCTTCCTGTTTACGAGAATTATATTGTGACAATAATCAACTCACGTCTCTTGATATTTTACCTATTTTGTTAGATGTATTATATTGTGCCAATAATCAACTTACTTCTCTTGATTATCTTCCTTTGTTAGAAGATTTGTGTTGTAATAACAATCCAATTTATACACTATATGGATTTGAACTTTCGACAAAAACAATGAACCAATACAATGAAATTAAACGTATGGAAAAAGAATGTCGTCCGCTAATGAAATAAACTGCCGGTTAATCAAAGATAAAACAATCCAAGATAAAATTGATAATATAATTCATATTTTTTTACAATAATCAAATGAATCAAATGAATCAAATGAACAGTTCCAACCCCGAATACGTCTATGATGAATATGTAACAACCATTGATAACTTACAAGAATCTCTCCGAATTAACGGTGTTGCCATTATCCCGTCTTTATTAGATGATATTGAACAAGAGCACATGCGTAATGGATTTTGGGATTTCTTTGAACATATTACGCAAACGTGGGCACTGCCTTTACAACGAAATATATCTCGAACGTGGCGACAATATTCCAAATTACAGCCATTGCACGGCATGCAAATTCAAAACTATCACGTAGGGCAGGCACAAGTAGCATGGGACATTCGACAAAATGAAAAGATTTTACATGTATTTTCCACATTATGGGGATGTCCCGTGGAAGACCTGTTGGTTAGTATGGACGGAATGTCGCTTAGTCTTCCTCCAGAAAAAACGGGATTTGGTTGGGAGAATAAACACAAAAAGGAGAAAAAAAGTTGGTATCACACCGACCAAAGTTATACCCACCCTCATTTTGAATGTGTTCAAAGTTGGATTACGGCAAATGATGTAAATGAGGGCGATGCGACTCTTGTATTTTATAGAAAAAGCCACATATATCATCAAGAATTTTCAGATACATTTAATGTAAAAGACCCGAGAGATTGGTGGATTCAGACGGAACCGCAATTGCAATTTTATCGAGACAAAGGATGTCGTCCTCAACGAATTGTTTGTCCGAGAGGGTCTCTGGTTCTTTGGGATAGCAGGTTAATTCATTGTGGAGGTCAGCCACGGATAGAGAGAATACGACCGAACATTCGTTATGTATTGTATTTATGCTATTTACCTCGAAATCAATGTTCGGAAGAACACTTGCAACAGAGGCTACGCGTTTTCCAAGAAAAACAGAGTATGTCCCATAATGCAATTCGCGCCAAAATATTTCCTGAACGCCCGCATCATATGTCAAAAGAAATAGAAATAACGGATATTCCATCCCCTAATCTAACTTTTGTGGGAAGACGATTGGTCGGAATGGATGCATAAATCTATATTCTTCTTCTATTTGTTATGTTTCTATTTTTTGTGTTTGTTTCTATTTGTTCTGTTTCTATTTGTTCTGTTTCTATTTGTTCTTGTTCTTCGTAATGTTTTTTTTCGATAACCTCCCATTTTTTGTTGTGATGTGGGTTGATTTTGTTGTGATGTGGGTTGATTCGTGGGTTGATTTGTGGGCTCATTTGTATTTTCTATGGCGAATGTGCTGGAAATTCTATTTTTCAATAAATCATATGTATTTACCGAACCCAATTCCCATTTTTTTCCGAGAGATTCATTTCGATAGGCGCATTTTATATTGGTTGTAGGTGATATTTTCGCTATATTTACAAGAATATATACTTCACTTGCTTCCGCTTCTCCTTCTCCTTCTCCTCCTTCAATTCGTGTAATTCCAGTATCCATGTATTGTTGTTGTTGTTGTTGTTGTTGTGGTTGTTCTTTTTCTTTTTCTCTCTCTCTTTCTTTGAATCGTTCTACCATTCGAACATCTCCCAAATAATTCGCAAATATATGCCCCACAAATTGAACCATATTTCCTTCTTTGTCATCGCCTAATGCATATATATCAATAAGTTCTTGTAACTTATTATTTGATGATATACGAACCGGTTCCATTATTTGTTTAATATGGGCAATAACATTTGTATATGGTTTGTATTTTGTCCATAACGTAGACGCAATATTGATTTGTCCTTGTTCCAACGAATTTTGTTGAATCGTTACGTCTTGCAATTGAGCCGCAAGAGTTCGCGCTTTTTTAAATACCTGTAAAATAATTTGTAGAGAGGGAGATTTAATTTCATCTAAACTGATAATTTGTTTCATTACGTCGGATGTTGATGAAGAAGAAAGATTTAAAATATCCGTTATAAACTGTATATCGGTGTTTAATTGAATAATTCCCGCCGTCTGATTTGTGGATGGAACATGTTGGGCGTTCAATTGTTTACGTATTCCTTCTTGTTTTTCGTTCCAAATGATCTTCATTTCTTCCATAAATTTCTCCTGCTTTTTTGTATATTCTCTTGAAATAGGATTGTTCGGTGCCGTCGCCCATAAATAATAATTTTTCACCGATTCTATAAATGCGCGATATAGAGGATGATTTATCACATCATTCAACCAACATGTCTGTAAAATAACAGAGTCGGGACCATGTACCAAACCTTTATTTGTAGGAGCAAGTATATCGGAACTGGGAAAAAGGTAGGCGAGAGATGTTGTGTGTAGAGAGGGGAACATTTGAGGAAATAAATAACTCATCATTACAACCATATTTTGACTTCCATATTTGGTTTTGTTGTTGTCTTTGTTATTGTTTTTGTTGTTGTTGTTGTTGTTGTTGTTGTTGTTGTTGTCTTTGTCTTTATCAGTTCTTTTCTGGTTCAAAATAGATTGCATAAATGCTCTGTCAAAAAAGAAACGAACCCGTTGTTGATATTGTTCGACAACCGTGCCTTTACCGTAAAACAATGTATCGGAAAAAAGAACCTCTTCTGTAAAAAAAGGATGCTTGGATGGAGTGTAATCCGATGAAAATGCGATTGACGGGAGAAATGACTTTTGAAATAAAACCCCTTTATTTGAATTGTCCGAGTTTAATAGCAAATACATATTTATCGGATAAATATGAATATTCATCGTTAGTTATCATATATAGATATGTTTTAACTGGGCGTATTTTTTGTTTCTCCCGATTTTTGCAGTTGTTGTAACGTGGCAATCGCATCTTTAATTTGTTGAGGAGAAGGAGGCGTTTGATTCATGGGTTGTTGCGACATGGTTTCTGTCATTTTTATATGATGGTCTGTAAAACTCTTGGGCAAAATACTAAAAGCACTTTCTTCATTAAACAAATAATCCATACAAAGTGTGAATAAAAGTGTAATTACCAAAGCGATATAAATATCTCGACAACCGACAAATGCAATACAAAATACCATAACATTACGGCTAAATGTATATTTTAAATAACTTTCCATGGATGGTGAGAGTTTCATTGTGACAAATTTGGAGGAAATATTCAAAACTATAATCATAATTCCAGCGAACATTTTACTGGTGCTTAACGCAGAAATATTTTGATGTACATAGTCAGACATTCGTAACATGGATTCTCCTATACCGACGTTTTGCCCTTTTTTTGACATTGATATAGTATAGTGATTTATTTGCCAAGGGGGGGTCACTATGTTGAAGACGAATAAACTAAAAAAATTGAAAATCTTTTTTTAATAACCAGAAACAAACTAAAAGCAAACAATGAATATCGAATTAATGAATATCGAATTAATTATTTTATCATTTTCCACGTTCTTTTCAATTATATGTATATCCTTCAATTTATTCGGATTAAAATCATTTCAAAACATAACCATTTTACCTGAAAAGGAAAAGGAAGGAGAGTATGGTCAAAGTATAACAATATATGCAGACGGAAAAAGTTATGAAGGAGAGTTAACATACAATAAAACAAATGATAAAGCATGTGTTATATTTACAAATGGCAACATCTATGGGCAACATCTATGAAGGAGAAGGAGAGTGGAAAGACAATAAAATACATGGTCAAGGTAAAATGACCTATTCAAATGGCGATATATATGAAGGAGAGTGGAAAGATAATAAAATACATGGTCGAGGTAGACTTACATTAACCAATGGTGAAATATATGAAGGAAAATGGAAAAATAACATTAGAGAAAAATAACATTAGATGTGCATATTTGTAAATTGGGAGGAAGAAAGATTGTCCAGAGAAGTGGTTTGTTGTTATCTTACTTGCATAATTGGTGTTTTATAATTCTAAGTAAAATTGATATTTTTTTAAACAAATAATTTTTTTATAAAACAACCATGAAAGACATTCCCTACGATAGTGCTCTTGTATGTTATGTACATAACACAAACAAATCTGATTATACATCTCAAATATTTACAATTGAACAAATTCACTGTTTCTTTGGTGAGGAAAAACGTAAAACATCCATTTCTGAATATGCTACAAATATATTTATCGAATTTGTGTATTACAACTCGCACAATACTGAATTCTTCGATGATGACAATATTTGCACATCCATTGTGAATAATGATACTCTTATGATTCGTTCATGGATGTCAGTGTATAATAATAATAAGACAATTCATAGTCCATATATTCGTGATAAAATTCAAGATAAATATATACAAGTAGCCCATTCTGTTATTGCGACAATTGACGGAATAGCATACTTAAATAATGATATAGAAATGCTATATAACAATTCCACTACATCATATGATGATTCTATTAATAATACTCCATTGAAGGATATTATTGCATTCATACAAAGGGATAAGGACTATTCATTCAAAAAAAACACATATAATATTCTTCATTCAGTTACAATAAAATAGTCAATATTATAAAAAGAATTGCTGAATGTGCGTTTTTTTACGTATAAAATCTTATTATGTTTGCAAATTTGCCGTAACACCGTTACAAAGGCATTATATGTCATCGGTCGTTCTATATAATGCACATTATCGTCATCATAATAATTATGAAGATACTGGCAAAATTCTACATGGTATTTATTAAATATCATTTTTTTATAGGCGGACATGTTAAATTCATAACCGTCTATGGTTAACATACATATTTTATCTAAAAATTGAAACAAATATTCATTTGGAACAGTTTTTTGAAACATTACTATATAACAAGATAAAATATAAAAGAAATTGAAAATCTTTTTTTATATTTGTATAACAAAAGAAATGAACGAAACAGAAATGAACGAAACAGAAAAAGAAAAAGCGAACGAAACAAAACAAATAGTAAATCCTTTTACGGTTAAAAGTGATACTATAATTGATTACGAAAAACTCATTATCCAATTCGGCAGTTCAAAAATAGATAATGAATTAATTGCTCGATTTGAACGTATTACTGGAAAACCGGCGCATAGATTTTTGCGTAGAAATATATTCTTTTCACACAGAGATTTGGATAAAATACTTACCATGTATGAAAATGGAGAAAAATTTTATTTATATACGGGAAGAGGACCGTCATCCGATGCATTACATATTGGACATACAATTCCGTTCTATTTTACCAAATATCTTCAAGACATATTTGATTGTCCTGTTGTAATTCAACTGACCGACGATGAAAAATTTGTTTTTAATCAAAATGTAACTTTGGAAGAATGTAATAGATTTGCGTTTGAAAATGCAAAAGATATTATTGCATGTGGATTTAATGCAGAAAAGACATTTATATTTACAGATACAAACTATATTCAATATATGTATCCAACCATACTAAAAATACAAAAATTAACTACCTATAATCAAGTAAAATCTATTTTTGGGTTTACGGCAACCGATAATATCGGAAAATCGGCATTTCCTGCGGTGCAGGCATCTCCCGCATTTTCATCTACTTTTACAATACCATTCAAAGGAAAGACTATGTCATGTCTTATTCCATGCGCAATTGACCAAGATGCGTATTTTCGTCTGACTCGAGATGTTGCTCCACGACTTGGCTACAATAAACCCGCCCTAATTCATTGTTCATTCTTTCCTCCGTTACAAGGATTGGGTGGGAAAATGAGTGCAAGTATTGCAAACAGCGCTATTTATCTTACCGATACAAAAAAACAAATTATGACAAAAATTAATAAACACGCATTTAGTGGAGGACAACAAACGATTGAATTACAGCGAAAATTAGGAGCAGATTTATCGGTGGATGTGCCGTATGAATATCTTAGATTCTTTCTTGAAAGTGATGACCAACTATCTCAAATTGAAAAAGATTATGCCTCTGGAGCTATGTTGTCAAGTGAAGTAAAAGATATATTAATTCATACCTTATTAGAAATGATTGAACAACACGCGCTTTTACGAAAAAATGTAACCGATGATGTGGTAGAACAATTTATGCGAGTTAGAGAATTGTGTATTTGATTGAATTGGGTTGATTGAATTGGGTCCGAGCATTTGAATAAAAATAAATTACTATAATAAATGACTGGAAATCGTATTTTTTATATATGTATTGCTTTTTTATTGTTATCAGGTATCGTGTATGTGAAAGACTATTATCGAAAGGAATATTTAGAAACAAATGATGAATACAAGCTTATTCAGGAATACCTTTTAAACGATTCGCCATTATACGGATTGAATCGTCCAAAATTATGGATTCATACAAAATACGAAATAAATGCGCGTATGTGGCAGAGTTTCCAGTCTCGAAATACCACCGATCTGAATCAACCATTTATCCACCTGACTATTAAAACAATTGTCGACCACTGTTCCAAAGATTTTAATATTTGTTTGATTGACGACGATACATTTGAAAAACTATTGCCGGATTGGGACGTTCGGCTCTCAACCATCGCCGAACCGCTTCGTCACCGCATCCGTCAATTGGGACTGTTAAAATTGGTGTATTATTATGGAGGTATGGTTGTCCCCAATTCGTTTGTATGTCGTAAAAATTTAGCTCCTTTATTTCATAATTCGTCGCAAGAATTGGACGCAGACCGCCTCCCCGTTCCTTTTGTGTTTGAACAAATAAATACAAGTGAAAATCGTATCGTCGACCCAAAACATTCCCGATTTCTCCCCGATATAACTATGTTTGGCTCAAAAAAAAACAGTCCCGCTATAAAAACATGTATTGAATACGTGTCGGGACTTACTCTATCAAATGGACATGTGTCCGGCGAAGCCGAGTTTGTGGGAATGATTCCGCTTTTTTTACAGAATTTATGTAACGATAAAAAGGTCATATTGGTCGATGGAACAAAAAATGGCGTGAAAACAAATCGACGGCAAGAGGCGGTTCTTCTGGACCGATTAATGGAAGAAGAATATGTCGATTTGTCCGACGACAATTACGGGGTGTATGTGGATGATGATGCACTATTATCCCGTATTCATTATCAGTGGTTTGCGGTTATGTCAAAAGCCGAGATTTACACATGTCAGTGTGCATTGGCAAAATATATCATGTCGGCATTGGTGGATGCAAAAGATGTCAAAACATCCATATTGCAAAACCAGCGAAGTGTTGTATCGATTTAATATCCAAAAATAAATAACATTTCAAGAATTAATTCAACCGGAAACGGTTCATTAAGAATTGTTTATGATAGATAATAATTTACATTTATCTATTACCAAATAATTCATTAATCTTTTTCGAATTAATAACTTATTTCAGTAGTGGACAACATTCTTTTTCCAATCGTATGATTTCATTGTATTGTTCAATTGTTTTTTCAGAAAGTTTAAATCCATATAGTTTCTTGCATGTTGCATAAATTGGATTATTTTCACAATATAATTCTTGTAAAGTAAGATGTAAAATATCAAGAGATGTGAGTTGATTATTCCAACAACATAAGTCTTGTAAATTGGGAGGAAGATTATCCAGAGAAATCAGTTGATTATGTGTGCAATATAATTTGTGTAGATTGTAAGGAAGATTATCCAGAGAAATCAGTTGATTATATGCGCAATATAATGTTTGTAGATTGGGAGGAAGATGGTCAAGAGAAGTAATTTGATTATCGTCACAACGTAATTCTTGTAACTTGGGAGGAAGATTTTCGAGAGATGTTAGCTTATTATTTGAACAATATAATTCTTGTAACTTGGGAGGAAGATTTTCGAGAGATGTTAGCTTATTATTTGAACAATATAATCTTTTTAAATTTGGGTAGAGAGATAAATCCGGTAAAACAGTTAAGTTTTGTCCCGATAAATTCAAATAGAATACATCATAATCAGACATTTTGTTTTTGTGTTTTTTTCGCTGTTTTTGTTTTTGTAGTTATTTTTTAATCAATTTTCTTCGCTTCTAAACATCTGAATTAATCGTAACAATTCTCTATCGTGACGATAAATAAAGGGCATGATTGGAATTGCATTTGCCACATTTTCTTGATATGTTTCTACGGTATCATCTACAATTCGGGTATTATGAATAGTATATGTATCCGGATATGCTTTATAGACATATTCGAGAGGTTTATGAATAATTAATGGATGTATTGTATTGTGAGATGGCTGTTTATGTATTGGCATGGAAAAAGTAAATACATGTCCATTTGCACCTAAAATAGAATGTGTATTATTGGCAATACGCGGTTGTTTTGTCGGTCGCCAAATAAGTCGACAATTATGTCGCACCCACACAAAATCAAAGGACGCATTTTCGGGCATAACATGTTGTAATACATTTGTATATACGTAGTCAAACCAATCTTTTGTGGCATATGTCCATATGCTTACATTTTGAAATCGCTGAAAAATATATTCAAAAAATTCCCTTAAATAGGGTCGCGGAGTGACTTCATTCATATTATATTGGTTAAAACAATGTATTAGTGTATCATCCATATCTAAAATAATATTTTTATTGGATAGTGTTGTATTATTTTCTTTTTCCTTTTCCTTTTCCTTTTCCTTTTCCATTGAAATAAATTCTGTCATTGTATCTGTAAAAATATATAATATAACTTTATCTAATATATTGAACCACTCAAATGAAGTTTTCAGAAAATCTTTTTTTAATAACCACGACACAAACTAAAAGCAAACAATGAATCTCGAAATTAAAAATGAAAAGGGAAATTGGCAATATATCGCGATATATTCAAATGGAGAATATGAAGGAGAGCAGAAAAACGATAAAAGACATGGTCAAGGAATATTTACATATGCAGATGGAGCAATTTATGAAGGAGAGTGGATAGACAATAAAAAACATGGTCAAGGAACATTTACATATGCAGATGGAGCAATTTATGAAGGAGAGTGGAAAGAGAATAAAAGACACGGTTACGGTAGATTTATATTTTCAAATTCCAACATATATGAATATGAAGGAGAGTGGAAAGAGGATAAAAAAGATGGTCACAGTCGAATGACATATGCAAATGGCAACATCTATGAAGGAGAGTTTAAAGAGGATAAAAAAGATGGTCACGGTCGAATGACATATGCAAATGGCAACATCTATGAAGGAGAGTTTAAAGATAATAACAGACACGGTCAAGGAATATTTACATTTACCAATGGTGAAATCTATGAAGGAGAGTTTAAAAAAGGCGTATTTATAGAAAGTGTTTCACAAATACCTTTCATTAAATAAAAAATTAATATATTGAACCACTCAAATGAAGTTTTCAAATAAATTGAAAATCTTTTTTTAATAACCAGAAACAACATTAAAAGTAACAATGAATCTCGAAATTAAAAAGGAAAATGAAAAAGAAAATGGAAATAAGCAAAGTATCACAATATATTCAGATGGAACAAGCGATAAAGGAGAGTTAACATACAATAAAATAAATGGTAAAGTCACTATCATATTTACAAATGGAAAAATATATGAAGGAGATTGGATAGACGATAATATATGTGGTCAAGGTAAAATGACCTATTCAAATGGAGACATATATGAAGGAGAGTGGAAAGACGATAAAACACATGGTCAAGGCACATATACATATGTGAGTGGAGATATCTATGAAGGAGAGTGGAAAGACGATAAAAGACACGGTCAAGGGACATTGACATTTGTAAGTGGAAATATCTATGAAGGAGAGTGGAAAGACGATAAAACACATGGTCAAGGCACATATACATATGTGAGTGGAGATATTTATAAAGGAGAGTGGAAATACAATAAAAATATTTATAAAGGAGAGTGGAAAGATGGTAAAAAACACGGTCAAGGAACACTGACATATGTTAATGGCAACATCTATGAAGGAGAGTGGAAAGAAAATATTATACACGGTCACGGTCGAATGACATATGCGAACGGTTCTGCCTATGAAGGCGAGTGGAAAGAGGGTCAAAAGGATGGATATGGAAAAACAATTGAGGAAGGTTACTGGAAAAAAGGCGTATTTATAGAAAGTGTTTCACAAATACCATTCATTAAATAAAAAGTATTTGTGAAAATGCGAGTCGGTAATATTAAATTATTTTTTGCAATCGTTCTTCCGGAGAATAATTGGGAGCGTACATTTGATAAAATTGTTCTATCATGTCATCCGTATTTCCTCGAATATAAATTTCATGTGTATCATCATTTGCATATATAGTAATTGTTTCTGTTTTTATTGGTTGTTTTATTGGTTGTTGTATTTTTGTTTCTGTTTTTATTGGTTGTTGTTGTGTTTTTTTATTGAAGGTTACTTTCTTTTTTTGCTCTTTTCCTTTTGTTTCAGTAATTGTTTCGGTAGTAATTGTTTCCGTAAGTGCATTATTTACATTTTTATTTGTATTTACATTTTTATTTGCATTTTTAAAATCAATTATTTTATGTAACCACACCGGCGAAAATGATGCATAATACAACCAATGGCTCATAATATATTCTTTTTCTTGTAATGTCGGCTTGTGTGTATTTTCGAACCATGTATATATTTCGTCATTTACGCTATATTTTCTATATGTCCACAGTTTGTCCCACGTTAAAGGCACATCTTCAATTATATATTCACGCACATGTGTATCATTAAACAACAAACGTTCCGAAACAATCGTTTTTGAATTCGTGTATGTCATTAAATTATAAATAAAGGAATACAATACAGCAGGTGTAAGCGTATCGGCTGACAAAGGTTTCCATTCTTTGGCGACATAGTTGTCCAATCGTTTTTTATTGTTTTTATTTGCAAAAGCAATAAATGTATATGTTCCATCTTCATCAGAACACCCACAACAGTATTTTGTTATGTTTGTAAGAATATCTTCCACAAATCCAGAATAGAACAATTCCATTGCCCAAAAGATTGCCTCTTTAGAATTATCGAACGATAGAGCCCAGATAAACGATATTTCAACTTCAGATTTTAGATAAAGTAAGCGGGTTAGTGTGGTCATTTTTGCCTTTGCGTTTATTTAGTCATGTAATCATATTCATTTTTTTCTTTCTTCTTTGTCTTATTTATCTATCTTTCTTATTTATCTATCTTTCTTACTTATCTATCTTTCTTATTTTTATCAGAGTATAGAATATAATATGGATAAAATACGACGAGGAAGAGGAAAAGGAACTCAAAAAAGAGTAAAACGAATTCGTAAAGGAGGAGACGGAGAATCTATGCCAGCGCCGGAACCTATACCGGCGCCAGCGCCAGCACCAGCACCAGCACCAGCACCCATAACTGCTCCCCAAACTCAACCGATAAAATCAAATTGGTGGGATAAATTTTTATTTTGGAAAAAACAGGGAGGTAGAAAAACATTACGAAAACGTAAAGATAAAAGATAATTTATATGTAGTATAAAATATGTCTCTATTTATTCACTGTGAAAATCAAGAATTGCTATGGAAAATTATTCATCGCGCAATACATAGCAAGGATGATATGACGGATACATTCCGTCAAATTATACAGCAATTTCACGAAAAATATCCGACGGTTACCACCTATGAGGACCTTGTTTTTGTAAATAAACAGGTCTTGTCGTGTATTTTATTGTCACAAACAAACGAACCCATAAATGAACCCATAAAAAATGACCAAAAAGAAACTGACCAAATAAAAAACGAACCAATAAAAAACGAACCAATAAAAAAAGAAACCGATTATTCGTATAATAATCCGTATATTGTGCCAAAACAAGATGAAATAATATTTAGCGTAGAACGAGATGAACCTATTTCGAATATAGAAGAATTGGTGTCTGCGGAAATGAACGCACGAATGGAATTGTTATCTGAAGTTGCCAAACAAAACAACGATAAGAAAAACACCAAATAAGAAATAAAATTGAACATTTTTTATTTGTATTACATCAACAATAAAACATCAACAATAAAAATGAATTTGCAAGGAAACACTATTGACCGAATTGAGGAGGAAATAAGTATTCAAAAACGATGTTATTTAAAAAATAAAAAGTTAGTATTATCCTCAACAGAATCTGATGAATATATGCATACATATCAATACAAAAATGGAAATTCTCGTATTTTACAATATAATGAATCTATTGAAGATATACTGAATTTAGATACATCACAACTTGGTGATAACGATGATTATCATATTATATGTAATGATTCTATTAATAAATTTATTCCCAATACTTTAAATGGAAATAAATTATATAATAACTGTAAATTATTATTAGTTTATCAACGAACAGAGCCAAATGGAGAAATATGGCGAAAAGGTGCTATACTAAATACGGTAACACACAAAATAGCACTTATTACAACAACTAATTCTGAAACAAATATAACAAAAAATAAAAATAAAGCATTAAAAACACATGATGTAAATTGGTTTGTAGGTAAATATGGATTATCTGCCCCAATTGTATTTTGGAGAGACCTGCAAACTATTATTCGTAATAACTAATATCACATAGTTAGTCTATTACTATATTATAATCAATCGCATAATGAAATATTTAGGTGGAAAACATAAGATTGGTAAAAAGATAGCTGAATTTATGATTTCAAAATATTCTTCAGATAAAGTAAATGGATATTTAGAACCATTTTGTGGTTCTCTTGGAGTATTTAAACATATGACAAATAGTGGATATAAAAAATGTATTGCGTCAGATATTCAACCCGATTTAATTGAAATGTGGAAACAAATACAACGAAACACATTAAAAATTCCAAATAAAATAACAGAAACCGAATATAACAAATTAAAAATTAGTGATATAGATAAACCAAATCCAATTCGAGCTATTGCAGGTTTTTTTTTATCATATGGCGGAAAATATTTTGCAGGATATTCTCAAAAATGGGCAGGAGCTTCTGGACGAAATTTTTTGCAAGAATTTAAAAATGGAATAGAAAAAATAAAACCTCAAATTCAAAAACAAGAAGTTATTTTTGAAAATAAATCATACAATAATTTTCATCCAAATAATATGTTAATATATTGTGACCCTCCATATAAAGGAACTGAATCATATTCATCAGTTGAAAATTTTGACCATAATAAATTTTGGGACACAATGCGTAAATGGAGTAAAAATAACTTTGTATTTATTTCAGAAGAAACCGCCCCAAATGATTTTACGAGTATTTGGTCAAAACAAAAAAGAAGAACATTAGATAAAACCAATAGGTCTAATAAAAAAGAACATTTATTTATATATTCAAAAGGAAAAATATCTTCTTTAAATTCAAGAATAACACAAAAAAATAAACAGCAAAAAAATATACGAAAAACAAGTAAGAATATTATGTAATTTATTTTATTTATTGTATATTTATTTATTTCGAATTTTGACGTTTTCCTATTTTTCTACCGATTTGTGCGTAATTTAGTTGTGATATTGTTGGTAATAATCCTACACAGTCAGCTTCAGTAATCTGTATTTTAAAATACCATTTCCCATTACTACCCCCAGATGATTTTTCCCAATTATTATTGGCATTTTTGAACATTAATTCCAAGTTCAGAAATGACCATTTACATCTATTTTCTTTTTGACGTTTTCCATATTTAAACCAGTGTTGGGCAGATGATGGCGACATTTCATATATTAAACTACGAATACTTGCATGTTTATCATGTTTTTCACAAAAGGGTTTTGTTGTCCATGGATTAATATTTCCAATTATATCCAAGTATTTTGTTGTAAATTCTCCAATTTTCCAACGTTTTCCCCCATTTTCTAATTGTAATTTGTGTCCGATTATTTTCATAATTGTATATTTTGATAATTTACCATTAATAAATTTTTCTGTAATAAAATTGTTTGAACATTTAGTTAAATTGATAAGTTTTTCTTTTTCTCGTGTAAGTGGATTTACTACTTCTTGTTCTTGAATAAACGGATTTACTTGAGGTACATGATGTTTTGCAAATACTGAAAATAAATGAAATTGTTTTCTAATTTCAATCGCCAATATATTATTACTATAAAAGAAGTTTGTCATATCGCATATGATTTAGTGTTTTAATTTAAAAGTATGACTTAAAAAAAAATTTTCAATTTTTTTTATTCAATTGACTTCTATATCGCATGTCACGTCTCACTACATACATATGTTCGTTCTAAAATTTTTGATAATATAAAAATCGGCGTTTGAAATGTTAAAAGGTGTAATATACCATTTTCCAGAGCCAACTTTTACAATTACTATACAATTATTTTCTATTGCTACGGTAATCATTTCATTTAATGTTTTATCATTTTTATGATACATTATACATTCTATTTATAAAGAATAAGTGTTTTTTCCACATCTTCTACGGAAATACTCGTATATTTTGTCTCTCTGTCATACAAACTATATCCAACAATCAATTCATTTGTTTCTTTCCAATACATGAGTCCCATGGCGTATTCGACAATACCTTTTTCAAAGGTAAAAAAGGGACTGTATTTTTTTAATGTGAGGGTTTCTTGGTCCAAGACAATCCAAATATGATAGTAATATCGTCGGTCCTCATAACTCACACAATGGCACAGAAACCATATTTCTTTTGTTGGTAGTTGTTGTAGTTGTTGCGGGGGGTGCGGGGGTTGTTTTGTTTCAATACATATTCCGTTGGATGAGCCTCGTATATGTTTAAAAAAATAGGGTGTCATGTGTTCATGCGTCACAATTAAATTCGATTGTTTTTGGGGTTGTTTTTGTTGTTGTTGTTGGGGTTTTTGTTGTTCTTCTTTTTCTTGTGGTCGTTCGTTCTCAATAACAATTCCTATTTTTAACGGATACCAGCCATACACGTGACAAATATGTCCTTTCGCATCTTCCAACAAAACCCAATTCTTTTCTATTGCTTGTTCGCGTAAAATAGTAGCACCCATATTTTCACCCGTTATCAAATTTATTTTACCGTGTTCAATGCCAATATCATTTGCAGACAATCCACGATTTGCATTGTATATAATTTCATTTGAATAAGAAGTAGAAGAAAAAGGTCTCACATCTTCCAGTCCGACATATACGTTATCGAGAGAGGTATTATACGGCATAATCCATTCCTTTGTTTTTATCCATTTGTTTCTTCTTGTATCTATAATGGACATGACATTGATGGTTGAAATGGTCTCTCTATTCATATATTGTCCCGTATCCGAAATACGGTAATTTACATATCGCACAATCGACACAACATTTCCGTTCGGCAGGCGACAAAAGGAGGGAGTGCTTGAAACAAACTCATCCGGTATTTTTACATGAAAAAGCGTTTTCATATAGTTCATTTGTTGGACTTGATTTGTTTGTGTTTGTTGTTGTTGTTGTGTTATTTGTGGAGCATAGAATTTATAGTTTCGTAAAATACACTGTATGTGTCCGTCATCAATCAACGAACTCGCCATAACTTTCATACACATATTCACCGAATTGTATTCCGGTGCACTCCGGTATCCTGCAAAAACGGTATATTCAAAATCCAATTTCCAGTCATATACCTCCTTCTCCCAAAATAAATAATCCATGACTTTCCCTGAACCCATGGTCTTTGCTCTCTCTTGATCCGCTATCTGATAAAACCGCAACGCCAAATCGTTCTTTAACGACATGCGATAATATCGGACAATTTCATATAAATTTTCAATACGAGACGGATATATTTGATATGCGTCTAACCACGCCGTCACGGCTTTCCCCATAATATCTTCACAAATATCTTTGGTCTGTTGTGGAGTTAAATCCTTGTCTTGTGCCGTTTGTTCTGCGATATGACGATATACACGTCCAATCCAGTAATAACATTGCCACGTTTCTTCAAACCAACCTCCTATCCGAATTCGTCTTTTATACATTTCAATTGCATTTTCATATTGACCTATGTCGCGGTAACTATTCGCCAAATAAAACAAATATCGGTCGTTGTCCGGCAGTTCGTCCAATCCTTTTTTAAGAAGTCGAATATCTCGTTCAAATTTATCGTGTTTGGCTCCTCCGTCGCCAATATCGCGAATGAATATAATGGATTTATCGAATACTTGTCCTTTATAATTGGTTCCGTCCCCCACTTTCACAAATTCGTGGGTAACTCCCCAGTAAAAAATATCAATATTATTACGGACAATACGAATATTTTTATAGTACATGCCTTCATTTCCTTGAAATAAAAAATAGAGGTCATCGGTAAGAATGGATTTAAATTGTTGGGGGGACATGCGAGGGTCAATTTCTATACGCATGTCGGCATCCAGTAATAAAATATAATCGGCAGGCAGGTCGCGACACGCGCGGAGCGCGTGAGAGCGATTGTATCCAAAATCACGGAATGGTTCATGTAGAATAACTCCTCGAATCGGAGAGGGTCTCGTTCGGTTTATTTGTTCAAAATAGTCGCGAATGATTTGTTCAGTTCCGTCACTACTTCCGGTATCTATAATACAAAAAAAATCCAATATATGCACAACGGAATCAAGAAGTCTCGTAATAATTTTGGATTCATTTTTAACAATCATATTTAAACAGAGGGTTTTTGGTTGGTTTATTTTTTGTTGGTTCATTTTTTATGTAAGTAATAACAAATGTTTATTTTATTATTTACGGTTGTTGGTTATCGCCTGTGAAACCTTATCGCAGGTTCGTTGGCATTCTTCCTTTGTTTTGTATCGCATATATGTATTTTTATTATATGAGTTTATTATAGTATTGACTTTATGTGTCAGTATTACTTCATATGGAAATGCACGGTCCTTAATACAAAACAATCGTTTTTTCATACTAATTTCGCGAATATTGGCTACATCAACTCGAATTGACGTGAATTGTCCGTTCATGGTGAATGGTATCGTTATCGAATTCATTTTATTGTTTGTTTGTTTAATTTATATGTTTTATTCCGTTTTTAATTTATCAATTTTCTTTCTACTTTCTACACTAAAAAATAGTTATGGGTGTTTGCGCAACCTTATTTTCCGTCAAAACAGCTTGTAGTCCATATGACACATTTGTGCTGGAGGCAGTGGTCGGTTTGTTTCCATACATTTTTATAGCAGTTGCGGGGTCAGTCGCAACCGTGAGTCGTTGGAAAAGAGATAAATATATATCGGACCCCGACCCAAACTGTATTTTCCATGGGTTTGAAGAGCAGGTTACCGACGGAATTCCTTGGATTTGTTGCGATATTACCAATCCTCCATTCAAATAACAGTCACAAATATTATTATTCACACTGACGATAACATATGTCCATGTCTGAATGGGAAAATTATTTGTAATGGTAATTACATTTGGAACGACCGATGCAGTGGCGGAGGTGGCAGGATTACACGCCGATGCACCACTATTTATTGAAAAAGTCAAGGTAGGACTTGTTGTGCCTAAATCCAATGAAAGGTCGGGAAACCCATACGGAAGAGAGGAAGCAGATGCGGTGAAAATATTTTTGGGAGATTGCGACCACGTATTCACATAAATCCAAACTCCGTAAGAAAAATTGGAGGATTGGGGAGATGAGATAGTTGTTATGGCGGGAAGAGGAGTTGCACTGTTTAACCATACGGATGATATGGTGGTTGTAGTAGAAAAATAGTATTGATACACCAAATACAATAGCACTAAAATAATGATTCCCAAAATTATGTAAACAATAACGGACATATTATATTATATGTGCGGTTTTTTAATTTTATGGATTTATTTTTATGGATTTATAAACAACATATAATATTTGTATTTTTGATATAAGTTATCTCCTCTCCATTCTAACCACTTCAATACACGCAGTTCATATTCATCATCGGTTTCTTGAAAATTTCGCATATTTATGTCACATGCATTTTCCATTTTGGTTCCTGCATACATTGCTTTATGTGATATAGCTTTAAAACGAGTATGTTCATCATACGGAGAACCATAGATATTCATTTTATGTAATCTGTCTGTATTTTGTATTTGTATATGTAATAGATAATAATCACTCGGCTGAATATATTTTGTTACAATAGATTCGGTTTCATACCATATATCGCCTGTTTCTAATTCTGGATATATTATACGATTGTTAATAGGACCCTTACGTTCATCAAAACAATTTCTTAAGATTTTTATTTGCGTCATTTCATCAAACAATTGTTTTCTCGTGTTAATTAAATCTACAGAACGTTCGATTACCGTATTTTTTGACCACATGTCGCAGGTTTTAAAGAATTCGCAGTAATCTCGAACCCGTTTTGCGACCTTTTTAATTTGAAACTGTATTTTTTCTTTTTCAATTAATGCATTCACTTGATTAGCGATTTCTTCTTCTTTTTTAATTAATTCATTCACTTGATTCGTTATTTCTTTTTCTTTTTCAGTGAATGCATCCACTTGATTCGTTATTTCTTTTTCTTTTTCAGTTAATTCATCCACTTGATTCATTATTTTTTCTTCTTTTTCAATTAATTTATCCACTTGATTCGTGATGTCTTCTTCTTTTTCAATTAATTCATCCACTTGATTCGTTAATTCATTCAATTGATTCGTTATTTCTGTATTGTGTTTTTCGACATTGGTAAAATCATCCTCTATAACTCGATCTATTTCTTTGATGGACCCGTTTATTTTGTGTATAGAATCTACTATTTCGTCATTGGATTCATACAACTTTTGCACTTTATCAATAAAGTCCATGATTTTTTGTTTTATTCTTACGAGTTCAGTAATAAGAATAAAACTAACAATTCCAACAGTAAAGGTTATGAAAATATACGACATGATTATTTGATTGATTTTGTATTAAAAAAAGATTTTCAATTTTTCAAATAAGGGATTTTGATTTACGAAAACTATTTTATTAAACACTTATTGTTTAAATTCTGAACACAATATATAATATTTATATTTTTGATATAAGTTATTTGCTCTTAACTCTAACCACTGTAATATACGTAGTTCATATTCATCTTCGGTTTCTTGAAAATTTTGCATATTTATTTCACATTCATTTTTTAAAACTAGTGACATTTGTTGATATGATGTTATTATTTCACTTGATTTAGTCACATTTAAATAAAATATATGATAATTATTTTTTGATATGTATTTTTGTATAATTAAATATGCTGGTCCTTCTGGATTTATTGTAAAATGCTCTAATACTGGAAAAGCTATAATATTTGATGTTGGATGTTCTGGACGTTCTGGACGGTTTGATAAAATTTGCATTCTATAATGAATTGATTGAATAATATCTTGTCTTGCGCCAATTGGGTTATTTTCTATTCTATTTTTTGACCACAGTTCGCACGTTGTAAAGAATTCACAGTAATCTTGAACACGTTTTGCGACCTTTTTAATTTGAAACTTTATTTTTTCTTTTTCTCTTCTTTCTTCTTCTTTTTCAATTAATGTATATATTTGATTTGTTATTTCTTCTACTTGATTCGTGATTTCTTCTTCTTTTTCAATTAATTCATTTACTTGATTCGTTATTTCTTCTTCTTTGTCAATTAATGTGTTCACCTTGTCCGTTATTTTTTTTTCTTTGTCAATTAATGTATTCACTTTATCCGTTATTGCTGTATTGTGTTTTTCAACATTGGCAAATTGTATGTCTTCTTTTTCAATTAATGCATCTATTTTATCCGTTATTTCGGTATTGTGTTTTTCGACATTGGTAAAATCCTCCTCTATAACTCGATCTATTTCTTTGATAGACCCGTTTATTTTGTGTATAGAATCTACTATTTCATCATTGGATTCATACAACTTTTGCACTTTATCAATAAAGTCCATGATTTTTTGTTTTATTCTTACGATTTCCGTAATAAGAATAAAACTGACAATTCCAACAGTAAAGGTTATGAAAATATACGACATGATTATTTGATTGTTTGTTTTGTTTGTTTGATTTATGTAATTAAAAAAAGTTTTTCAATTTTTTTCGATTTGTTTATCATGCATTAATTAATCCATTTTCTTTCCCTTGTTTTTCAGAGTTTTTTTAACGGGAATTTGTTCAATCATTTTTTCCAATTCAATAATATCTGTATCCATATCATCCATAAAAGATGTCATGCATGTTGAAATCTCGCGTATTTGAATCGTCTGTTCTCCGGCGAACTCACATAATTCTTTGACGGCGCCTTTTACCGTCAATAACGTTTCTTCTATTTTTGCAATTTTTTTTTCATATTCATCGAATTTTTGTTTTAATCGGTCTTGTTCTTTCACGAGAAAGAATAGGGAGACAAGTATTACATATACGACAATGTTTTGATTTGTGTAGAATAATTCGTACATTTTATTTGATTGTATTTGTTTTGTTTGTATTTGTTTTTACAAGAAAAAATAAATCAATTTTATCTTGGAAAATTAAATGACATAAACAATAAATAATATATTTTTGTAATAAACGAATAAAATGACAGACTATACCGTAACAGAATTAAATTTATCGGGACAACAATTAACAGTTTTACCGGATTTATTTCTCTATACAAATTTACAAACATTATATTGTGACCATAATCAACTAATTTCTCTCAACAATCTTCCTCTTACTTTACAAAAATTAAATTGTGCAAATAATAATTTTACTTCTCTAACCAATCTTCCTCCCAATCTACAAATATTAATTTGTCGTGAAAATAAATTAACTTCTCTTGATAATCTTCCTTCCAATTTACAATACTTATATTGTAGAAATAATAAATTGACTTCTCTGGACAATCTTCCTCCCAATCTACAAAAATTATATTGTGAAACTAATCTACTGACTTCTATTGACAATCTTCCTACCAATCTACAAATAGTAAATTGTATTGATAATCAACTAACTTCTCTTGACAATCTTCCTCCGAATCTACAAGAATTAGATTGTGCAAATAATAATTTGACTTCTCTGAATAATCTTCCTCCGAATCTACGCATGTTGTATTGTTCAAAGAATCCACTAACTTCTCTCGACAATCTTCCTCCCAATTTACAAACATTAGATTGTTCAAAGATTCTACTAACTTCTCTCGACAATCTTCCTCCCAATCTACAAAAATTATATTGTAGTAATAATCAACTAACTTCTCTCGACAATCTTCCTCCCAATTTACAAACATTATGGTGTGAAGAGAATCAACCCGCAAGGCTCGGCGGAGCTGAGTCCGCCTTTGGCACTTCTCTAAACAATCTTCCTCCCAATTTACAAACATTATGGTGTGAAGAGAATCAACCCGCAAGGCTCGGCGGAGCTGAGTCCGCCTTTGGCACTTCTCTAAACAATCTTCCTCCCAATTTACAAACATTATGGTGTGAAGAGAATCAACTTGCAAGGCTCGGCGGAGCTGAGTCCGCCTTTGGCACTTCTCTAAACAATCTTCCTCCCAATTTACAAACATTATGGTGTCGCAACAATCAAATTACTTCTCTTGACAATCTTCCTCCCAATTTACAAGAATTATGGTGTCGCGACAATCAAATTACTTCCCTTGATATTTTACCTCTTACTTTACAAATATTACGTTGTGAAAACAATCCAATTGATACAACATGCAAGGAACTATATGGATTTGAACTTTCTGAAAAAACAATTGAAAAATACAATGAAATCAAACGATTGGAAAAAGAATGTTGTCCGCTACTTAAATGAAACGACAGAAGAAAATTGATACATATATTATTTATTTTTTAATCAAACAAATAATAAATGACAGACTATACCGTAACAGAATTGAATTTATCTTGTCAAAATCTAACAGTTTTACCGGATTTATCTCTCTATACAAATTTACAAACATTATATTGTGACCAGAATCAATTGACTTCTCTCGAAAATCTTCCCACCAATTTACAAACATTAAATTGTTACAATAATAAACTAACTTCTCTAACCAATCTTCCTCCCAATCTACAAATATTAAATTGTTACAATAATAAACTAACGTCTCTTGACAATCTTCCTCCCAATCTACAAATATTAACTTGTTCAAACAATACACTGACTTCTCTAACCAATCTTCCTCCCAATCTACAACAGTTATATTGTCATAACAATCATCTCACAAGTCTCGATAATCTTCCTCTTACTTTACAAAAATTATATTGTTATGAGAATCAACTCACTTCTCTGGACAATCTTCCTCCAAATTTACAAAAATTATATTGTTATGAGAATCAACTCACTTCTCTGGACAATCTTCCTCCAAATTTACAAACATTACTTTGTTTAAATAATCAACTCACTTCTCTTGACAATCTTCCTCTGAATCTACAAGGATTAAATTGTTCAAACAATCAACTCACTTCTCTTGACAATCTTCCTCTGAATCTACAAGGATTAAATTGTGAACATAATCATTTTACTTCTCTCGAAAATCTTCCTCCCAATTTACAAAAATTATATTGTGGAAATAATCAATTGACTTCTCTGGACATTCTTCCTCCCAATTTACAAGAATTATGGTGTTCATTTAATCAACTGACTTCGCTGGATAATCTTCCTCCCACTTTACAATACTTAGAATGTAATGACAATCAAATTGTAAGTCTTTTTGGAACTTCTTTTCCTTCCGGATTACGAGAATTATATTGTGACAATAATCAACTCACGTCTCTTGATATTTTACCTATTTTGTTAGATGTATTATATTGTTCCAATAATCAACTTACTTCTCTTGATTATCTTCCTTTGTTAGAAGATTTGTGTTGTAATAACAATCCAATTTATACACTATATGGATTTGAACTTTCGACAAAAACAATGAACCAATACAATGAAATTAAACGTATGGAAAAAGAATGCTGTCCTCTATTAAAATAAAACTGCCTGTTAATTAAAATTGATAATATAATTCATATTTTTTTACAATAATCAAATGAATCAAATAAACCAAATGAATAGTTCCAACCCCGAATACGTCTATGATGAATACTTAGATTGTGAAAAGAATCCGATTTATACAACATGTAAAGAACTATATGGATTTGAACTTTCTATACAAACAATTGAAAAATACAACGAAATCAAACGATTGGAAAAAGAATGTTGTCCTCTACTGAAATAACACTTTTGTAAATGTTGTCCTCTACTGAATGATATCATAAACAGCATTTTTGTCGATTTTAGTGAAAGACTCATCAATAAGTTTTTTTATCTTCTCAATTTTATCGCCCAGTTCCTGAAACTTTGTATTCGCATCTGTTTGGCAATCTGGGTTTTTATCTGGATGTAATTTTAATGTCATTTGTTTATACATACTTGTAAATTTTTTTGTAAAAAACTCTTTATTATTATTCGCCGGATGTTCCTGCATATCTTTAAAAATAGTATCAATCTTTTTTTTTAATTCATTTGAAACATTATTAATATTTGATGATACACACCCACTTTGTTTTGGTTTTGGTTCGGGTTTTGGTTCGGGTTTTGGGTCGGGTTTTGGTTCGGGTTTTGGTTCAGGTTCAGGTTCAGGTTTTTGTGGTTTTTGCGCAGGTTTATACGAATATGGATGACCCTCTCTCTTTTTCGCCTTTTCTCGAATTTCATCTAAATTTATAGATTCGGTCGAACTCTTTTTTTTATTTTCATATGGCTGACTTTCCCGCTTTTTCGCCTTTTCACGAATATCATTTATGTTAAATGCATTTTCATCAAACGGAGAAGAGGGAGGAGAAATATCCATTTTTACGGACCGTATTTTTTTACGCATAACAACTCTCTTTGTTTTATTTGCATTTTTTGGTTTTATTTTCCCATGAATACGATTTGCTTTATAAGTTCGGTTTTTCAATGTTTTTTTAATAACCATTATATATTAAAAACAGAAAATTAATACACAGCTTCTATTTCCACGAGGAGGAAGAGGACGGGGAAACAGGATTCGCCTTTACCTTAACCTTTTTTAACATGCCTACATTAAATCCCTTGTTTTGTTCTACTTTAGGTTGTGTTGGAATCGCCGCCATCTGCATTTGTTTATTTTTTAAATGTTTTTTTGGTGGTTTTGGAATATCAATGGACGAAAAGGAGGAGGAAGCAGAAGCAGAAGCAGAAGCGGAAGCAAGTGGCTCAATATGTTTACGTCTTTCCAATAATTTTATTTCGATTTCATTCAATGGACGCGGTTGTCGAGAAAAAGGTATCTGTTTAAATGTTTTGCGATTCTGACGAATTTGTGACATAAGAGATACATCATTCTTACGTTTTTGTTGAAGATTTTTTTGGGTTTTTTGGCGATGTTGTTTTGCGATATTTTTTTTACGACTTTCTTTCTTTTTTATTGCCCAATTGCGATTTTTAAATCCTAAAATGCGAAGATCCATTATATAATTATACCATATTTTTTTCTTTGTCTTTTTCTTTTTCTTTTTCTTTGTCTTTTTCTTTTTCTTTTTCTTTGTCTTTTTCTTTTTTTTCCTTTTTTCTTTGTCTTTTTCTTTGTCTTTGTCTTTTTTCTTTGTCTTTTTTCCTTGTCTTTGTTCTTCTCTCTCTAAATATGAATGGACATAAACCAGTAATAATGAAAGAATTATATATATATATGGAAGAATCAATCCCTCCTATTTTACATTTTCCTATTTACGACCCTCGCCAAATAAGCGAATTCAAAACAATGACGTTTTCAAATTATAAAAAGATTGAAGTGAAAGACGCTCTTATAAAATCCATGTCACAAGAAAAGGTTGAACCCGCATGTCACTGGTGCGCCGAACTTATTTGTAGCGGTCAGTTTATGGAAATCTGGGAGACACTTCTTTTATTTATCGGAAAACATATTCATATAGCAAATCCAAAAATCGTTATTTATTTACAGAAACGTTTCTCTCAATTTCGCGATATCATGATACAGGGACATTTCGCCACAGAACTTGAACTTCGTAACAATCGTATGATTCGAAATATGTTCGCCGAAATTGTGTGTATCATGTCGACATCGGCAAAAAAGAATAGTTTTGAACAAGTGAAAATCCAGCGCGAGGAATTTGATATGACCAATCATACACGAATTAAAGCGGATTCTCTTGATTATGCTCGCCCCATTATGAAAAAAGAAGACCCTCTCGAATTAACATTGGCTATCAATGAATTTTCCTACGATTTAAAAAACAATAATATGTTAAATGCGTGTTATTGGATTGAATGGTTAATTGAGTTTGATGTTATTTGTAAAACGCGTGGAGATAAATGTTTTGCCGAAAAACGCACTGAATTATCGGTAGAAAATAAACACAAATGCGATATAATATGGATTTTATGGGAGGCAATTCTGTATTATGGAGAGGAGAAACACAAACCCGAATTTATACAGAAAACACTTTTGGCACTTCACGATTTATTTTGTATTAAATATACCACAGGAACACCGAAAAAACGGCGGTATTTGCTTTATTTTGCGGTGGAATTAATTACAGAAACCGTGGATTTTGTATCACCTGCTTTTATTACCGACCGAGAATTAATGCAAACTGTGGTGGACCAAATCGACCAAGTGTATAAACAAATAAAAAAGCATGAAATTATAGATGAAAATGCCAACTATATGTTTATGGGATTGTCGGAAAAGGAGATTAATTTAAAGAAATCTCTCGGAAAAATGGAACTTATGAATTCGGCGGATTATTCGGGAACTCGTGATTAAAATAAATGCATACAATATATGTATATGAATATAACGAAAAAAAGAAGAGGTAAAAAAATTGAAAAATTTAAAAAAAGTAGAGGGAGTAATAAAAGTAAAAGTAGAAAGATGATGAAACAACATGGAGGAGGCAAAGAAATAAAAGACAAAGAAACAAAAGAAAAAGACAAAGAAAAAGAAATAAAAGACAAAGAAAAAGAAATAAAAGACAAAGAAAAAGAACAGAACAAAATTATTGGAGAAGGAACTCACGGAACAATTCGAGTCATGGACGAAAATAAAGTCATCAAAGAATTCAAAAATATAAAACAAAAAGGACATACATTATGCCCTCGTATTTTAGATGAAATTAATACAACTTGTGATACGGTTCAATACGAATATTTAGTTCAAAAATATATTGAATCGGAATTATCAAAAACACATATACGAGTTATTGTGCCAAAAGCATATACATTTTCGTCTACGCCGGATACATGTCAATATGAAATGGAGAGAATTTCACCTTTAGCTCCATTAGCTCCATTAGCTCCATTAGCTCCGGTTTCACCTTTAGCTGATGCGCCACTTATACAGGTAAATATAAGCGACCCAGATATGAATCAATATTTGCCAAACGTGGGGCATTTTTTGGGATTGAATGTATTGCCGCTCAAAATATTCAAAATGTCCAAAGAAGAATTTGTGTGTGAAATAGGAAAATTGTTTTCATTCTTTCATTTCCAGTTATTATTTGACGGATATGACTGTGAATTGTTGTTGGGAAAACTTTCTACGAAAAATGTGATTGCGTGTATTGATTTTGATAAAGTTTCGTGTATTGAATACAAAATTGGGTTTATAGCAAAACGAAAAATAGATGAACAAACCACGGATAACTATGAATTTACAAGTTCGAAAAAAATAGCCTCCTTTTTATTTGGCGCACTTATCAGTATGTCTTTATTACCAACCGACCACGCATTAAAAGAATCCTTTTTACTCGGATATCGCGAATATGTGAATTACGATGATGAAATGATGGTGGAAACATTGCATCATATGGTGGAGAGAATTTATGAATACGAAGTTTATGAATACGAAGTTTATGAATACGAAGTTTAGTCAATGGATTTTGGCAAAGATATAGTTTCTTTTTCTTGTGTTTGTGTTTCGGTTTGCATGTCATTCTTTTTTAATGCGAGAGTTCGGACAATTTTTGTTTGTCCGCTTTGTTCGTATTGACGATAAAAATATCTGACCAAGGATATTGAATTTGCCAAAATATTCATTGCGGTGCAATATGTAATTACACCATAATATGACCCCGGTTCTTCTATTTGAATAGAATACCACCAATAGGGGGGAATATACAGCATCATTCCTCCCGTTACATCATATTCTAACATTTGGATATTCTCATTTTTATTATCTTTCCCTTTATAGTCGCTGCGAAATTCATATTTTTCATAATCGTATATTGGATGCATATATTTTGAACTTTTAAAAGGCGTCATTTGTACCGTAATGCGACCTCCCTTCATAGGAACATAGATAAATTTACGCGAATCTGTATGATGTCGCATTATCGTGCTCGCTCCCTTACTACCAAAACAGACATCATATATAGTATGACATGTGTAATTCGGTTTGATATATTCATGAAACGAATCAAAATATTCCTCCAACACAGTCGCCTGAACGAATTCTTTGTTTCCTTCGCTAATATAATGTCCCGTCGAATCTGTATCCATAAGTGCCAATGCACTTGAAAAGGAAAGAGGTATCGAATCATCACTGGGTGTATCATTTGTATCACGCACATTTACAAATACATCTTGTTGCCCCACTTTTGCGGATAAATCTTCTAAAGACAGTGTATTCAAGTAATGAAACGTTGAAATAGTTGGTGCAAAATCAAATAAAATGGGCTGTTTTAATTGACATATTTCTTGGAGATGCGTGTTTCCGGCGTAATCTATTTCATAGATTTCATATTGGTCACCCTTTTTAAATTGGTCCATAAAATGAAGATAAAATAAAAAGAGAACAACGAAAATACCGATATATAAAAACATATTATGTATGTGTTCTATATTTTCTTTTACTTCAAGAAACGAGTAAATCTTCTCTTTTTCCAAGATAAAATTGATTATTGTTCTTTATATTTTGTATTATTAACTACAATGAATTTATTAGAAATATTTACATATGCAGATGGAGCAATTTATGAAGGAGAGTGGAAAGAGAATAATAGACATGGTCAAGGTAAAATGACATTTGTAGATGGAGATATCTATGAAGGAGAGTGGAAAGACAATAAAAGACATGGTCAAGGAATATTTAGATATACAGATGGAGCAATTTATGAAGGAGAATTCAAAAATGGTCAAATGAATGGTCAAGGAATATTTACATTTGTATATGGAGATATCTATGAAGGTGAATGGAAAGAGAATGAAAAACATGGTCAAGGAACATTTACATTTGCCGAAGGCGATATCTATAAAGGAGAATTCAAAAACGATGATGTGAACGGTCAAGGAACATGTACATATGTCAATGGAGATATCTATGAAGGTGAATGGAAAGAGAATGAAAAACATGGTCACGGTCGAATTACATATGCAAATGGTTCTGCCTATGAAGGTGAGTGGAAAAACGATAAAAAACATGGATATGGAAAAACAATTGAGGAAGGTTACTGGAAAGACGGTGAATTTATTGAAAGTGTTTCGCAACTACCTTGTATAAAATAATCGTCGGACCGTGGAGGGAGCGATACAAATAACTTTTTATTAGAGAGGTTCAATCTTCTACATCGTTTTCTCCAAAATATATAAAAAATGATTTTCATTGGCATCCTCTGTAACTGAATCTATCTCTACTTTACTTCCATCCTTCAACCCCCATTTTCCATGAACGAAAAACCCACAAAACAACGCATCATTAATGATATCGGACATTTCTTCCATATATAACGTTTGTTCATTTTGGCGTATATTTGCAGTGGATTTATCTGTAAATGTTTCGGTAAATACCATATGTTTATCTGAGGACGAAGAAGAAGGCGTATCATATTTGGATTGATACATCACTCCATTATCAAGGATTTTTGGCATGGCTTGTGTATTGGATGGTTTGTTTGGTGTTGGACTCATGAGCGATGAAAGCATAGTTCCAAAATGAAATGGATTGAATGTATTTTGAGAGGGAATCGTTAAATTAAATCGGGGATTATTCACCACGTGCAAGACCAAATACCCGCCATTTTTTAACCAATGATGACAATTCTTGAAAAATGCGATTTTATCTTTCATTTGATAAATGGTTTTGTCTAAACACAAAATATGGGTAAACGACCCACGGTCATACAATAAAGAATCAGTAGTTGCGTCGCCCTGTTGAACCGCTTCTTTTAACGTCGGCAAATTGTGTTTCACATGTTCGACCATGGCATTCGACTTATCAATTCCATAGGCGCGGTATCCGTGTCCAGACAAATAATCTATAATTGCCCCCGTGCTACACCCAACATCTAAAAATGTGCTGGCATTGGGAGAGGGTTGGGTTGCTTGAATAATGGCATTTAATTCGCGCTCTATGCGTGTTGCCGACGGATGAATATCATCGTATACTTGAACATAAAAATCATCATAAATATCGTCGTTGCGTTTTAAAAGAAATCGTTTGTTCTGGTCGAATCCCTCGGTTTGTTGTTTGCCATACATACGATTGTAAATGACTAAAATCAAGAGAAAAAGAGATATAAGAATAAGAACTTTTAACCACCGAGTTTGTGCATTTTTTGAGAAAAAAACCGATGGAATAATTTGCATCTTTTATTATGTGTAGAAAGAAAGAAGAAAGAAGAAAGAAGAAAGAATTCTTTATTCATCATATTCATCACTATCATATTCATCGGTATTATTCGGCAAATGTGTATATAAGAATCGCCGATTCTGTATTTCTAATTTATTTCGTTGCACCACATTTATATATTTTGTTTGAAACAATGCCTCTTCGGTGTTTGTATAGTATAATTTTCGTCCAAACGTTTGGTTTTTTATCGAAAACTGAACTAAATGTAACATAAATTTTTGTTTCAGAGTACGTCTATTATTTGTCGATGTTTCATGTCTATATACATAAAATGCCCGTAAAGCCGGTTTAAAAGCATCCATCAATACATCTTCGGGAAAATCGGGGTCTATACGTATTTCATATTTACTGCTACCATCTTCTTTATAAATACCATCTTCCCGAATTGGCTCTCGAATATTCATATGGTCGATCCGAATACGGTTGTTATAAAATTCCAACATTTGATGAATTATGTGTGTTGGTGGGTGAAGTAATCTACAATACAATACATATTCAAATATTTCGTGTTTGTATGTGTGTGCAAATTTGGCGCTATTCATTTCACACAGAAAGAACAAATGAAGCAATATAGGTAATGTAGTCCGAAAATGGTCGGAAAGTGCGAAATATATATTATATAGAGCCGATTTGGTAAATGGTTTGTTATTGTATGGATTTTTTATCGCCAACGGTCCGTCAATATAGGTGAGTGCCGTTAACATAAGATGAATAAGTTCTTTGTGTGTAAATAAATACGTGAATTTTCCTTCATGTAAAGCCAATACATGGGGAGATGTTTTATAAATGGGTTCTTGGTATAAATCCGTTGTATTATGCACAAGTCGTGTTTTATGGATTTTATTCATTATACATCGGGTAAGAAGACGACTGGTTCGTTGCATTTTATAAAACACTTCCATAAATTCTTGTTTTGTGCGGTCATCGATAAATGTATTTCGCATAAATTCTCTATATAAATCGTATTTTATTTGGGTGCGTTTATAAAGAGCCATAGCGGAAATAAGATTTGGCGCGGGATTTGTTGTAGTTACGATATTTGTATTGTTTCGACTTTTGTTAATATATATTTTTAAATAAATATCAATAATTTTATTTTTGGATATCATTTCGCCAATTTCGTAAAACATTTGTTGGTATTTTATGTATTTAACAATAAATATTATTTCAATTTTTTACTTTGCATTATTTTATGTATTTATATAATATAATGAAAGGAGGTGAAACCAAAAAATATTCAGTTGGTATATATGAAGGAGAGTTAAAAGATGGCAAAAGAAATGGAGAAGGTACAATGACATACAAAAATGGAGAAACCTATCAAGGAGAATGGCAAGATGATAAAAAAAATGGAGAAGGTGCAATGACATACAAAAATGGAGAAACCTATCAAGGAGAATGGCAAGATGATAAAAAAAATGGAGAAGGTGCAATGACATACAAAAATGGAGAAACCTATCAAGGAGAATGGCAAGATGATAAAAAAAATGGAGAAGGTACATATAATTTTGAAGATGGAAGAAAAATCTATCAAGGAGAGTGGGAAAATGATGAAATAAATGGATATGGTAAAATGGATTATTATGAGGACGATGATTTACCATATGAAGAATATGAAGGAAATTGGGAAAATGGTGATAGAACCGGACACGGTATAATGAAATATTATGATGTTGGTAATACGAATGATGTATATCAAGAATATGATGGAAATTGGGAAAATGGTGATAGAACCGGACACGGTATAATGAAATATTATGATGTTGGTAATACGAATGATGTATATCAAGAATATGATGGAAATTGGGAAAATGATGAAATAAATGGATATGGTAAAATGGAATATTATGTATACAGTAAAAAGAAATATATTGGTGAGTGGAAAAATAATCAAAAAGATGGTATTGGAAATATGACATATTCTGATGGAACTGTTGAAAATGGAATATGGAAAGAAGATATTTTTATAGAACCTTTGTTATATACGATGAAAGGAGGTGTCATAAAACAACTCCATAAAAAAATAAAACGAATGACACGTAAACGAAAAAATACTGTCTCACGAAAAAAACGTACAACTTCTTCCGTGTTAAAGAGAAAAAGAAAGATAAATAAAACAAAAAAGTCTAAAACAGTATAAATTATATGGTCGGCATGGGAATGCATACGGCATTTCCACTATCCCACTCGGTTCCCGTCGAGCAACAATTTGACCCCACACATCCATTAAATCCGCCTAATAAATTTCCCGCTAATTCCGATGCAGTGTTTGTAGCCGTTGTTGCGGTAGCGGACGATTGTATTGCGGGAGGATTCAAATTATATTGTGTAAAATCCATATTGCTCCGCAAACTCATATTCCACCATGTCATGCCAATTATAATACTAACAATAAAAACAATCAATACCGTAAAAAACGCCGACGGAAAAAAAGGCACGAAGGAGTGAAGTAAATTCGAACAAAATATAAGAATAAGTCCTATAACAACTACCTTTACCATATACACATATTCTCCGTATTTTTTATTGTAACTTTCATTAAATTGAATCACCCGTTCCTGCGTTTGAATGGCGTTGTTTACCGTTTGTTGTTTTTGTTGAAGACGTGTGTTTTCGTTGTTTAATATTCCCTGTAAATTCTGTATATTATTCTGGTAGTCGTTAATAACTCCAGATGCCAATGATGTCGTATATGTGGATGTTTGTGGTGTTGCCATACCTTCTGTTTTGTCATAATAATACGACGTATTAAAACTTTCACTACATGTTCCCGTTAGAAAACATGTATTTATGCTATTTGAAATTTGACTAACTATACCGGCTTCATTTTGCACTTCCGATGATAATAAGGCGTTGTCGGCATGTAATGAACTTTGTGCCATATTTGCCTGTATAAGTTGATTGTTCAATGACTGATAACTATTTTGCAATGAAACGTAATTATTACAAATATCAATGACTTCTTGCTGTAAATTCATGTTGCTTTTCAACAATACGCCATTTTTTTCGTAACACGCATTTAAATTGTCTTTCATTTTATCCATTTTTTTTTGCAATGTGGCGGTTTCGGTAGTTGTAGAAATCGCTTCCGCCACACCCGTTGAAGAAGACATGGGTTCTATTTGTTTTTTTTGTTCTTGGTGTTCTTCTATTTGTTTTTGTGATTTGTTTGTATGAAATCCTTCTGCCAACGCATATATTTGTTGATACCACGCCCCCCCCAATGGATTTTTCGTTGGAGAGTGTGTTCCACCGGGGCATTTTCCACTTCCATATTTGGAATATTGTTGCCCCGTTCCGCTAAAACATTGACCTCCATCTTGAAGACCAATGACCGTATCATTTGAATCGGTTTGTTTCCAACATTCAATCAACGCTTGGCTCATTTTTCCGGCATGTGCATTTTGAATAGCTGAATTACTTATATTTTGATGCTGATTTGGAAGAGTACGACTAGGAACGTCATTATAACATCCAATATACGTAAATCCGGGTAATTGTGATGACATATGATACTTACTTTATATAAAGATAATCAAGTATCGCTAAACCTAACGATTATATGTAGAAAATGGTTCCATCAAGGTATGACCGCTCTTTTTAATAGGTGGTTGTGTTGGGTCCATTTTTGTGTATAATTCTTCGCGCGTTAGATATAATTTCTTTAGATCTGAATCGGGGGCTTTATGTATAGGTGCATAGGTATGTCCTATATATCCAGTATCATTTGCGCTTTCAATAAACATTTGTTTTCGTAAATCGTCGGCATTATGTGTTAAATATGCGCGATACTGCCAATTGGACTGGATTCCATTTTTTTCAATAATGGTTTTATTTATATCCGATGTTGGCTGATAGGAGGCAATAATAGTTCTGCCGTCGGACATAAGAGGGGGGTAACCGTCATATAAATTATTGTCAGAATATCCTCTAAAATTCGATGGATTCATATTTATTTATAGGTAGATAAATATGTTATATGAAATTTGTTACTTCTTATGATTTTTCTAATATACGCACTAATTCATTATGTTTTGTTTTTACATTAAATTGAATTTTTTTTTCAATTGCGATTTTTTTTAACTCTGATAAACTTAATTTACTATAGTCTATTTTTTCTTGTAGAATAGGTTCGTCTTGTAGAATAGGTTCATCTTGTGTAATAAGTTCGTCTTGTAAAATAGATTCTTCTTGTAAAATAGATTCTTCTTGTAAAATAGGTTCGTCTTGTAGAACAGATTCTTCTTGTAAAATAGGTTCGTCTTGTAGAACAGATTCTTCTTGTAGAACAGATTCTTGTTGTAGAACAGATTCTTGTTGTAGAACAGATTCTTGTTGTAGAACAGATTCTTGTTGTAATAAAACTTCTTCTATTTCAGACACAAATTCTTCTTGTAATACAAGAGTTGGCTTATCTTCTTCTTCTGGTATAAATTCTTCAAGGGTAATAGATTCATCGCCATCATCGTCTTCTTGTTCATCGTCTTCTTGTTCGCCGTCATCATCATCATCTTGTTCGTCTAAAAAATATGTGTTTATATCTTCAGCTTCAGCTTCAGCTTCTGTTTCTTCTTCCTCTTTCTTTACAACAGGAGTATGTTGAACTTGGTCAATACATTGATTTATTCGACGCTTTACAAGCTGAATTTCATCGATAGTTCGACTAATCATTGATAAAAATGTATCGGTTTTTTGTTCTAATAATTGTATCCTATTTTTGTAATGATAAATTAGGAATAAAATTAAAATAAACGTTATTCCTAAAGTTAGCCAAAGCGAACTTTCTACGTAATTAAAAAATGCCATTTAATGTATTATTATTTCTTTATAATTTATTTGATTTTATTTAACGCGCGCAAAAAAAATTGAAAAAGATATAAACAATAAATACGAATAAACAAACAAATAAAATATGGCACTACTTGGATATATAATCGGTAAAACAGTTATTGTGACAGTTGCAGGAATTTCAGGGTTTATTGTCGGTGGTCCAGTTGGGGCAGGAATTGCAATTAGTCAAGTATGTGTAGCAACAGGCGTTACCGAAATTGTATTACTAACGTCTCCATTATAACCGGTCAAATGTCATTAAATATAAAAATTGGTTTACATCTCCCAATATTTCATCTCGCACATTTAATAAATCGCTGTTATCGGATGGGTCGAAACTACGGTTCATATGGATTAATAATTGTCGAAATTCGGTCAATCGTTGTTTAAAATCTGTATCATTTTTACAATCATGAAATTGTAATGTTTTATGCGTCATTTGAATTCTTGATGCATCTTTACCCAATAATATTTCAACAAATTTATCAATATTTTCGTTCAAACGTTCATACAAATCATCGGTTGCTTTATGTTGTGAAAATACACGAGTTTTCCAATGATACAGTTTGACTAAATTTAATGTTTCCATAAATATTTTAACAATGTCGGATTTTATCGTATTTGTTATCGTTTTTTTGGGCACACCTTTTACGGTTTTATTTTTTTTATTTTTTATTACTGTATTTTTTTTCGTTTGCATTATATTTTAGTGTTACATTTTAGTTACGTTAAATAAAATGTAAAAATACACACATGTATCATATATGGAAGAACCACCATTGTTTTCAGGTTATTTTAATCTTCCGATTTCTTATTTAGAAAAACAAGTTCATCCTCTCTCACCTACCATTGCGGAAGATTTGGAATTGGATGTAAGTAGAAATATCGACCAAGAAACGACAGAACAAAAAGAATCAACAAAAGAAAAAGAAAATAAATCCATGTATGCACATTTGATGCATCCGACCCACGAATTTGGTCGTCAAATGACCCATTCATGGAAATCTACATTTACCTCCGATACGAGTTTTTTACAGCAAACGCAAGACATTTTATTGGACTTGTCCAAGGATGAACATGTGCCAAACCTCCATATTAACGGAATAAAAGAAATTTGGGCAAGAAAATGTGATGCCGATTTTATCAATAAATATCAATATTTGGAATGGGATGTGTTGGCTTCTCTCAATCGTTCATCGTCGTTTCTGCAAACACTCGCAACATTAAAATACGCAAGTCCGTTAATCTCTCTTCTTCTTCCCCTATTTCTTCTTTGCATTCCTTTTTTTCTGTTGAAAATAAAACGCATTCCTATTACGATACACACATATATAGATATTTTAAGTGTAATAGCGAAAAACCATTTTATAGGAAAAATATGTAATGTTCGCCCAGACGCACAAAGTATTATTTATGTACTATGTTATCTCGGCTTCTACGGATTGTCCATGTATCAAAATATGGCAGAATGCTGGCGAATGACCGCGAATTTACAGCAAATGCACACAGATATGCATCAAATGCTTTCGTATGTACATACGAATACACAACACATGGATGCGTTTTTATTGCGTTTTTCGTCCAAATCCGCCTATGCGCCTTTTTTAAAAGATATACAAATACACAGAGAACGATTGATGTGTTGGTATACAAAGAATGCATGGCTACTTGATACAAAAGCCATATTTGGAATTACACATACACCTTTTATGGGTAAGCTAATGCAAATGTATTATATGTTTTATAAAGATAATGACTTGGATGCAAGTTTTCGATTCTCGTTTGGATTTGAAGGTTATTTGGACAATATTCTGGGGATTCATCGTCAATTGTTATCGGGGACTCTACAATGCGCCATTTTCATCGACCCGCCAGAACAACCCAAACAAAACAAAAATAAAATCGTTCGAAACAAAAAAACAAAACCATGTATTATAAAGAATCAGTCGTATCCAATTCAATTACACGAAAATGTAAAAAATACGGTATCTCTCTCTAAAAATATTATTTTAAGTGGAGTAAATGCTTCTGGTAAAACAACCACATTAAAAACAACCATGTTGAATATTATATTTTCACAACAATTTGGTGTTGGATTTTATGATGCATGTTCTATCATTCCGTATACACACATTCATTCGTATTTAAATATTCCTGATACATCGGGAAGAGATAGTTTATTTCAAGCCGAATCTCGCCGGTGTAAAGAAATATTAGATATTATTAAAGATGAAACTGACATAGAAAAAGAAAACAAACAAGAAAAAGAAAACAAACGCCATTTTTGTATTTTTGACGAATTGTATTCAGGAACAAATCATAATGACGCAGTAAAATCATCTATTTCTCTTTTAAAATATCTTGACCGACATGAAAATGTTACTTTTTTATTGACAACTCATAATGTTGATGTATGTAAATATTTTAGTGATGTCAGCGAAAAAGATGGAATCGAAAAAGATTCTATCGAAAAAGATGGAATCGAAAAAGATGGAATCGAAAAAGATGTCAAAATACCTGATTTTCACGCCAGTCATAACATAAAAAATTATCATATGGAAAAATATCATTTATCGGAGGGAATTTCAGAGATAGAAGGAGGTATTCATATTTTAAGAGAAATGGATTATCCGACTGAAATTTTGCAAAATATGATGGATTTATCATGTTAGTGCCCCCCCCAGTAAAATTGAAAATTTTAAAAAATAAAATTTATACTATAAAAAAATGAATAGAATGGAATTTATTTACAATACAAATCCCGAATGGGGGCGCGTAATTGACGAATTCATCCAATTAAACCCCGAATTCAAAATTTGCACCTACATTCCACTTAGTCCAAGAGAGCAATTTCCATACGAGAACGTACATTCGTTGTTTGAAGCCGTTCTCTTTTATGTTTGTTGTTCCGGAGTAAGATTTACATTTGCTCTTGCTCAGTGGGACATTATATATCCTTTATTAGCATCAAATGATATGAATTGTATATTATGTAATATGTATGACATAGCAAACGATGTGCGTATTCAGCCAAAAAAACGAACTATATATGCGCATATATGCGAATATGTTGCATTTGAATTGGGAGGAGAGGTAACTGTTGAAAATATATATAAATTAAAAGAGAATATTTCGGGTATTGGAGACGGATGTATTGCGTGGTGCAATAGATATTTTACAGACAGTCCAGATTGCATTGAATATACAGATATTAAATTCAAAAAAGGATTTGAGAATATGTATCACGTTCACGAAAAGGCATTTATGCGAAATAAAATACATTTTTGGAAAAAACATAAACACGGAAGAATTGCAAATATAATGATTATGGCATTTAGATAATTTTTATAATGCGTTAATATATAATAATGGCTCGTTGTGCAAATGGAACTCGTAAAAATAAGACCACTGGAAATTGTGAAAAACACTCTGTAAAGACCCGTTGCAAAAATGGAACTCGTAAAAATAAAGTTACTGGAAATTGTGATCCAAAACCAAAACCCCCTTCAGGAAAACGAATGAATGCGCAAGCCTATGTAAATCGTTATTTAGTAAATCATCCGAAATACAAAAAGGCGCGAAAAACAAATAAAAAACCATTAACGCCATACAGTTCACAACGTCATTATCATGTAGAACACTCGCCATCTTCTGTATATCACACGCCACATATCCGTTCGGAATCTCCCGAATTTCATACGGCGCCGGAACCTATCGTCAAAATACCCAGAAAACTTTCATTTTCGAACTCATTATAAAAAATGTTTCGTCATGTATTTTTGTATTGTGAAATACGTAATGATTTGACCTTCTGCATCACTTCCTAATAATTTACATAATTTATCATCCATTATAATTTCTCGTTTCGCCTGTGGATTTTGCAAATTATTTTGTTTAATATATGTATTCAACCGAATCGTAGTTTCGGCACGTGAAATTAATGTATCATGTGAAATATTTAAAAAATCACATAAATCCGTGCTCACCAGTTGATTTCGCGCAAACCCAGATTTTTTTTTCTCCTTTTTTTGTTCTTGTTTTGCCAATTTTTGCACGAGTTTTTCAAGTTCTTGAAATTCCTTAAAAAAATCATTATGCAACTGCATTAATGTATTATGTTTGTTATGTAGTGATTGTAAATCTAATAAAATAGTATTCATTAAATATGTATTTATAATAACACATATTTATATTTTTACTTTACTTTTTTTGCTTGTTATGTTTTTCTATACAGTCATAAATCCATCGGCATCAACAACTGGTTTGGTTTTTTTACTTTTTGGAGGTTGTTGTGGTCGGTCTTGTTGTGGTTGTCTTGGGGGGCGTTGTTGTCGGTCTTGTGGACGGTCTCGTTGTCCTTGTGGACGGTCATGTTGTCCTTGTGGACGGTCTTGTTGTGACCGACCTTGATATGGTCGTTGAGGACGTGGACGGTCTTGTTGTCCTTGTTGTCGGTCTTGTTGTCGGTCTTGTTGTCGGTCTTGTTGTCCTTGTGGTCGGTCTTGTTGTCCTTGTTGTCGGTCTTGTTGCCCTTGTGGTCTCACTTGCTCGCTACGTTCGTCATATTCCTTTTTATCTTCGTTTGCAATACGTCGAGTCTCACACATAATATTTCCTCCCAAAATACCACTGATGTCCTCGGCAAAATACTCATACTTTTCATTATGAGCTTTTGTTACCGCAAAATCTACATATTCGCCCATAACTAAATATTTATATTGCGATTCTTTTGTCCGTAAATTGCTATAATGAACAAAAATATCCTTTCCAACAAATTCAGAATCTCCGGATAATACCGTAATAAATCCAAATCCAGAAGAAGAATTAAACCACTTTACGATTCCAATGTTACGAGTTGAAAGGGCTGATTGTTCGAATGTTACTTGCTCTACCATGTTACATATGTTTGTCCATTGTCTTTATGTTCGTTATAGAATAAGTCTTCTGCCAAGTAAAATTGATGGATTCTTTTAAATAGGTTAGGAATATCCTAACCTATTTGGTTCGGTTCTTAATCTTCCTCATCATCATCCATTTTTGGCGACAAATAAAACAATATTCTTGCTCTTACTTTGCTTTCTTTTTCACTTTCTCCTTCTTCTTCACCTTCTCCTTCTTCATCCTCTTCGAAAAAATATGTAACGCAAATGGGTTTTCCGCTAATAAATTTTAGTTCAACTTCTTTTGCGATTTTATGATAACTGCAAATCATTTCCATATAACGAAGAGAAAATGAAATGTGAATAGTTTCTCCCTCTTCAATTGCAAAGGACTCTACTTCATCAATTAACATTTCAATGGACATTTTACCCTTTTCCAAACTTTGCGATGAAAATATGATTTTTTCTTCACTACATCGAATATCCACTGTATCTCCCATGGATTTTAACTGTGATACAATTCCAAAAAAACGGTCCGACGAATAGGTAACTTCTGCCGTATAATTGCATGGAGGAATTTCCAAAATATCCGACGTCAAATCAATTAACGGGAGTTCAAAATTCTTGTCATATTCGTTTTTCTGCTCACTATGAAAATACAAAAATAGTTTATCGGATTCTTCTGAAGAATAATGCAATTGAATAGTTTGATTTTTTTCTCTTGTTTTTAATACCATGTGCAGAATTTTAGAACTTATACCAATTGTAACAGATTCATCCATCATATCATACTGGTCGAACCACGTGCTCTGCAAATAGACTTCAGAGAGAATAACACTGGATTTATCCATGGACTGAATAAACATTTGTTTTTTATTGAAAAAAATATTAACTACATCTGCGACATCTTTATTTTGAAAAATAGAGGCGAATTGGTCGGCTTTTTGAGGAGTGCGTATATAAATATCCATAATGATTTCTTTTTTATTTTATTTTTATATCTTTTCTTTTATTTTATAAAAAAAACAGTATAATATATCTGGAAACATTTGCTGACTTTATTGAAATAAAAATGAAAAACAAATAACATACAATATAACAATAACCATAATATGAACAATCCAGAAGAAAAGAAAGAAAAGATTGTTACACGACTTGAACGATATTACAATACAGAGAATTCTATGTTAACCGAAATTGGCGTAGATGAATCCGGCAGAGGACCTATGTTTGGTCGTCTTTATGTTGCAGCGGTCGTTCTTCCGACTTCTTCCCAAGATTCACCTCTTTGGACCGCAGATATTAAAGACAGTAAAAAATTCACAAAAACAACCAATAAAACACCCAATAAAACAGATAAAATTCATAAAGTTGCGGAGATTATTAAACAAAATGCGGTTGCGTGGACGGTTGAATTTATTGAGTCCGATGAAATAGACCGAATAAATATTCGAGAGGCAGTTATGAAAGGAATGTCAAAATGTATCTCGAATATTATGGAACAAATGTCATTAACGGAAGAAACGGCATTTCTTCTTATTGACGGAACCGATTTTAGTCCATATATGATGCCGATAAATAACTCCGAACATATTCGATATGTGCCTCATATAACGATTCCACAAGGAGACGGCAAATATATGGCTATTGCTGCGGCATCTATTCTTGCCAAAGTTGCGAGAGATGATTATATTTTACATTTGTGTGAAATGTATCCGGCATTAATAGATAAATATCAGTTACAAACCAATATGGGATATGGAACAAAAGTTCATATGGCTGGAATTGCGAAATACGGAAATTCACCATGGCATCGTAAAACATTCGGCTTATGTAAATCGGTTCATGATTGGGATACGAATGAAACAACAAACACAACACAAACAACACAAAATCTACCATAAAATATTACGACTTAAATTGTTGGGAGAGTATTTGTTGTCTTTCCAATCTCCCAAAATAGAAGCGGACCTGCGCAAATAATTCTTTTGGCGAATTGGATTTTTATGTTTGAGAAAGTCTTCATACCCAAGTTGTCCAAAATGAACCCAGTGACCACCATTGTCACATATCATATATTTTTTGTCGTTTTTTGTTGATTTATAAATAGTCGCATGTTTCCCCAGATATGCGTGTGCTCTACGTTGTGCTTGTATGGGGTCCGAATAGGTATACAGAATATCATTTTTTTTCACGCGAACCGCTTTTATATGTTCTTCCATTTTCATTAAAGAAAGAAAATAATCGAATCTCTAAATTAATATATGCCCCATTTGTGTTCCGTAGGGACAAATATAATTATATAAATAATAATAGTGAGGCACAATTGCCAATAATGGTTGTCCGTATATTATTTCTGATGTATATACATATTGAATTTGCGGTTGTTCTTTTTGTATTTCACGCAATGCCAGAATTGCACTTTGCGCACGTATTTGCTCTGATATAGGTGTAATTGTAAGAGTGCCGGTCCAATGAATTCGTTCTTTTCCCATATGGTCTTCCACCTTGTCTACTTTAAAAAAATAATATTCACAAATTTTTCCATCTCTCTGACAATAATATATATACAACAATCGCCGTTGAATGAAAGAAAATAAATCCACATTTGACGGATAAAAACTACACGACCATGTTTTTTCTGAGGGCGTATATTGTTCTATTTGTGTAACAAGAGTGGATATGTGACCTATGGGCATTTGTAAAAGAGAATAAGGAAGAGAGATTGGACTATGTGGTATTTTTGAAAAATCATATACATTTGAAATCGTTGATATACACGGAACCAATCCTTGTATTGGCACACAGGATGAAAATAAAACAATATCTTTTTCTCCTTTTTCTACTATCTGTCCTTTTTCTACTATCTGTCGTCGTTCCAATGAAAATAAGTGTTCCTGAATAAGTCCATAAATATGTTTTTTGGGAGTATGGGGGGAAACTGCGAAAAAAACTGCATGTTGAACTGTCTCTCGAATTTTTTGTCCAGACATGAGCGCCGATGCGTTTTCATTTTTAGTTAATAACATATGTATTGGCTGTGTTGCTAAACAACCTTTGTCTATTGATAAAAAAGAAATATAGGACAATCCGGATAAATAGGTGCGAATATCTTCATACACCATCGTATTAAATGTCTGAATAGTTGTTAAATAATATTGTTTTATAATATGAAATAAGTGTGTTTGATAGTCGGAAGATGTATCGATATCGTATATAGAAACGGTAGTTATCATATTCGGACTTATCCATCGATTTTTATTGGGTTTGTTGGGTTTATTTGTTTTTTTAATACGTTGAGGTAGATAGACAAAATAACGACATATATCGTATGTGTGAAACATTGGTTGCGAACTCCAAAACGGAAATTGATAGGATATACCGACTATTGTTACTAAACTAATGAAAATAATTATGAAAAAAAGGGTTATTTGTATAGAAAACATATCAAATTGAAATGTAGATAAATTGTTAAAAAGACCGAGGTCAAATGTGTTCATTAACATCAGACAAGATGTTTTATTTGTCCCTGATGTTTTATTTATCCCTACGGAATACAAATGGGACATACATGAATTTTTCATTGTATTGTTCAACTGTTTTTTCCGAAAGTTGAAATCCATATGATGTATAAATTGGATTTTCAGTACATTCGAGCCTATGTAAAGTAACAGGTAAAATATCGAGGGAAGTCAATTTATTATTTGAACAACATAATATTTGTAAATTTGGAGGAAGATTGGTTAGAGAAGTTAGTTGATTATGATAACAATATAATATTTGTAAATTACGAGGAAGATTTTCAAGCCTTGTGAGTTCATTGTTTGAACAATATAATTCTTGTAAAGTATGCGGAAGATTGTCAAGAGAAGTCAAATGATTCTTTTCACAATATAATGTTTGTAAAGTGGGAGGAAGATTTTCGAGAGAAGTGAGCGGATTGTTTGAACAATTTACAAATAGTAAATTGAGAGGAAGATTTTCGAGAGAAGTTAGTTGATTGTCTCGACAACATAATTCTTGTAAATTGGGAGGAAGATTGTTTAAAGAAGTCAGTTGGTTATTTTGACAATGTAATTCTTGTAATGTGGATGGAAGATGTTCGAGAGAGATTCCAAAGGCGGACTCTAATCGAACGCCGATCCTTGTGAGTTGATTATTATAACAATCTAATGTTTTTAACGTGGATGGAAGATGTTCGAGAGACGTTAGTTGATTGTATTGACACCATAATGTTTGTAGATTGGGAGGAAGATGATCCAGAGAAGTGAGTTGATTATGATGACAATATAATCTTTGTAAAGTTTTGGGAAGAGAAGTCCCAAAGGCGGACTCTAATCGGTCGTTATCACTCCCTCGAAAGCCGAGCCTTGTGAGTTGATTGTTATCACAATGTAATTGTTGTAAATTGGGAGGAAGGTCGTCGAGAGAAGTCAAATAATTATTTGAACACCCTAATTCTTGCAAATTCGGAGGAAGATGATCAAGAGAAGTGATTCGATTATTAGAACAATTTAATTTTTGTAAATTCGGAGGAAGATTGTCAAGAGAAGTCAGTTTATTGTCTTGACAATGTAATTCTTGTAAAGTGAGAGGAAGATTGTTTAGAGATGCGAGTCTATTATTTGAACAAACTAATTTTTGTAAAGTTGGGGGAAGATTATTTAGAGAAGTTAATTGATTATTTGAACAATACAATGATTGTAAATTTTTGTATAGAGATAAATCCGGTAAAACTTGTAAGTTTTTATACGATAAAACCAAATAGGTTACAGAATAATCAGTCATTTTATTTTAGCGTAGGTTTTGTCAATTATATTAAAAAAAAGATTTTCAATTTATCTTGTTAAAAAAACTCTGTTTAGAGCTTTTTTAATTTTATCTCTCTCTTTTTATTTCTCCAAATCTTTTGTTATTCCATTTCAATCTCTCTGTTTTTGTTAGAGAGGTTCTTCATATTGTAACAATAATTTTTCTCTTTATAATTGCCAAAATAACTGGGTCTTTCTTGTCGTAGACCGTGTCTCCCAAGGGAGACGCATAATGACGAAAATATTAACACTTTCTTTTTCTTAGAGATTGTTTGATTTCATTGTATTGTTCAATCGTTTTTATCGAAAGTTCAAATCCATATTCTGTATACATAGGATTTCCTATACAATTAAGTTTTTGTAACGTAACTGGTAAAATATCAATAGAAGTTAGTTTATTCATTCGACAAAATAATGTTTGTAAATTGGGCGGAAGATTGTCCAGAGAAGTCAATTGATTATATTCACAAAATAATTCTTGTAAAGTAAGAGGAAGATTGTTTAGAGAAGTTAGTTTATTTACGGAACAAGATAAATCTCGTAAATTGGGAGGAAGGTGGTCAAGAGACGTCAGTTGATTCGTGGAACAAAATAATTTTTGTAAATTGGGAGGAAGATTGTCAAGAGAAGTTAGTTGGTTATCCCAACAACATAATTCTTGTAAATGGGAAGGAAGATTGTCGAGAGATGTAAGTTTATTATGAGAACAATCTAATTTTTGTAAATTTGTGTACCAAGATAAATCCGGTAAAACCTTTAATTTTTGATGCGATAAATTTAATTCCGTCACAAAATGGTTGGTCATTTTTATACACGCTGTAAAAATTGGAGTATATGGACACCATAATTTTTGTAAATTGAGAGGAAGATTATCGAGAGAAGTTAGTTTATTCTCTGCACAATACAATTTTTGTAAATTGGGAGGAAGATTGTCAAGAAACGTTAGTTTATTTGCGGAACAATATAATTCTCGTAAATTGGGAGGAAGGTGGTCAAGAGAAGTGCCAAAGGCGGACTCAGCTCCGCCGAGCCTTGCGAGTTTATTATCACTACACCATAATGTTTGTAAATTCGGAGGAAGGTGGTCGAGAGAAGTTAATTGATTGTGGTGACACCATAATATTCGTAAGTTGGGAGGAAGATTGTCCAGAGAAGTCAGTTGATTGTATTCACAATGTAATATTTGTAGATTTGTATATAGCGATAAATTAGGTAAAACATGTAAGTTTTGGTTCGAAAAATCCAATTCTGTTACGGTATAATTAGTCATTTATTATGTGTTTAATAATAATATATGTATCAATTTTTTTGGTTAGTTACGTATTTATTGCAGGAGGTGTCGGCGAAGGACCCGATGGATTTGATGCCAAATATTGTTGTATTTGTGTAATTTGCGCATCTACTCCAACCGCATTTCCTAAAATAGATGTAACAGTCGTGTCCGCGATAGGCGGTTGAAGCGCCTGAATAGCGGTAATTTTATCCGCACTTGTTTGATTTTTTGCAAATACAATAGGTCCAAGTGTATTTAACAATTGTATGCTATATGCATTTGCCTGTGACGATGCGCTAAATGATTCTTTTATTACACATGTGCTATTTTGTAAAAATAAACAAATACATACAATCGCTACCAAAAAAAATATTGATGTTATTTTTTTTACCGATAATACCATATATATCTTCACCCTATTTTATTTTAATATTGGACAACATTCTTTTTCCATGCGTTTTATTTCATTGTATTTTTTAATCGTGTGTCGGTTAAGTGTAAATCCATACACTTCTTCACATGTTGTATAAATCGGATTTTCTTCACAATAGAGTACTTGTAATGTAACAGGTAAAATATCGAAATAAGTCAAATTATTAGTTGGACAATATAATTGTTGTAGATTCGGACCGAAGGCGGACTCTAATTGGTAGTTATCACTCCCTCGAAAGCTGAGCATTGTGAGTTGATTACATGAACAACGTAATACCCGTAACGTTAAAGGAAGATTGTCAAGAGAAGTAATTTGATTATATTGACACCATAATGTTTGTAGATTTGGAGGAAGATTGTCGAGAGAAGTCAATTGATTCTCGTCACAATCTAATTTTTGTAAATTTTGGGGGAGATTGTTTAGAGAAGTCAATTGATTCTTGTTACAATATAATATTTGTAGATTCAGAGGAAGATTGTCGAGAGAAGTGAGTTGATTGTGTAAACACCATAATTCTTGTAACGTGTGAGGAAGATTGTCAAGAGTTGTGAGTTGATTATGTGAACAATGTAATGTTTGTAGATTCAGAGGAAGAGACGTGCCAAAGGCGGACTCAGCTCCGCCGAGCCTTGCGAGTTGATTATATGAACACCATAATACTTGTAGATTCGGAGGAAGATGGTCTAGAGAAGTTAGTAGATTATTATCACATTGTAATTTTTGTAAAGTGGGAGGAAGATTGCTTAAAGAAGTGAGTCGATTACTGTGACAAGATAATATTAGTAAATTTGTGTACAAAGATAAATCTGGTAAAACGGTCAATTTTCGACAAACTAAATCCAATTCGGTTACTGTATAATCTTTCGTTTTTTTCTGTTTTATTTGTATCATTTATCAATTTTTTATGTGTGATTGAATCAAAGAATATTATTAATTCTGTGTAAAATTGATTTTATTTTTTATCAAATTTATCAAATAAACAATAAAATGAGTTTTAGTTTAAATATGATGTTCGATGAGCAAAAACAAGAATTAAGAGTATATTTTAACCACCGCTTAAAAGTTTTGCCCGATTTGTCTTTATACCCAAATCTACTAATATTAGATTGTTCAGAGCATCAACTCACTTCTCTTGACAATCTTCCTCACACGTTACAAGAATTATGGTGTTCACACAATCAACTCACTTCTCTCGACAATCTTCCTCCGAATCTACGAGAATTATGGTGTTATAATAATCAACTAACGTCTCTCAACAATCTTCCTCCGAATCTACAAGAATTACATTGTAGTAATAATCAACTGACGTCACTTGAAAATCTTCCGTCGACTTTACAAACATTAAATTGTGAAAATAATCAACTCGGTGTTCGAGGAATATGGACTATGTTTTTGTCAGGCTTTGCTCATTTAAACAATCTTCCCCCAAATTTACAAGTATTAGTTTGTTCGGGTAATCAATTCACAAGGCTCGGTGGAGCTGAGGACAATTTTCCTTTAACATTACGGGTATTACATTGTGGCAATAATAAACTGACTTCTCTGGACAATCTTCCTCCGAATCTACAAGACTTATGGTGTGGAAATAATCTACTAACTTCTATTAAATATCTTCCTCCCAATTTACAAACATTACATTGTTACGGTAATAAATTAACTTCTCTCGACAATCTTCCTCCGAATCTACGAGGCTTATTGTGTTCATATAATCAACTAACTTCGCTCGACAATCTTCCATCAAATTTACGAATATTACATTGTTCAAGCAATCAAATTGTAATGATTGAAGGAGAAGAATTTGACTTTGATAATTTACCTCTTACATTACAAGAATTTAATTGTAATGGAAATCCAATTTATTATACATATAAGAAAACGTATGGAATTGAACTTTCAACAGAAACGATGAAACAACACAATAAAGCCAGACACATTGCAAATTTGGAAAAAGAATGTTGTCCAATGTTAAAATAAGAGTCTTAATTTATTTTCTTCGATAAAAGAGAGAATATGCATAAGGCGATACAATATCGTTTATATTTTTTACCGGTGTCACTAAATGGTCATTATAGTGATACCAATCTTGTTGTAAACGCACAAATGCCGTATAATGTCCGTAATTCACTTGTCCGTGATGCAAACACACCCCAAATAAATCATATACATATTTTTCAGGCGAAAATCCCGATACGTATTTTTGTAAATCCAGTCCATCGATGGGGTAATGAATTGCCGTATCATTTTTATTTCGAGACGAGTTATGCACTCTCTTAAACGATATGATAAGAATTTTCGGAAAATTCCAAACACACGTGCCTTTTATGATATCTTCCTTTATACCGGTGGTTTCATTCAATAACGCATTCTCTCCCTCAATCCGTTCATCCGAAAAAAAATCATCCAGACAATCGTATATAGACCCTTTTATTTCTACATGTAGGGAACCGAACATTTCGGGAGGAAGAAAACGCGTATGTGTCGGAGTTCGTATTTCCGAAACGATAATTCCGTAAAACAATTCTTTAATCTCGGAATAATCTTTTGAATAATCCTGTTTCACAAATTCAAAACAAGATTTTGCCAATGGGTGTAACGTGTTAATATCGGGCGGGTCCATACTATACGGTCTCACCAAACTCATGTGAAATTCATCCAATAAAAATGCGAAAAATTCCGTCATATCGGCTTGTCCGTAAGAGGCAAAATCGGCGTGTTTTTGATTTGCCACAGATTTCACAATTCGGACAAACCAGTCGGGAGATATTTGTTTGGTCTGTCGTCGTCGCTGTTCCGATAAAAATGCATTGAATTTTTGTAATGCATGTAATAAACTATTGTTATTGTTATTTTGAATATACGCCAATTCAGGAATGGCGTACAATAATTGAATGCATACATTGATAAAACACGTATTTCCCAAATTTGTTAGCCCCACAGTTGACATATATAGATATATAGATGTCACATTTATTTTTATATAAAAGACCACATTCATTAAACAAAGTGTATTCCAATATCGGTATCTATAATTGTATCCAGTGCCGTTTGTGAAACCGCACGTTTTGGCGTGAGAGATTTTAATGTCGACACACGTTTTACGTCTATATTTTTTAATGTAAAATTATGGGTATTTGTGTCAAAATGAAGAGCAGGAATATTTTGAATTTCCTGTTTTTCTTTGTTATACACAACATCCTTTATTTTTTGCAATTTGCCTTTATCCAGCGCGGATACGAAAAATACTTTGAGAGCCTTTATATCTTTTGCCGAATATTCGTGGGTGAATCCGTATTTGTCGGCATATGTATATAATTTTTGTATTTTCAGAGTTTTATCGAGTTTGGACCAAACTTCGGTTTTATTGTGTGTTTTTTCGCGTTCCAATATCTGGTCAATATCGGAGACATTGTTGTTATACGAGGTTGCCATATCTCCCGCAACAATGCCGGTTTTCGATTGAGAATTCATAATTTGTTGAATGGAAGAGTTCATATAATATAGTATATAAAGAATATAGTCTCTATATTCTTTTCATTTTTTTCTTAGAATCTTAATGCGGTGTTCTTGTTGTTGTTGAATACCAATCAATTAATATTTTGCGCATATTTGCCAAAATATTTTCACGATTTGTATGACTGTGATTTTCAATAATGAAATGTTGAAATGTTTGTTTGATGACCTTTTTTTTCAGAAATGATTTTTTGGTTTCTGATAAATGAGAAAATACGTGTTTTCTTTCTGTATCGCGACCAATTGTTTTTAGTTCATTCAAAACATCTATAAAATGTGTATTTACGAATTTTTCAATAAAATCCGTTTTCTTAGTGATGCTATGTGGCGAGGATGCTTTACCTAAAATTTTACGCGTAATGCGTTTTATATGTTGAACACGTTTTACAGTTTTTTTAGATGACATATAAAATAAGGTTAGAAAAAACCCAACATATAAACTACTATGCCTATTTATCCAATATCGTTTTCTATTCCTAAACAAAAAATAATTGACCGACCATATCAAAAAACACAATTCATGTCAAATCTTATTCCGGGTATTCAAGAAACATATATTTATGAATATGAATCCGATTATTACGCCGAATATCAGAAATCATTGTTTGCCGTTACAATGAAAAAAGGAGGATGGGACTGTATGCGACATTACGAAATATTGGCGAATGGATGTATTCCCTTTTTTGTCGGATTGGAAAATTGTCCTCCTACTATTGTAACGACTCTCCCAAAATCGCTACTTTTGCAAACGAACGAACTGTTTATCCATTTATCTCAAAAATACAAGATAACTCCTTTTTCAAATAATAGTCCCATCGTTTTAACGAAAGACGAATGGGAAACGTGCTACCGATTTGCGGATGAATTATTAGAATATACAAAACATCAATTAACAACGGAACACATGTGCCGTAATATAATAAGTAAATTACCGAATGTATCTCCCCAAAAAATCCTTCTGTTTCAGAACAAACCGTGTGAGGATTATTTGGAGAGTTGTGTTCAACACGGATTTAAATCGGTGTTTCACAAAGACTGCCATGAATTTCCGTATAAACCATATATGTATGAAAACTCTCATATAGATGTTCGTACAATGTATGGAAAGGGATTTACATATACCGAAGGTTTGAATAATGAGCTATATGATTTGTCGGGAGATGCCGATATGGAGAAAAACATTGAAAATAGAGAGTATGATATTATCATATATTGTCACATTCATCGAGAAAAACCCATGTTGGAAAAAATATTGAACTATTATCCTCCCGAAAAAATAGTTTTAATGTGTGGTGAAGATGAACATGTTTGTTGTTGGCGTGAGTGGTCAGATAAAGGACATGTGTGTTTTGTGAGAGAGTGCAACTAGGAGAGATTATATATATACATATTATACCATGACAATTATACATTTAAGAAAAACCCAACAAACAAACAAACAACAACGAAAAACAAATAGACGACGAAATACAAAAACAAGAAGACGTAGTGCGAACGACCGCAGCAGTCCGTCGATGGGCACTATAGCCAAGTCGATGCAATTGTTACCTTGGGTCGATGTGAAAAAAATAGATTGGCGTAATTTATCATCAAATCCAAATGCGATAGATTTATTAGAAGCGAATCCAGACAAAATATTTTGGCATAATTTATCATCAAATCCAAATGCGATTCCTTTATTTAAAGCAAATCCTTTAAAAATAGACTGGGCTTCATTATCGAAAAATCCAAATGCCATTTCTTTATTGGAAGCGCTTCCAACAAAAATATCTTGGTATTGGTTATCAGCAAATCCAAATGCCATTCCTTTATTAGAAGCGAATCCTTTAAAAATAGACTGGCATTCATTATCGAAAAATCCAAATGCCATTTCTTTATTGGAAGCGAATCCTTTAAAAATAGACTGGCATTCATTATCGCAAAATCCAAATGCCATTTCTTTATTGGAAGCAAATCCAGAAAAAATAGTTTGGTATTGGTTATCTCAAAATCCCAACGCCATCTCTTTATTAGAAGCGAATCCAGAAAAAATAGTTTGGAAGCAATTATCTCAAAATCCAAATGCAATTTCTTTATTAGAAGCGAATCCAGAAAAAATAGACTGGTTATGGTTATCGCAAAATCCAAATGCCATTTCTTTATTGGAAGCGAATCCAGAAAAAATAGCTTGGGAATATTTATCATCAAATCCAAGTATTTTTGCAGATTCAACATCATTTTATACAACAGCTCAAAAACATGAATTATATATGAAACATCACTCTACAAATGAAATAAATGACACATTAACTCGTGGCGGGAGACTCGACCTGAGTCTTCCATTATTTTGGGATGAATCTCCAATAGTCGAAGAATATCTTACCTATCTATTGCATCATCGCCCAGAAATCATGGATGAAATTAAACGTAGTATCAACAATAGTATCAAAAATAGATTACATACAAATAGATTGAATTGTATTACAGCGATTCGTTTTTTTATGGAAAATCATCTATTTGATAATGATAACGAAAACAAATTAATACAATTGTCCGTTTTATTTGTTGAACATGCACCAGTTATTGAAAATCGTAACATTGCAATATATTTATTTGGAATTATGCCAGAAAATAAAGTAAATGCCATATTTGATGTAGATACAAAAGAAACCTATTTACTACATGCATGTAAAAATAATGATGTTGAATTGGCAGAATGTATTGTTTCTCGATTACAAGACAACACGACTCTCCATAAAAAAGACGATTTTGGATATGATGCAATTTATTATGCGAAACAATTTCGTATGAAACATGTGTTGCACCGAATTCATGAATTGGATGAGAAAATGAAACATGCTTATATTGCTCCATCAAAAAAATTCAAGACACCTGAAATGAACACAAATGAGCGAACAACGATAAAAAATGGATGGAATCCAATCGAACTTCAATATGTTGATGTAAATACATGGTTATTACAAAGTCCAATGAATTTGGCATTATCATTTGACCCAAATACAATTGTTGGTAATTATCCTACTATTTGTATGACATCACCGAATATTGGAACTGCTCTACGTCAGCCATCTGTATATGTGAAAGAATGCGTATATATTAAAGGTGCATTATTAGATTATGTTAAAACCCGCGAACTGCCGGAAATATATATGAATATATCGTCTATCGGAATTATTGGTATAAAAAATCCCATTTTAATAGATTTAAACAGTTTTACGCATAAATTAGATGCAATCAAAAATGTAAATAAATTAGCGGGAAAACACGTGCATCTAACAAAACAAAAAACGATTCGTGGGATTTTACGACAGTATGTATTATATCATCCGTCCTCGCATGGATTACTTACAGAAGGAAAATATACGGGCTTCGCCACAAAACAAAGCTTGTCCTTAACGAATTATTCAAAACACTGGGATATTGCTATGAACTCCTATTTACGCAAAGGTCCCAACTATTTTTTATCGACTGAATTTTTAAAATATTATCATCGTTTTGGAAAAAATGTGGATGAAGCGAAAGAAAACGTATTGAAAAATATTGAAAATATAGATATGGCATTTACCTATGCTCCAAGAACCGGAAAATCGGTAACGGTATTTCGAGGAACAAAAAATGCACAAACCGATGCACCTTACGATGGAATTCAACAGGGATTTATTTCTACGACATCAGATGAAGACATTCTTGACATGGGAGGAAATGCATTTATTTCAGCAGATGACCAATGTTGTATTTATGTTTATACTGTGGAAGCAGGTATTCCGTATATAACAATGAACCAGATAAGTCGGTATAAAGCGGAAAACGAAATATTATTGCCGAGAGGATTGATTGTTACCGTAGATGATACGGAAATTACAGAAGACGGATTCAAAAAATATTTATGCACCATACATATGCCAGAAAATATTCAAGAACGGTATCCTCTAATGGAAAAATGTGTTTCCTACGATGTATTTGATATATAATTTTTTGTTTATTTATTTCAAAATAGGTAATATATTTGTATTTGTATTTGGTTTGCCATTATACCATTCACATTCCATTGCGAACCCGTCGTGTCCATGGCGTTTATATGTACCATATCCGTGTCTTTTTCCATCTCTCCATTCTCCTTCATACACATCTCCATTTGCGTGTATATAAATACCATATCCATTTTTTTGGTCATCTTTCCATTCTCCTTCATATATATCTCCATTTTCTTCATTAAACAATCTTATATTCCATGCCAAGTAGAGATCCTTATCACCATATACATATTTTCCTTTTCCATGGCGTTTATTTCCCTTCATTTCTCCAATATACAAGTCACTACCTCCTATAACTACCTTACAAATATATGGAATATTATGTAACGATTTATATATTTCATTACATTCAGTTCGTATCGCATTAGTAATTGTGTTCATTTTATTTGGTTATTTATTAAAAAAATAAAATTTTCAATTTTTATATTCCACCACTTCGATTGCTGTCAAACCCCTGTGTATATTGTCCTCTTAATTGCGTGCGTGTATGATTATGCATACTATTTCCTCCAATAGTGTTTCCCATCAGATTTTCATGGGGAGATTGGTCAAACATATATCTCTCAAATAAACGAGGATACGGTTGTTCCGATGGGCGAGATACAATGACGGTTTTATACAAATCCGACTGCGACGACGGTATATAAGCATCTTTTGTTTTTTGTGGATGTTGTTGTTTGGATTGTTGTGAAAAAAAAGAATCCATTTCGCGAGGTCGGGACAAGAGCGTGTTTTGATTTTTTAATTCACTTTCTCTATCAATATTCGACAAATACCCCGACACAGGACCTTGCCGATTTGCGGGAGAAAAATTGGTATGTATCATATACGGCGATTTTGCATGAATAGGAGCAACCGTATTTTGTGTATGTGTCGTCATAATAATAGGAAATTTCGCATATTTTGTGGAAATGGAACGGGGGTCAAAATTGGGTTCCAATGAAATATCCGATTTATTTCTGTCATAAATGCGATCATTTAATTCTTCTACACGCTGATTTTGTCCATAAAATAAAGTCTCTCGAAAACTCGTTCCTTCATCAGAAATAGGTGAATACAATTGATGGAATTGGTCCGACGATGAAATCATTGTATGTTATATGAAATAGAGAGATTTTTATAGGAATTTAATATAATAATGAATCATTATCAACGACAAATAAAACATCCACAACAAAACAAAAAAATCAATCAACCGCCATTAAAAACCATATTGTCAACTGCGTGGTATCCCTTGGGGGCAAAATTTCCAGAAGCGACGTTTCATAGTTGGATACACAATATGTTAAGTCGGGTAAAAAATTATTATTTGGTGGTATATACAAATACAGAATCTCTCTCCCTATTTTCCCCCTATCTATCAAATCCACGGATACATATTGTCGTAAAACCGATAGAAGAATGGACTCAATACGAAAATCGAATCTTTTGGCAGGAAAATCATACAAAAAACGTTTTCCTAAACCAAAAAATAGATTGGAAATTAAACATGCTTTGGTCCGAAAAGGTGCATTTTGTGTGGAATACAATTATGTATAATTATTTCGTGGAAGATGCACAAAATAGTATGTACGGGTGGATTGACATTGGATATTTTCGCGGGCGACCGGTCGACACAGAACTCCGTCGTTTAACGGAATTTCCAAATCCATCCCGCATTCGTGCATTAGACCCCACGAAAATACATTATGCATTGGTAAATAACAATATGCCACAAATACAATATATAGAACATTGTGTTCAAACGGGGCAACCAATTCATCCCCAACAAATTTCGGTTGGAGGCGGATGTTTTTTTGGAACAAAAGAAAAGATAGAAGAATGGAGAGATGTTTTTACGATTATTTTACAGGAATATATTGACGCAAATAAATTGGTGAAAGACGACCAAATAATTGTGGCGGAGGCGGTATTTTCGTTGAAATACGGAGGATTGTTTTATTTACACAGAGAGGTGAATCCGAACTATGACAATTGGTTTATGTTTTCACGATTGTTGTTATGATTACACCATAACAGAAAATACGGTAAGGGCAAATAAAACAAACGGTAACAATAACAAAAGCCAACTTAGCCAAGGGTAACCGGATTTACATATAATATTTAAAATAAATGTCCAGAATATAATATATAGCAATTGCGCTAAAAATAACAAATAGGTATTTGCGACAGAACACGATAACATACCGACGCAAAATAAATTGGTGTTTCCCATATTTTGCCATATGAGAAGTAGAAGACATACAAGAGATATGCCCAGATAAAGCTTACTTGGAAGACAAAGACTTGGAAATTTCATTGTAATAATATTTCGGGAGAGAATATTTCGGGGGGGGGGAGAAAAGAGGAGAGAGAATATATTAAATCTCTCTAATAATATTTTCGTCATTATGCGTCTCTCAAAGAAGGGGCAAAGCCCCTTTTTGAGAGACACGGACGACGACAAAATTTTAGAAGAGGAATGTTCAAACTATCTATCTTTATAGAGAGACTTCTATTCCATTTTGGAATAGAATGGAATAGGAATTTATGTGAATCTTTTTTATTTGGCATATATCTTTTACAATTAGTCCGTGTCTCTCAAAGAGGGGCTTTGCTCCTTCTTTGAGAGACGCATAATGACGAAAATAGTATACGCATGTTTTTTCTAAAATGGGTTAGCGTACATGAAAGAATATAAACACGTCCTACTATAACTAGTAATCTCATGTCTTCCTTTACCAATAAAGAAATGACCGTTATCAAGCGTGATGGCACAAATGAAACGGTTGAATTTGATAAAATTCTAAATCGTGTTCGAAGAATTGGCGAAGAAACTGGTGTAAAAATAAATTACACGAGTCTTGTAGTAAAAGTAATTGACCAATTGTGTGACAACATATCCACAAGTAAAATTGACGAATTATTGGCGGAACAGTGTATTTCGTTATCTTCTTCACATACAGATTATAGTATTCTTGCCGGACAATTGCTTGTATCGAATCACCAAAAAAATACATCCGACTCATTTTCTAAAAAAATGACACAATTGTATGAATTTCGCGATATTCACGGAAAACATTGTCCAAAGATATCCAATGAATTGTATGAATTGGTGTCTCTCCATGGCGATATATTAGACTCTATTTGTGATTATTCGAGAGATTTTTTAATCGATTATTTTGGATTTAAAACACTTGAACGAGCCTATTTATTTAAATTAGACGGTAAAATTATTGAACGACCTCAAGATATGTGGCTTCGCGTTGCATGTGGAATTCATTGCACCAATTCAAATATATCTGAATACAATACTTGTATCGATAAATCTTATGCCGATAAATCTTATGCCGATAAATCTTGTGTTGATGGATTTGGGGCTTGGTCTTGTGACGATAAATCTTATGCCGATGAATCTTATCCGCACATTCATACGCAACAACCCATGTTCGAGAAACTTATGGTGGCAGAGCGACGAACTGTAGTGCAAGTGTGTAGCATTGAATCTATTTTAGATAAAATTCGAGAGACATATGACGGAATGTCACAAAAATATTTCACACATGCAACTCCAACATTATTTAATGCCGGCACTCCCAAACCGCAATTAAGTAGTTGTTTTTTATTGGCAATGGAATCAGATAGTATTAATGGTATTTATGATACATTGAAAGATTGTGCTATTATTTCAAAACATTCCGGCGGAATTGGATTGCATATACATAATATTCGCGCAAGTGGATCACATATTCGCGGAACAAATGGTCAGTCAAATGGAATTGTGCCGATGTTAAAAGTTTTTAATAATACGGCAAAATATGTGGATCAGTGTGTTGTGCCAGAAACTATTATTTATACAAAAACCGGACCGACCGAAATTCAAAATTGTTGTGTCGGTGAAACGGAGATTTATAATTTGCATGGAGAAACAGAAGTTATTCAAAATATATTGGAACACACATATGAAGGAGAATTGTTACATATAAAAACACAGCATTCCTTTTTTCCTTTACAAATTACGGCAGAACATCCCGTATATTGTTTGCGAAATGGAGTTGCCAATACATGCAATAATTTTGAATGGGTAGATGCAGGCGAATTAACAAAAAATGATATGATTGTGTATCCGATGCCTACCTATAGTAAAGATATTGATACCATTACAGAGGATGACTGTTATATGTATGGAATATTGTTAGGAGATAACAACAAAGAAAATAATATTTGCATCAAAAATAAACCAAAGATGGTTGCATTTATCACAAATTATTTCGATACAAATCTGGTTCAATATACGATTCATTCCGACCACATTCAATGGAAAAAATCAATTCATTTACCATTTCGCCATAATGACATATATAATACGGCACAAAATAAAAGAATTCATCATAAGTGGTTGCATTTACCGATTGAAAAGAGTGCCCATATTATTCGAGGATTGGTTGATACAGAAGATATGTGTATTCATAGTAAATCTTCCGAATTAATTGAATGTGTTCGTTTTTTATGTATGAAACTTGGAACACTTACTACCAGTGAAGTGGAAGACGACCTATTTTTTCGTGTTCGTATTATACCAACTCCATTTATTTGCAAATTATTGGATATTTCCGATAGAGATTGCCTTTCCGATAAAAATCGAATCGACCATTTTCTTTTATCTCCTGTTCAGGAGATAACCAAAACGCATTATTCGGGAGTATTGTATGATTTGCAGTTGGAAAAGGAACACAATTATCTGTTACATAATGGACTTGTGCATAATGGAGGAGGTAAAAGAAATGGTAGTTTTGCCATTTATCTGGAACCATGGCACGCCGATATTGAAAGTTATTTACAATTGCGGATGAATCACGGCGACGAGAATTTAAAGGCGCGTGATTTGTTTTACGGATTATGGATTCCCGATTTATTTATGGAACGGGTCAAGTCCGGCGGGCAATGGACACTTATGTGCCCCGATGAGTGCCCCGGTTTGGCGGATGTATATGGCGAAGAGTTTGTTACCTTATATACAACATATGAACGTAATGGACGCGGGAGAAAAACCATTTTGGCGAGAGATTTATGGTATCAAATTTTAGATGCACAAATGGAAACAGGAATGCCGTATCTTCTTTATAAAGACGCGTGCAATTCAAAATCAAATCAGAAGAATTTAGGAACGATTAAATCGTCGAATTTATGTTGTGAAGTCGTTCAATATTCGGATGAAAATGAAACGGCTGTGTGTAATCTTGCCAGTATTGCATTACCGTCCTTTGTCGTAAATAAAACATTTGATTTTGTAAAACTCCAACAAATAACCGAATTGATTACGTATAATTTAAATCGCGTAATTGATATTAATTACTATCCCACGGAAAAATGCCGTAATTCAAATCAAAGACACCGACCCATCGGCATCGGTATTCAAGGATTGGCAGATGTGTTTATGATATTGGGCATTTCGTTTGAGAGTGAAGAGGCGAAAACATTAAATCGAGATATTTTTGAAACGATGTATTATAGTGCCGTAAAAGAATCGTGTCGATTGGCGCAAAAAGATGGTCCCTATTCTACCTTTGCGAATTCTCCGGCAAGCAAAGGTATTTTGCAATTTGATATGTGGAATGTGAGCCAAGACAATACACGGCATGATTGGACAACATTAAAACAAAATATTATTACACATGGACTTCGCAATTCTCTATTAATGGCTCCAATGCCGACCGCTTCCACCTCGCAAATATTGGGATTTAATGAATGCATTGAGCCGATAACAAATAATATTTATTCAAGACGAACAAATGCGGGAGAATTTTTACTGACAAACAAATATTTAATGAAAGATTTACTGGAAATGGGAATTTGGAATGAAACTGTTAAGAATCAAATCGTGGCGAATGGAGGGTCGATTCAAACAATTGAGTCAATTCCCATGGAACTTCGTGTTAAATACAAAACTGTATGGGAAATTCCGGCAAAGGTGCTTATTGATATGGCGGCAGATAGAGGTCCTTTTATTTGTCAGAGTCAAAGCAGTAATTATTGGATGGCGAAACCAGACCGGTCAAAACTCACAAAAATGCATATGTATGCGTGGTCAAAAGGATTGAAAACAGGTATATATTATCTACGCCAACAAGGGGCACATCAAGCACAAAAATTTACAATTGAACCTACCAAAATGACGGGACATACACAATATGAAGAGGAGGAGGAGGAGGAAACCACATGTGAAACGTGTTCGGCATAAAAGTTGGGCGTAAAAATATGTGTATATAACAAATAATGTCGTCGTCATTAAGTTTTTTGTCGTATGGTCTTATTGGAGTAACTGTTTCAGTTATTGCAATTGTAACTATTTTAGATGAACCAACTTCTTCCTCCTCTCCAACTCCTTCTCCTTCCACGTCCATTCTTCCAACGTCCATTCTTCCAACGTCCATTCTTCCAACGTCCACAACTACTACTACTGGTGGTAAAAAAACACGTAAGCATAGAAAACGATAACCAAATAGACGAATTACTTTAAAAGAATTTCATTTTCATTTCTGATTGGCTCAGTAAAATGATTATTTAACAGAGAATTTAATAGTACAATCGTTTCTTTTTGTGTTTCAACATCGTCTCCATTTATTCCCGGCGACTTATTCCAATATCTGGCATCTCCATTTATTCCCGGCGAATGTTTAAGGATTTTTTTAATAAAATAATCAAGAAATCGTTTTTTAATTTCTAAAGGAATTGTTTTACTTGGACCTGGGAGTTTATTTTCCCCTTTTTCGTCAGGTTTTTTCATTTCTTTACTAAATTTATGATAATAATCTGTCCAGTAATATCGGTTCGTATCATTTGTCGCAAGTGCATTATACATATAATACACTTCATCATCTGGAAATTTATTTATAAATGAACCTTCCGTATTTTTATAATATTGTATATCGGTGTTGTTTGATGTATTCGTAGACAATGGTTCATTAAATTGTTCAACGAGAACAAATAATCTATCGTAAATGGATTGTTGCATAACAGAATTGTCCATATGTTTGAATTGTTTACGCACAACCTTATTTTCTTCGCGTATTTGTTTTTTCGCCATATCTTTTTCTATTTGTGCTTGCATTTTCAATTCTGCCTTTTCGCGTATTTTTTCCATTTGTGCTTGTGCTTTCAATTCCGCCTTTTTGCTCATTTTTTCATCATTTTTAGACATTGTTGATTGTTGTGTTGGTTGCGGAATAAAAAGATTTTCAATTTTTTTTTCTAAAATAGTTATTTTTTCTTCACACATCTTTAATTTTGTTGGACATGATAGAGGAGAAAGAGAAAGCCGAGGCGAAAGAGAAAGCCGAGAAGAAAGAGAACGTTTTTTCGTTTTACTATTTTCTACACAAAGTCCCGTTTTTTTATGTCGCCGAGTTCCATTTTTGCAACGTTTTTGTTTTTCAGACATTATATATATATATACATACATATTATGTCATCTTCAATTCCATTAGATCCAAATTATTATCAAGCCATCGCAAATGCATCGAATGATTTTAATACAGCGTATGCACAATATTTATCGTGTAATTGTATGCAACCGGGTATAGGCGCATCCACTTCTGCTTGCACGACTGATCCATTATTAGGATGTCCGACTACAAATATAGGTTTAAGTTGGCAAACCATGGTATATCCATCCTATGTAATCCTTCAAAATACAATTGACCAAGCATTAGCCACAATACAGCCTATTAATCTGCCAAATTACGACGCATCTATGAACGAACTAACTACACAATATACACAACTTCTGGCATTTCGACAGAATTTAGACCAACATGTGAAAGATTTACATTTAAATTATACGACAAATACGGGAATACCGAATATGTATCAGTCGAAATTGGATACGACTATACTAACCACCAGTATTTGGGCAATTCTCGCCACATCATTAGCGATTTATATTTTTATGAAACATGAGTAGAGAGGGAGGTTTTATTTGGTTATGATTTGTTTATGGTTTATTCAAAATATAAAACAATCACATATATTATATAAATGCAACAACGACGAACTATATTAAAAACAACTACTCCGTATCAACCAACCTCACCTCCCCAATTGGAGGGATTTTCATTTGTGAATTATGGAAAGATTCTGAATGAAGGATTTACCGATGCCAGTTGTAATATTACCGACCCCGCATGTCAACAACAATTAATGACATCAGGGAGTCAATATTATTTACAGTTTCAAAATTTAGCGAATTCTTTACATAATGTATCCACATCTGCGGGTGTATATGACCAACAGTATGATTATTTAATGTCAAATCCAATGTATGCATACAGTGGAACTGTTCTCGGTCCGCCTTCTTCTATTCAAGATGCATTGACGGATGATTTACATCAAGTTACATTACAAGAAAATACATTTTATGTATTGGGGACAATTACTATTGCAACATTGTTTATTGGGGCGATTATATTGTCGAAATAGTCGTATTGGAAGACCAAAGAAAAATTGAAAATCTTTTTTTTATATTTTAATTGCATCTTTAAAACTGTACAACACAGAATTACTACTATCACGATGTTTTCCGAAATCGAAATCCAAGATTTACTTGTAAAAATAAATCGCGCGCAAAATAGTCTTATTCCTCTATACGAAGTTCGAAAACAGTTCTTTATTGAATATGCGAAACATAGTCCGGGAAGCGCCTATACAGCCGAACAATATGCCACTATAAAATTTGAAAAAACAAAAGAGGCGAAGGACATTAAAAAATTTGAACGTATTTTATTTCCCTCCCAACTCATGGTCGATTGTAATGAAGAAACGATTACATATGCCATCAAATTTGCCAAACATTATCGTGAACCAATTTCACGTGTAATGAATGCTATGTATATGTGGGAAGAAGGCAGAAAACAATTAAGAAAGGCGAAAAATGGTGGTGAGCTTATCTCCTTTGTCAAAGAACAATTTAAATTACATTATTATGTATGTAATACTGCTCTATGTGTTACCACTCCATGTGTTACTCCTGCTATAGACATTTCTCTTTCAAATTTAGAATTATGTTGGGAATAAATGTACGTGCTCTCTCTCTAATTAAGTAAATATCAAGCCTATTATTTTTTAATTATATGGTCTTTTGGTAAATCTATTATATAATAATAATAATAATACTATATAATAATGCCAAGTCTGCCACTCATACAATATTTGAAAAAACGACGATATGGAAATAGAGGAGGAGGTGCCAAATATTTTATTGACTGTCCGGCATTTCAAAATTATCCCGAATCAATTCAAACAGAAATGATTCTCAAAAATGTTGATAAACAAAATGTTGCTATTTTAACAGCATTTGCTCAAGACGATGAATTTCGTAAAAAAATAGTCATAAAATTAACATATGCTAACGAAATAGACGGAAATAGAGAATACCGCATTGGAGAGATACTTTATGAACATAAAATTTCCGGATTTATTTGGTATTTATGCACATTTCCGTGTTTTGATGATACTATATCCCGTGCTCCAAAATCTCGTAATGGTGAAAAAATAAAACCGAAAGCATACACAGACCCTATTTGTCAAGCACCTCATTTGAAAAAGTATGCTCAAAATGTGCTTGTTATGCCATACATACAAGAGGGTTCTCTCGAATCCTATACATTTACACCAGAAAATATATTTCTATTAAAATCCACATTAATTCACGCAATTATGTCATTGACTGTAGCATATGACCAACTGCAATTTATTCACGGAGACTTACATTTGGGAAATATTCTTCTTAAAAAAACGACAAAACAAGACATTACATATCATATTCGTGGTATAGAGCCAATTACATTAGATACAATGGGATACAAAGTTATTCTTATGGATTTTGAAAAATCAAAATTAATTCTTGATGTGTCCGAGAAAATGCAAATAAATGTAGGACATTTTTGGAAAGATTTACTTTTCTTAATAAAAAAAACCGGTGTCGCATTTGATAATTATGATGATTATTATATTACATGGGATGATGCAGATATTCTTTCTTTTATACATCGTGCGTCGCAAAGTGCATTACCATGTTCTGAAATTATGACGTTAATTCATTTGGTAAATGAGTCAACATTTTATTTTTTACCAACAAGTAAAATAACATATAGTTCGATATAAAGATAATAAAATAATAAAATATAATTTCATATGATTGAATCAGACCTATCGAATCCACCCGTTACGGTATATTATCTAAATTCGTGTCTTTGGGAGAAGGATTTTTTACTGAATGATATTTTGGGACCAATTTGTAAAAATGTTATTTTTTTTGATAAAATAGAAGATATTTCTATTGCAACGCAAAATCATCCGCAAATTCTTATATTGACAGATACCCTGCCGTTTCAAGAGGTTGAAACGTTTGTAAAGAAAATATCTCCAAATGCCATTTTTTTTACCTCCGGCGAAACAGGAAATCATGCGCAATGGTTGTCATTGTCCGCCTATACTCCATTGTATTGCAAACAATACAATCATTTTTCTATAGGAACATCTCCCACAAATATTGTCCAAATACCGCTTGGATATATAAAAGGATTTATCACAAAATACGATTGTCCTTTATCCACTATTCGCCCGCATGTGTGGGCATTTGTTGGTGAATTAAAATCCGATAGATATGAAATGTGTGAAACATTTGCACGTTTTCCGAACAATGTCGTTGTTATATCAAAAAATACATGGAATCTTGAGCGACAACATATATCTCCTCAACAACTTGCTGATATATATAGAGACGCCGTATTTGTTCCGATTGGAAGAGGCAATTGTTCATTGGACTGTTTCCGAATTTATGAAGCAGTTGCATTGGGGGCTATACCAGTTATTGTGGGGAGAAAAGATGAAATAAAACAAACATTTTATTATGACGGACATATTCCACCATTTGTATTTTGTGAAAACTGGGACCAAGCCATTGATATATGTAATGTTTTATTGGCGAATCCGTCTCAATTAATACATAGACAAGCCAGTATTTTACAGTGGTGGAACGAACGTATTATGGACATTCAATGCAAGATAAAAAAGGTTATTTAGCAGAGCAATACGTATATAAAATTGAATTACATTTATTTATGAATTGGTGTAAAATGTCTCTTGAAACAGTTATAAACGAAAAAACCATAAAAAAACGTCATTTTATATTATCTAATTATCTCAAAAATAATAATGTTGGCGTTTTGAATGAAAATGAAACGTTATGGTTTAAACACATATTTGAAAAGTTTTATACACCAGACGACCAATATACTAAATTTAATTCTTCGCAAATTTCAAATGTATCCATAGTAAAAGACAATTACGGAAATAAATGTTTTTGTATTTTTGTAAATGATACTCGGTTTCCAACATCTATAAAAAGACTTGCCGGCGGAAATAGAAACGACAAAGCAAATGTAATACGAGCATTAAGAAATGCGATAGAACCGCAAATTCATGATTTTCGCAAAAATAATCCATTAAATCCTGTAAATATTTGTCCGATTACAAATGAACCATTTGGGTTCGATGCCGAAGTAGATCACCAAATACCATTTCATATGTTAGAAGAAGAATGGATAAAAAATAATAAAAATATTTCTTACATTTACAATGTAGATAAATTTGATTATATTTTACAAGAACCGTATTACACACGTTGGTTTAATTTCCATTTAGAAAAATCAATATTAAGATGGGTGTCAAAAGAGGGCAACAAAATTGCGCATAAATTATATGTTAAAACGGATTGTCTGGGCTAACTTGGTTAATACAATATTTTTATTGTATTAATTGTTTTATTTATATAAAATACGCATTGCTCTAAATATCCAACGACATAATATTCTTTTCAGACCGAGGTTTTCGCCGGCTCATATTTTTTTTACTATTGCCGTCATTCGAAACCGTTTTTAATCCTGCCAATAAATTATCAATATCGGAAGAAGGTCCTTTCATCTCTGCTCTCGGAGGAGGAGAAAATTGCGATTGAGGTTGTTGTTGTTGTTGAGGTGGATTTGTATAAGATGCGTGACCGCCTACATCAATTCCTTCTTGTTGTGTTTGTTGTTGTTGCTGCTGTCGAATATCTTGCGGTTGTTCCGGTCGAAAGGTAGTTCCTCTCGCCAAACTAATATCGGGACGCTGTTGGTTAGGTCTTTCTGTAAAATTCATTGTTCCTTTTTGCACAATGGGCTGATTGGTTCTGGTATCCAAAGGTGCAGGTGGCGGACCGGATGACATATTGGGAGGGTCTTTTACAAGCCCTTGTGCAAATGCAAATCCGGGGCTTTTTTCTTTCATTGCATCTACAGTTGCATTTGTAAATGCCTTCATTAATTGCGGACTTTGTTTTAATACATCTTGCAATCCCGGCGCTATATTGGTAAGTGACGAATTTGTAATATGAATCATTGATACAGACAATCCCAATTTTAGACATAGAGACAATTCGGGAGGTATTTTTTTACCTCCACTATATTTGTCATGAAGTTCCGAAAATATTTCATCATAACTATCTATATCATCCTCAACCGTATCAGAAAGTCCCCCTAAATCCAACCCAAATGGGTCAAACGTTGAGTTCGCCCACTCTACAGAACTTACAAATGTTTTTAACCAATATGCCTGAAGTTTTATACCATCTTTTTTACGTTTATCTTCCAAGGCAGATTCATACTCGTCTTCAATCTCTTCATACGCCGAATCCACGGTATAATGTGAAATGTTTTTAATTGAACCTTTTTCATACCATTCTTCTAATTTCTTAATCATGGCACGCTTCTTTCGATTGCGTTCTCTCTCGGACGATGGAACCGTGGTTGTTTTGGAAGATACGGGCATTTGTTTGCTAAATCCGTCCCATGTCTTGCTTGTTCCAGAAAGACTCTCTTGGGTAGCATGACCAATATTTGAATCGGTGTGTTCTAATACAACTTCAGGAGTGGGAGAGGCATTTTTTTGTGAAAATCCGAAAAAATTACCAAAGCCGGACGAAGATACGGTTTTTGTTTGAATAGGAGTCTGTCCAGTTAATTCATTTAATTCATTCTCTAAATCTCCTAATTCTTTCATATCGATACGCCCCGAACCACTGGACGACCGTTTTTTATCATTCATCAGGAGTTCAAATCCAGAACCAAATTTTGATGTTGCACTATCCATATTCAAATCCAAATGTTCTAAATTATCATTTCCGATGTCCATTAAATTAAGTTCTTCCATATTTACTTGTATTATGGTATTTGAATAATATTTATTCTTATTTCAAACACATCTTTATGTTTCATGTTTCAATAAATAAAAAAATAAAAATAATATAAATATAAAAATAAAAATTCTATTAATATGCCGATAACATTAATTAGTTTTGATATTGGTATTAAAAATATGGCGTATTGTATCGGTAAAGTAGATGATGAATTGTTTTCTATTTTGGATTGGAATATAATGAATTTAAGTGTTGAATATGCTACTCCTCAACCCGCCTCTCTACCCATATGCAGTTATATAACAACTACCACCTACAAAAAGAAAAATAAACCACCTATATTAAAACCATGCTCAAAATTGGCGAATTATGGAGAGACCCACCCGTCATATTTTTGTGAGAAGCATGCCCACGAACAAATGACCTACGGTATTTTACCGGACAATAAACCGAAAACCATTCTTGAATTAAAAACCATATTGTCGCAAAAGTCCATAGATACCACGAATAAAAACAAGACTGAATTATTGGCACAATGTATCAAGAAACGTCCCGTTGAAAAACGGGCAATTACGGCAGATAAAATAAGTCTGATAGATATCGCCCAACGTTTTATCATACAAATGGATATATTGTTAGAGAAATTTCCCGAAATTACGTGTGCCATTTTAGAAATGCAAATATCCCCCATTGCCACAAGAATGCATACAATTCAAGGAATGCTGGCGATGTATTTTATGACAAAGAATATTCATGTAGAGTTTATTTCGTCCTCCAATAAACTAAAACTTGTAAAAATGATGGAAGGCGAAACAAAAAAAGAAGGAGAAGGAGAAGAAACAAGAACATATAAAGAAAATAAAAAGTTAGCTGAAGAATTTTGTCCAAAAATACTTGACCATAATGTATCTCTCTCTTTATGGAAAGATGTTGTTACACAATTTAAAAAACAAGATGATATGTTTGATTCAGCACTTCAAATGATATGGTATTTACATAACAAGAATTATGTTAAATTTCAAAATTTTGAAATAATTGTTGCATCAAATAATTGTTGCATCAAATAATTGTTGCATCAAATAATTGTTGCATCAAATAATTGTTGCATCAAATAAACTAATAAATTGAAAATCTTTTTTTTATAACCAGAAACAAACTAAAAGCAAACAATGAATCTCGAAATTGAAAAGGAAGGAGAGTATGGTGAAAGCATCACAATATATTCAGATGGAAAAAGCTATGAAGGAAAGTTAACATACAATAAAACAAATGATAAAGCATGTGTTATATTTACAAATGGCAACATCTATGAAGGAGAAGGAGAGTGGAAAGACAATAAAATACATGGTCAAGGTCGATTGACCTATTCAAATGGAAATATCTATGAAGGAGAGTGGAAAGAAAATAAAAAATATGGTCAAGGAACATATACATTTACCGACGGCAATATCTATAAAGGAGAATGGAAAGACGATAAAAAACACGGTCAAGGAACATATACATATGCCGATGGAGCAATTTATAAAGGAGAATGGAAAGACGATAAAAAACACGGTCAAGGAACATATACATTTACCGATGGAGCAATTTATAAAGGAGAATTGATAGACAATAAAACACACGGTCAAGGAACACTGACATTTGCCAATGGCGATATCTATGAAGGAGAGTGGATAGACAATAAAAAACATGGTCATGGTCGAATGTCATTTTCAAATGGCAACATCTATGAAGGAGAATGGAAAAACGGAAAAAAAGATGGTCATGGTCGAATGACATATGCAAATGGTTCTGCCTATGAAGGTGAGTGGAAAGAGGATGCCAAAGATGGATATGGTGAAACAATTGAAAAAGGTTACTGGAAAAAAGGCGTATTTATAGAAAGTGTTTCACAAATACCATTCATTAAAGTTAAAACCGAATGAGAAAAGTAAATGATAAAAGGTAAATGAAAGGATAGATGATAGATAAAATTGATAAAAAAATAATAAAATTATGTATAAAATAATACAAATATGAACAATCAAATAGAATTTATAGAATCCATTGTTAGAACAGATACGTCATTTCTAAATACATATATATTTACAAATGAAGATTTACTTCATATGTGTATTGAAGATGTAAAAAATGAATTATTAGAAAATCCAACAATTCAAATATACGGAAAAACCGCTATTCAACACAGGAGTATCGGATTCTTTTCCGATAATTCAATTGGATACTATTATTCTGGACAACTCGCAAAATCTAAACCACTGTCATCGAATTTATTATCACTATTAACCATTATAAACGCACATTTTGCTATGGAGTATAATGGAATTTTAGTAAATAAATACGGCGACGGAAATGACTGTATTGGTGCACACAGTGATGATGAAAAAGGATTGGATGTGGGTGGAGTTATTGCCATATCATGTGGCGCTATCCGAAAATTTCGTGTTCGAAATAAAATATCAAAAAAAATTGTTATAGATATTCCAACTATATCAAACCATATACTACATATGGGAGGAGATTTTCAAAAAGAATTTACTCATGAAATACCGATTGAAAAAAAGGTAAAAGATATACGATATTCTTTTACATTTCGAAAACATCTTCGTTAGTAAGATTTACGCGTAAATTTCGATGACGCATTTGTTCGACTACTTCGTTTTATAGTTTGACGACTACTATTTGATTTTAACGGCATTATTAAAAAAAACTCTCGAATATAATACATAATTTTTTGAGAGACCAGTATATCTATTTTTTTTTCTTCTTTTGACGATTTTATTACCGGATATTGTGCGAGTTCATTCTTGATATCTCGTAACGATATTTTTTGTATATTATCTCTCCGAATAAATTCACAAAATCGGTCAAATATATCATTCGTTGATAAGTGATGATTGTATGCTTTTGGTTTAATATAGTACACTTTATTATTCGTATTGTACATTAGCGGATGGTATAAATCATCTATAAAACATATTTCGGCATGTTTGGATAACATGGAACATTGAATAAAATCAGAATATGTTTTTAATTGCGTGGTTCGTTGTGTGTTTACAATTTGATTGCCAATTTTAAACGCATAAATAATTTGGTCAAACAAAATGAATTCGGCACCTCCCCCCAATTTATGATGAAAATATGCAATAACATGATGTATCCAATCGACAGGACATTGGTTGTTTGTATATAAAAAAACTTTATAACATTCTCCCTGTTTCTTTTTATGACATAAATATTCGAGTATTACCAGAATTCCAACGCGTAAAAACTCCGGATATACATCCATCAAAGAAAATAAAATAGCGCGTTCTCCCTTTTCTGGATACAGTTTAATAGAAATTTTCCATAAAAAATATAGGTGAGAAAAGGACCCAAGAGTTTCATCAAAATCCAATACAATCACTCTTTTTATTTTTTTATTTTTTCCAAGTCGTGAGTGGATTGGCGGAAACACTTCAATAATTTCTTTGTCTTCTTTTTTTTCTTCTTTTTCTTCTTTTTTATTTGTTTCTTTTTCTTCTTTTTTATTTGTATTTGTTTCTTTGTCGTCCTTTTTATTTGTATTATTTGTTTCCTTTTTATTTGTGTCTTTTTCTTTTGTATTGTTGTCGCTATCGAATTCTTCTTCGTTGTATTCATATTCATTTATAAATATATTGTTCATAATTTATCCAAATACAGTATTATGATACTGTATATAGAGATTATTTATCGTAATTAACCTATTTGCGAATCTTTTGTATTTGTGCTATATGTCGGGCTCAAATTTCCTCCGCGAGACGATAACAATTGCAACTGTTTATCATTAAAACACAAACTACCTTTTGAATTGGTATATCCTGAACCTTGGGTGCAATTTGTATCTCCTTTTACTCCATAAAACGCGTCAATTCCTTCCGGTGTATCTGCGCCACAAAAAAGTCCGCTTTTTCCAAAACCAAACAGTTTAGAGCATTGCTTTTCTTTTGAACCGTCGGTCAGTAACGCAACGCGAGAATCTAATGCCTGATTTGCCGGATATGTTGAATATTCGGTTGGAAATTGGGTAAATCCTTCTAAACTTTTCCATGATGATGGAAGAACAGCTGACAAGAAAATAATAATAGCCAACAAAACACTTAAAAAAATACTCTCTCTTGACATGAATTTTTTCATTCTATTATTATAACTTACGAAAATAAAGAATGAATTGAATGGGTGGTCGGCAAATCTTTTCCTACTAAACACCCTTTAAGTAAATTGGGCGCAAAATACGTTTGACAAACTCGCAATACATCTTCTTTTGTTATTGGCGCGTATTTTTGTTCAAAAATAGTGCTTAAAGGGACGATGCTTAAAGGGACGGTGCTTAAAGGGACGATGCTTAAAGGGACGATGCTTAAAGGAACTGCATTTGTGGCATTTATGATTGCAAGTGCATTTTGTTTTCCCGATAAATCAATATTGTTTAAACGCAATATTTGTCTTCCTTTTAATTCTTGTTTTGTATGTTTTATTTGTGAATAGGTCATCCCTTTATGATATAAATTTTTGAGAATTTGTTTAAGAATAGGAAGCACCTGTTTTGTCTTGGTTTTGTCAATTTCTGTATATAAAATAAAAGACCCAACGGTTTTATAATAATTCACTTCAATTTCAGACGAATAGGTGAATCCATGTTTTTCTCGTAATTCGTTAAATAAAAAAGAATTCATACCATCGGATAAAAAAGATTTGATAAGATTTAATATATATCGGTCTGGGTGATTGTAGGGACATGTGCGAAATCCGAGAGAAATACGAACGGCTTCCAATGGAATAGAAATACACGAAATTGGAAATAGATTTTGTTGTTGGGCGCATTGTCGTTCAATATAAAAAGTGGGCGACTGTTTTATGTGCGATTTTGTAAATCTGGTATTTTGCAACATATGAACAATTGTTTTAAATGGATGGTGCGATACAATACTACATATCGTATTTTGTGGAATATAGACATTTTTATACAATTGAAATACGGTCTCTCTATCTAATGATTTTTTTGTATGATAGGCAATATTATCAATCGGAGAATCATATATAGTTCCATTAAATAGTAGTCGTTCTATTTCATTCGATTCTAATTCATCTGTGTCATTTACGGCTAATGTATTTTCTTCAATAACAACGGCATGTTCTAATTCATAATCTTTTTTATTAAATACGGAGGAAAATAACATTTCACCTAATGGCTCCAATGCTTGTTGTGTATATTGATATCCACATTTTACATAATAACATGTATATGATTTTTCAGTATACGCATTTACTTCAGCTCCTATTTTATCATATATATCCGATATAGTAGTTGATTTTTCATATTTCGAACAACCTTTAAACACCATATGTTCAATCATGTGAGCAGAAGCGCGAAGATTTGGTGGTTCATGAATAGACCCAAATTGTTGATAGATTTGAATGGAAGAGAGAGGAAGGTCGGTTTTTTCATAAATTAGACAACAACCATTATCAAATATATGTGTTTGTATTGGTAACATACGATTGTTATATAATAATCATATTTAAGCTTTTCTTATATTTTTCCTTTCTTATTTTTCTTTTTATTTTTCCAAAAATCTATTATGTATTTCTCTTAAATATGTATAATTTCATTCTCATCTTCAAGATAATATTTATTTCCACAAGCGTTACATTTTTGTTGTATTCTGTCTTGTTTTTGTTTATATGTAAGACGGACCTCGGGTTTATCACACATATTACAAAGCAAATACTTTTGAATAAACTCATATAGAATTTGTTTAATTTGAGAATGTGAGAACTCACCTTGAAGATAATAATATTTGGTATATTTATCAATTCCACTTTTACATGATAATTTTTTGCCAAGAATAGAGAGAAGAATAGATTCATCAAATTCTAATTCTTTACAAAACTTTGAAAAATTATCCAACATTGTAATTGTTGTTCCTTTTTTACTGCTGTGACTTGTTTCTATTACCGAAATTATATAACGATAATTTTCATCAAATAAAATCGACTCATCGCTTGTTAAATAAAGTTTGTTATGTTGCTCCATTTTTTGGTATATTTGTGGACAAATAAATCAAATAAATCAAAATTTTTTAACCCATTAGTTTTTCAGAAAACATCCAAGCCCACTTATGAGTTAACCACCAAATACCACCAAAAATAGCACCATGTGTTAAGGCAACGACTAATTTTGAACTCTTTGGCGGAAGAGTAATCAACACGGATGGCGTTAACGCGACAAAAAGAAGCACAATATACAAAAATAGAAGAATATTCATTTTATAATATAAAGGATTATTTTTCTAAAGGTCGGTAAAGGGTCGAATAAAAAATGTTCATAATTACGTAAAATAATAGTAAACCGGATGATAGACATATCTATAAAAATAATCAAACGGATAATAATCATATTCGTCTAAAAATAATGGATTTACGGCAATTGCTCCTCCTCCTCCACCTCGTCCTCCTCCTCCGTGACCTCCTCCACCTCGTCCTCCTCCTCCGTGACCTCCTCCGCCTCCACCATGACCTTCAACAATTTTATTATTCAATATAAAAAATATACAAACAAATACCAACGCAACACAAATAATTCCTATTCCAGTGTATGGTTTTTTCATTAATTATTATATGATTAGACATATTATGATTTATGATATTTTCTTTACCGGAATTTTACTATCAACAATATAAATAGAATTCTCCGTCATAATAATGAGTTCAGTTAAAACCTTGTATATATTTACAATTGAACTTGTAAATTCTTCGGGGCTTCGCACCAACAGCCGTTCAGTAATTTTCTCGCCCGTTTCTTCGTCAATTTCTTCACGAATTCCAAGAATAACCGATTTTTCAATAGAACCTACCCAATAATCCATCATAATTGGTTTATCTTCAACAATAGCTAATTTAGATGCTTCATGAAATGTTTTACCTTCTGGATGACGAATAGGAGGAACAGTTTCCGTATTTTTTTTTGATGTTTCCGTATTTTTTGCTAAAGACATAACAATAATAATGTATGGACATAACAAAAAACGTAATTTATAACGCCCATTTTGTCATACGCGTTATAAATTTCTCTCCTAAAGTTATATATGTCTTCATCTTCTGTAAATTTAGGGAACAATGCTGGACAATTTGACCAACAAACCGGCTCTATTGCGATTGGACAACAAGCGGGGCAAACTAGTCAAGGAACATTTGCCGTAGCAATTGGACAAAATTCCGGACAAACGAATCAATCGAACGCATCTGTCGCCATTGGACAAAATGCAGGACAGGTAGAACAATCTGAATACTCCATATCCATTGGACAAAATGCGGGACAAAATAGTCAAAATACCGTAGCGGTTGCTTTAGGTCAAAATGCCGGACAGATAAACCAGTCCGACCATGCAATTGCCATTGGGCAAAATGCGGGTCAATCCAACCAAGGTTCATATTCCATTGCCATTGGAACAAGTGCGGGTCAAGTAAGTCAAGGAGAATATAGTATTGCTATTGGACATGATGCGGGTCAACTTGCGCAACCGGCTCATAGTATTGTATTAAATGCTCAAATAACCGGTGTTAGTCCACAGACGACGGGACTGTTTATCCAGCCATTGCGAAATGCATCTCAGTCAAATACGTTATATTATAATGATGCTACAAGTGAAATAACCTATTATACCTCAACGGCAGAAGATAAGACCGATATTACTTCGTTGCCATTTTTTCAGAGCGCCAGTATTTATAAACTACTACCTCGCACATTTACGTATACATCGGACGGAATTAAAAATATTGGACTTATTGCCGAGGAAGTATTTGCAGTAGATCCGGATTTAGTTGTTGTGGATGCAAGCGGAAATCCTATTAATATAAAATGGTTTGATATTGTAACATATCTCGTTTCAGAAATTAAGAAGCATCAAACTCAAATTTTAAACCAAGCCCAGCAAATGCAATCGCTTCAGTCATTGGTATTTCAGCATAAACTACAAAATCAACAACAAACTGACGCATTAAAACAACAAACTGATGCATTAAAACAACAACAAAAACAATCCACTGTCCAACAATCACCTCAATTAACTATTCAACCATCTGTAACTATTCAACCGTTGCAAAAAAGTTCATCGTCTGTTCTCCGAAGTTCTTCGAGAGGAACTGGGGCATTAGGTAAATTTATATTTCAACATAAATAGATAACGCCATAATTGGTATATGAGTAAAAAGATAGGGCGAAATGACATGTGTTTGTGCGGTTCCAATAAAAAATATAAAAAATGTTGTCTACTCAAAGAAGAACAAGAAGACAAAGAAGACAAAGAAGTTCATTCCATTGTTCAATATCTCCGTGTAGAATTTCCAACACATAAGGTGATTGATATCACAAATAAACTCACTGTTGAAACCTATCGACCCTTACAAATTCAACATTATTCAGATAATGTAATACAATTTGCCGAAAAAAACGAATTAAATGCAAGTGTGTTTTTGACACGAGTTCCATTAGATACATACGATATTATGATTTTATATCATGGGTCATATCGTACATTTCCGAAAGACGATATTTATTCAGTTATGGCAAGTTTAAGAGCGTTAATTTATCCGGAAACGGATAGTTCCATTTGAATATAAATCTTTTTATATTGTATAACAATGGCAAAATTTACCGATATTTTGTATCGCTGGTCGAAAATAAATCGCCATTACCTCATTACCTTTTTTGTTCTTGTTTTATTTATCGGATTGAGTATTTTAGGCTATAAGTGGTTTAAAAAAACCGATACTCCTTACAGTGATGTTGCAAATGCTAAAACTCGAGGACAAGAAGTTGAAATTTATATATTTACGGTTACATGGTGTCCTCACTGTAAAACCGCTCGTCCAGAATGGACGGCATTTAAAGAACAATATGAAGGAAAACGTATAGGTCCTTATGTTATTCATTGTGTTCAAGTAGATTGCACAGATAAAGATGATATTCAAGTTCAAAAAATGCGTTCAAAATACAATATTTCATCTTTTCCGACCGTAAAAATGGTTAAGGATGGAAAAATAATTGATTTTGATGCAAAAATAACTACCGGCAATTTGAATCAGTTTGTCTCAACAATGGTAGGATAAGCGAAGACAAATTATTTTTATTTCTTTCATAACATATTATTTCTCACCATATTATATATGTTATGGTTAGTAAATCATTAAAGAATACATCCTCAAGAAAAAACGAAACAAGAAAAAACGAAACCGAAACAAGAAAAAAAACTATAAAACACCGTTATACAAAAAAACATTATTCGTCTGGAGATGGTATGTTGACAACCGTTTGGGGACCACCTATGTGGCATTTTTTACACACAGTATCATTTAATTATCCCGTTGAACCTACATGCAATCAAAAAAAACAATATCGCGAGTTTATACTTTCTCTACAATATGTGCTTCCTTGCGGAAAATGTCGCATAAATCTCTGTAAAAATCTAAAAAAACTACCTTTAACAATACATCATATGTTAAATCGAGGAACATTTTCACTATATATTTACAAACTACATGAAATGGTAAATACAATGCTTCATAAAAAATCCGGTCTTACCTATGACCAAGTTCGAGATAGATACGAAGATTTTAGGGCGAGGTGTGTAATGTCTGACTCCGATAAAAACACGGACACAAAAAAGGAAAACACGGACACAAAAAAGGAAAATGGCTGTACCGACCCCGTGTATGGAGAGAAATCGCGATGTATTTTAAAAATTGTTCCCCAATCCGTTCAATGTGAATCTTTATCTATAGACAAAAAATGCAAACGAACATCTCTTCTAATGTAATTATAATATGGATTTTTTTTATTTAATAACAATTGCTATCGCCATTGTCATTTTAACAATCGTTCTTGTTGGAGTTTGGTATGTTATTAAAACAACAAACGCAAAAGGAACTATTTTCCCAAATGTAGTAAATCAGTGCCCAGATTTATGGTTAGTGGATAATACAACGGGCAATTGTATTATTCCTGATGTATCGTTTAATGCTACCACAACATCACCAAATTTAGGAATTTTAACACAATCTACCTATAGTTTAATTCCCGGTTATGCTGTATCATCTCTCGGATATAATGAAATTAACTTTTCAGATGCGGGATGGGCGTCACAAAGTGTATCATCCGCTACATGTGCAAAAAAAACATGGGCGAGTGTAAATGGAGTTGTATGGGATACGGTAACAAATTATAATCAATGTTAGCATAATTAAACTTACATAAAAATTGAATCGTAAAATACACGAATAGAATGGAAACAATGACAAATGATATTGACAGTGAGTGGTCGTTATTTTTACGTTCACAACATGAAATTATTGATATTCGACAACCAATCTATACTACAGAACAAAGACAACAAGAACGAGATTTAGCACAGGACAGTCAAAACAATGAATCCGAAAATCCAATACCAATCTGCGAGGAATTGTATATATCGACAAATACAAAAACACTTATTTTAAATCAGGAAATAGATACATTTGTTGTATTTTGGAAAATTCCTATTATTGAATATTGGAAACCAGAAGAAGGGGTTGTTCATAAACATATGAAAGTTGTATCAGACACACCCGAACAATTGGAATTGTATAAAGAATACCTTTCTCATGTAAAAGAGGAATACAAGGAACACATTATGAAACAAATTGATATTCGTAATACAAAACGTCCAAAATTCAAAGATGACCGAAAAATAATGGTCGGTATTTCAAAAAAAGAAATTATGAATGCGCGAAAAAAACAGAAGAAAGCATTTATGAATTCTTTCGCAATTATTATTCGTTTGGAATTTGAAGGTATGTTTCGTGAAATTCACGTGAAAATATTTAATACCGGTAAAATGGAAATTCCGGGAGTCCCTCAGCGGGCTCTTTTAAATATCGTAAAACAGAAAATCATATGTATTTTACAACCACATATGCCAACTCTACTTGAATTTTCTGAAACGAGCGCCGGAATGGAAGATAAAGGAGTTCTTATTAATTCAAATTTTCGATGTGGATATCACGTGAATCGAGAAAATGCATACCATATTTTACGGACCAAATATGGAATTGATTCGGCATATGATTCGTGTAGTTATCCGGGAGTAAAGAGCAAATTTTATTTTAATAATAAAATCGGATTTGATACGGATAAACAAATAGGTCGTATAGATGAGGAGGACCGTTCATGCACCATAGATGCGTTACGTAAAAATCCGAAATATACCGAAATGACATTTACCATATTTCGAACAGGAAGTTGTCTCGTATCTGGAAATTGTTGTGATGATATTTTATATTTTGTATATAATTTTCTATGTAAATTTTTACGGGATGAATACTTGCAAATACGAGCAAATGTAATTATTCCAATGATAAAAGAAAAAAAAATAAAGGTGAGAAAACACTGGATTTCAACAACGGTTGATTATTACAATAAAACAATATCCAAAACCACATATAAAAATAATTCTAACGTATCCAACGATGAATTTGGTGTTGCCTCTGTATAATGTATCTTTAACAAATATACAATTTTTAGAGACCAAAGACAATATTCGGATGAACGGTATTTTTACAAAACTAATTTATTCTGATTTTTTTATGACGATGAACGGATTATATGCAATCATTCCCATTGCATTAAAATCGGTCAACTATCATTTTGGATATTTTAATCCTATTGAAAACATAACATGGATTCGAGATATAATCGCAATTGAATCTCATATATTACAAGAATATAGAAGAAAAAACAAGTCGAGACATTTACGATTTTCTTCTATACAAACTGTATTACAATCAGGAACAATAAAGTTAAGTAGTTATGCAACGGATGTTTGGAAAGAGCATTCTATGCCGATAACGTGTTTAAAAATATCGGGGGTTTGGGAGAATAATGGAACTATTGGCATAACATATAAATTTTTATATGGGCGATAAGACCCATTTTATTTGTAATCACATATAATTACTTTATATTGTTCATTTTCTTGTATTATTTGAAATGGTTTTCCGCATCCATAGAGTGCTCCTTCTTCAACTAATTTTATACACTCGTGTTGGGGAGCATGTGGACTTAATTGACGACCAGTTGACCGATAAATACCACATCGAAATATACAACAATTTAATTTTACAATTTCACACATTTGGTTACAATGAGGACATAACACGAAAATAGGGTCCGATAATGTTTGTTTTGTCTTTGTCATTTATTTTTATATATTTATTACGAGAAGTTATAATTATCAATTTTCTTCAGTATTATTTTAACATTGGACAACATTCCATGCGTTTGATTTCATTGTATTGTTCAATTGTTTTTACAGAAAGTTCAAATCCATATAGTTCCTTACATGTTGTATAAATTGGATTAGTTGTGCAATCGAATTCTTGTAAAGTGAGAGGAAGATTGTCGAGAGATGTAAGTTGATTATGCGAACAATATAATTTTTGTAGATTCGGAGGAAGATTGTCAAGAGAATTGATTTGATTATTCCAACAACCTAATGTTTGTAAATTGGGAGGAAGATTGTCAAGAGAAGTCAGTTGATTATTTTCACAATATAAGTGTTGTAAATTGGGAGGAAGATTGTCGAGAGACGTAAGTTGATTTGTAAAACAATCTAATGTTTGTAAATTGGGAGGAAGATTGTCGAGAGAAGTCAGTTGATTGCCGCCACAATACAATATTTGTAAATCGGGAGGAAGATTGTCAAGAGACGTTAGTTTATTTGTGGAACAATCTAATTTTTGTAAATTGGGAGGAAGATTGTCAAGAGAAGTCAATTGATTATTATCACAATATAATTTTTGTTGTAAATTGGGAGGAAGATTGTCGAGAGAAGTCAGTTGATTATTATAACACCATAATTCTTGTAAAGTGGAAGGAAGATTATCGAGAGAAGTTAGTTGATTATATTGACACTGTAATTCTTGTAAATTGGGAGGAAGATTGTCAAGAGATACGATTTGATTATTATAACAATATAATGTTTGTAGATTGGGAGGAAGATTGTCGAGAGAAGTCAGTTGATTATGATGACAATATAATTCTTGTAGATTCGGAGGAAGATTTTCGAGAGAAGTTAGTTGATTATATTCACAACATAATGTTTGTAGAGTAGGAGGAAGATTGTTTAGAGAAGTCAATTTATTACAAATACAATATAATCCTTGTAAATTGGGAGGAAGATTGTCGAGAGAAGTCAGTTGATTATGACAACAATCTAATCTTTGTAGATTTGTATAGAGAGATAAATCAGGTAAAACAGTTAAGTTTTGTTTCGATAAATCCAATTCGGTTACGGTATAATCTGTCATTTATTATTTGTTTATTACAAAAAATAAACAAATAAATATCAATTTTCTTCGCTACTATTTTAGTAGTGGGCAACATTCTTTTTCCAAATTTTCCATGTGTTTGATTTTATTGTATTGTTCAATTGTTTTTTCAGAAAGTTCAAATCCATATAGTTCCTTACATGTTGTGTAAATTGGATTGTGTGAACAAAATAGTGTTTGTAAAGTAGGAGGTAAAATATCCAGAGAAGTCAGTTGATTCTTCAGACAAGATAATTTTTGTAGATTCGGAGGAAGATTTTCGAGAGAAGTGAGTTTATTATGGCGACACCATAATTCTTGTAAATTGGGAGGAAGATTGTCGAGAGAAGTCAGTTGATTGCCACCACAACGCAATGTTTGTAAAGTGATAGGAAGATTGTTGATAGATGTAAGTTGATTATTGAAACAATTTAATGTTTGTAGATTCTGAGAAAGATTTTCGAGAGAAGTCAGTTGATTATTGAAACAATCTAATCTTTGTAGATTGGGAGGAAGATTGTCGAGAGAAGTCAGTTGATTGTTATAACAATCTAATCTTTGTAGATTGGGAGGAAGATTGTCGAGAGAAGTCAATTTATTATTTCCACAATATAATGTTTGTAGATTTGTGTATAAAAATAAATCCGGTAAAATAGTTAAGTTTCGTCCCGATAAATCCAATTCTGTTACGGTATAATCTGTCATTTATTATTTGTTTATTACAAAAAAATAAACAAATAAATATCAATTTTCTTCGCTACTATTTTAGTAGTGGGCAACATTCTTTTTCCATATTTTCAATGCGTTTGATTTCATTGTATTGTTCAATTGTTTCTACAGAAAGTTCAAATCCATATAGTTCCTTACATGTTGTGTAAATTGGATTATCCCAACAATATAATTCTTGTAAAGTAAGAGGTAAAATATCAAGAGAAATTAATTGATTCTTCCGAAAAGATAATGTTTGTAAAGTGGGAGAAAGATTGTCAAGAGAAGTTAGTTGATTTGTATGACAAATTAATGTTTGTAAAGTTGGAGGAAGATTTTCGATAGAATTTAATTTATTTTCATGACAAATTAATATTTGTAAATTGGGAGGAAGATTGTCAAGAGAAGTTAGTTGATTGTTTTGACACCATAATACTTGTAAAGTAGAAGGAAGATTGTCAAGAGAAGTTAGTTGATTGTTTTGACACCATAATACTTGTAAAGTAGAAGGAAGATTGTCAAGAGAAGTTAGTTGATTGTTTTGACACCATAATACTTGTAAAGTAGAAGGAAGATTGTCAAGAGAAGTCAGTTGGTTATAATAACAATATAATGTTTGTAGAGTGGGAGGAAGATTGTTTAGAGAAGTCAATTTATTATTTACACAACGTAATGTTTGTAGATTTGTATAGAGAAAGGTTTTATACTTAAATATAGATTTTTCCGTTAAAAAACCTCAGTTAATGTTTTCTCTCCATGACAATTGCGACAAAGAGCCTGAAGATTACTTAGATCATTCCCTCCATTTGCTACCCGAATTTTATGGTCAATTTCATAACTTGCCGAAAGAAGATTGTCGCATGAGGCACACCGCCATTTCTGTCTTGCCGCCACATATTTTTTCTTTGCATCTGAAACGGAACGTTTATGTTTGGTTGTATCAATTAAACCGGCTTGTGGAATAGAAACCCGTTTTTTTTCTTTATCAAACGATAAAATAGGTTGCGAATATCCATCATCTGTATATTTCTCTTTTGTAAAGTTGATTAACGGTTCAATAAAATTCGCAGATACATTTCGGTCGACTGGCAAATATTTTACATATTCGTGTGTATTATAAATCATATCTCGGGCAGACGCTGGATTCTTTTTCATAAACCAATACAAAAATAATGCTCCTAATAAAACTCCTCCTATTTGATAGTATTTTTTAAACGCATAAAGCTTCTTTACATATTTACCCTCTGTATAAATATTTGCAACTAAAAAACATGCAACCAAGATTAAAACGATTTCAAATCGCATTTATATAAAACAATGATACAATTTTCTTTCTCTTAAAGATAATAACCTTCTATTTTAATAAGAAACACATGACAATAAATTCATACATTCTCTTTTTTATTTCCATCATTGTAATAGGATTTTATTTCTATTTCATCATTGGAAATATTCGCATTAAAAATATATACGGAAATACAGGCGACCCCGTTATAAAAGAGTTCCAACAAGATATTATTACAGGAATTACTTTAGCATTACTCGGTTGGCTTACCTATATAAATCAGAAATTCGGAACTATTTCATTAACTGTATTGTCTCGTTGGATTCTTGCGATTGTATCTCTCGGTATTGCCACATACATAACAAGAACAACATGGCTATCATGGTTTTCCGGATTTAATTCAATGACTTTCCTGTATATAGCATTATTTTTATTTATGATTGTTGCCGGTATGGCGATTGCATACCGAATATTTTATACGCAACAAGAAGGAAGTAGTTGGGAAAACAATATACTTATTCAATTCCTTTTATTTTTACCGTGTTTATTGACAGATTTTCTGGAACATGTAAATAAACAAATCGGAATTACGCCCAATATTGTGTTTGTTCTTTTCCTGATGGAACTAATCGCAATTCTTTTATTTATTTCAATTCCCTATTTTCTTCAAAAATCCGCAACACTGATTCAGGGAAAAGGAACACCTATTTTAAAAGAATCCGCATTTTTAGATATTCAAACTGCCTTGCCCCCGTTTCATTCATTAAAAACAAATTACGCCATATCTTTATGGACATATATAAACCCCCAACCAGCTTCAGATAAAGAATATCTTATTTTTACGATAAATGCCTTCATGCCAATTATTACGTATCGGACTCATGATACAAGAAAGGAACAAAAAGAAAAAGAACAAAAAGAAAAAGAACAAAATAAAATAATTGTGCATTCATATTCAAAAAATCCCAAACAAAAACAAAAACAAGAACAAGAGTTCGATGTAAAATTACAAAAATGGACAAATATTGTATTGAATTATCGACATAATATGTGTGACGTTTTTATTGATGGAACTCTACAAAAAACATTCGAATGTTTTGAACCGCCCCCCATTCACTCGGTTTTCATTGGAGAGCATAATGGATTATATGGAGCAATATGTAATGTTATGTATTATCCTGAACCGCTAACTCAATCACATATTGTAACAATGTATAACGTTTTTTCAACCAAAAACCAGCCAACTTTATTTTAGTAGTATTATTGTGAATAAGCCACTGCTAATTTACTTAATTTTTGTAAATATGCAAGAGAATGCTGTTTATTGTCGTCGCTCATGTCTCGAATTGGATTACGAATTTTATCAACAATAACCATAATTTCCTGAGAATTCGATAAATACACTAAATCACTTCCATAATCTTTATCAATAAAAAATGAGATATCGCCACCATCAATACGGTCTTTGTATGGCATATAAACATAACTATACCACGCCTTTAAAATAGCCGTAACATTCAGTTTTCGGATGGTTTCGAATGACTGTTTGGCAACTTTAATATCATTATTATCCGGAAAAATCGCAATAATTTCGTCTAAAAAATCAAAAAAAAGTTTGTTGTATGCTTTTAAATAAATAGATTTATCCGACATGTGCAAATAGTATATTTTACATAAATATACTTTTATATGGTTTTATACGTTTATTTTATTTCTTTTTTTATTTCTTTTTTTCTTTTTCTTTCTTTTTTTATTTCTTTTTTTATTTGATTTCTTTTTTTATTTCTTTTTTTATTTCTTTTCTCTCTGTCTTTTCTTTTCTCTCTAAAACCCAATATTATATTTATTGTCATCACAAATTTGTATTACATTGCTACGTTTAATATTGCCAATATTGTTTTCAATTCGGATTGAATCCGCCGAACATTTCCCGCCATCATCTCCAGCACCCAACATTCGATTGATTTCCGCCGTCGGGTCTTTTAATTGCAATGTCTTTTTTGATTGTTTTGCCATCTTTTCCATATCTAACAATATATTGAACGAATTTGTTCCGAAAAGTCCCTGTTGTCCCATCATAATGTTTCCAGACACACCGCGCATTGTATCTAAATCCGCATGTCTTCCTGCATCTAATAATACTTCTGTATGAACCTCGAACGTTGCTTTGCCAATTGGTCCAATATCATCTTTAAGAATTCCTGAACGAAAGATTGGAATCATATCCTTTGTTAATGTCATGCGGTCACATAACAAACTCAAATGATGATGATTGATATACACATCACTGAATTCCATTACATCCACAAATTCTTGATACATAACTTGACGCGCAGCCGCAATTCCAAGAACATCAAACACTTCACGAATATCATTACTAATGGTTCTCGTTGAATCTATAAAATCCAGTGCAAGAACATCCAGCATATTTGACCCATTTGTATCTAAAATCCAAACATCCTCTTTCGTTACTATTTCTCCTCCTTCCTTTGTAATTTCTAAACCTTTGGGCGGGTCTTTCACCATATTTGCGATTTTTCTCGGAATTACATTTCCCACACCCGGAACACCTCGCAGAACAATATTATTTAAAACGGTATCTTGAAAATTCTTCAACAAATAGATTTCATCGGACTGGTCCAGAGTTCGGGCAATACCTTTTTGTTTCTTTGTATGTTTTTTAAATACATCACTGTTTATACGAATACGAAATATCAAATTATCCATATTGTAATCCGAAAATATGCACGTAATATTTTGACCATCATTGCTTTTTTTAATGGCAAAGTGAATATCGTCCATCGTCAGATTTTTATCCAACATTTTTTCTCTATTCATTTCCATTCGCACAATCCATTTTGATTTTGGTTGGGGCGGTTGCTGTTGTGGTTGATTTGTATTGCATTCTTCCACCATTTGTTCAAATGCATAGTATTCTTGAAGCATTAACTCGTCTGTGGAAGGAGTTCGGTCATCGGGTTCAAAACAAATCTGTGTAGATTTCACCACATCTACCAATTTTGTATGTTCCACCATAGTCGAGTAAAATTTTGCCTTGTCCTGACTTTCTCGGTCTAATTCCTTCAAGAAAATCGTCATGGACGTATTTTTGGGATTTCTCGTTAAACGCAAAATTTCTTCAATTCGGGGAACACCGCGAGTTACATTTGACTTGGATGCTACACCTGCCAAATGAAATGTATTGAGTGTAAGCTGGGTGGTCGGTTCGCCAATCGATTGCCCCGCAATAACTCCCACCATTTCGCCCGGATGAACAATTGCCTGTTTGTATTTTAACAAAACCGTTTCCAACAACAATGTGAGAGCTTTGCGATGGAATCGTTTTTTATACAATAAATCAATTGGATTTAAATAATAGTAATACATAATTTCAAACAATTCCGTTGGAGGGGCAAATACAATACTTTGTAATTTTGCGTAATAGGACTCGATGAGTTCATACGCTTCATATGGCGTAATATCCACAACTGTATTTGTCGTTAAATCCAGCTGTCCTTGCAAATTATTAATAATATAAATAAATGCAACGGGGACATTCACACTGTTTTCGTTTTTGAATTTAAACACATGACGAATAAGTTGATTTCGCCAACTGACCATTTTATCAATCATTTCTTTGTTCTTTACTGCGGTTTCTTCTCGCTGTTTATAAATGCGAGTAGACGCTCCTTTTGAAAATACATCCAATAGCGTTGTTTGTGTGTCTTCCATATAACGTTTGTATATATCCTCAATGGACATTGTCGCCAAAGGAATCGGTTGTACTTCCACACGAGTAGAATCAAATCCGTCATCTCCATAATGAAACTGAATAATTTTACCCATATTGTTACGCACCGTCATATCATACATGACAACCGCATCTTCCAGTCCCTTAATCAATCGACGTTGAATATATCCCGTTTGACTTGTTTTGACGGCGGTATCTATTAATCCCACTCGACCACCCATCGCCAAAAAGAACACTTCTTGAGCAGACAATCCCGAAATAAACGAATTTTCAATAAATCCACGGGCTTCCGGACTATCATCGAATTTTCGGTAATGCGGAAGTGTTCGATTGTCGAACCCATATGGCACACGTTTGGCATCAATATTGGTTTGACCTAAACACGCAATCATCTGTGAAATATTTACCATATTACCTTTTGACCCCGATTTCACAATAGTCAAGAATCGATTGTCCGATTTCAAACTCTTTTCCGCCTCCTTTTCTGTATCTCCGCGCGCCTTGTTTAATATATTATTTACCTGTGTCTCGAACTCCACTCGATTGTTTTGCGCCGTTGTGTTCTTGAAAATTCCCAAATGGATTTTTTCCATAAGTTGTTGCACTTCTCGCTTTCGGTCTATAATAATCTGGGTAATTCGTTCGTATGTATGTTTATTCGCAATTAAATCGTTTACACCCACACTATACGAACTCGTCTTCATATATTCCGTAATAATATTTTGCAAATTATCGATGAAATCGGATGCCACGCGATTGCCGAAATCATTCACAATACGGTGAATCAGACCTTTCGAACCGCCTCCAAGCACGGATTTTTCCATTTGACCGCGAATATACTCTCCGTTTTGGATTTCTAATGTGTGATTGCGGTCGGGGGTTGCATCTTTATATAATTTTGTATTGTATTTTAATGTTAGTGGGGGGAGAATTTGGGACAATATATCAAAATTCGTAATATGTCCCTGTTTCGTATATGCGTCGGCTAATTTTTGTGGTTGTACATTCGGAAACATCATTAATAAATTCATCGCTTCACGAAACGTAAATTTCTGTCCTGCGCGCGTGAATTGGTATGACCCCAACATCGAATCTTGGAAAATACCAATGATAGGCGCGTTGTTTCCCGGACTTACAATTTGATACGGAATTGCCGCCAAATTCCGCAGTTCTGTCTCCGCCAATATATTTTGCGGGACATGCATATTCATTTCATCTCCATCAAACGTAGTGTTTTACAGAATTCCTGAGAAGGGAATTCACCTGTTCTTTCGATACAGGACCAGACTTTACCTTAAGCATTATCGGGGTCGTTACTCCGTCATTTAATACCCACAATCATCAAGTCGTTGAACCTTTCTCATACTCTACGATAAGCGAGTTTAGAGACATGGCTGCGGATTGCCCAATTCGTAACGTTTTTACCATTGGATTCGGTCATTACCCGAGTTCCCTCTTCCGTCGTTTCCGACAAAGAGGTGGTAGTTACGACTCTAAGGGGTTTCCCGCAATTTGGTCATGTTGCATATTCAATACATTGCCTCCGTGTAGAGACAACATATCATGGATTTCCTCAGGAAATTCGATTTCAAATTCTTTGTGATATAAAAGTAGGGTTTGGTAGTGTTGTGCGATTTGGGATTGAACTATATTTTTATTTTTTGACAAGTTTTCATGAACAGATAAGGGCATTGTATTTCTCCAATTTAAACATAGAAATTGTTCATCCACATTATCCAGATTAAATTGGGCAATAGGAATCACGTGGTCAATATGCCACACAGTTCCGTGATTTTCAAATGTAAATTTTTCATCAAACTGATAATACATCCAATCGTAAAATTCATTTGCAGTGCATCCCAAATATTCAATCGTATGATTTGTTTTACGAGATTTCAATGCATTACAAATTCGTGTGCGTTGCAATCTTAAAAACCTAAAAATAGGATCTGTTTCATATCTGGTTTTTAAACGTTCTTTGAAAATAGCAGTTTTAATAAATGCTCTTCCATCTTTTCGTTCGCAATCTTTGCACTTTTGCCGATTATGTCTGAAGTTGGATTTATTGAAAATAACATCACAATATGGGCATTGTTGGTTGTCTTCTCCAATTGCCAATTGTTTTTCTCTCTTTGCCTCTTGTCGTTTAAGAACCTTGTCATGTTTATATATGCTGGATTGTTGACTAATCTTTTGTCGCAATTTCTCATCCCCATGATATCGAGTTGTGCGTTTTAGATTGTTGCAATCTTTACAAATATTTCGGTTATTAATAAATAGTTCAATATCCTTTTCAATGTTGCACGTGTTGCAACATTTGATGGGTTGTTCATACGTTCGTTTTGCATAATTTTCTCTGTGAATTTTATTGTCACATTCTTTGCAAATGTTTCGATTCTTTATAAACAACCCAAATAATTTGATTTCTCCGCACCTGCTACAACACTTTTCCTCCATCGCCTACCACACATTTACTTTAATTTGAATATCAATTTTCTTAAAATCGAATTGAATATACTAGAGAGTTTCACGCTTTTAACGCTCCCTGTTGCGAACTATTTCACAATCCGCATTGTATGGCTTGGTGCAACCAACGTTCATTCTGAAAGAATCACCGGTCGTCATAATTTTGGCAATATGACACATCATGGACATTCGATGAAGACTCGGTTGTCTGTTAAACAATACGGCATCTCCATCCATCATGTGACGATGCACAATATCACCATTTTTCAATTGAATACTCATTCTATCTACATTTCTCAATGAAATCGGGTCGGTTTCCCCCTTTCTCTCCAGTGTTTTTGCACCCGGATACACATCAGGACCATTTTGAACTAATTTCGTCAGATAATCCCGATTGCGGTCATTTACATAGGCTCTTGTGGTTAAATTCTTGGCAACTTTCATCGGAATACCCAACTGTCGAATAGACAAATTGGGGTCACCCGTGATGACTGACCGAGCACTGAAATTCACACGTTTTCCCATTAAATTACCGCGAATACGTCCACCTTTTGTATTTAATCTTCCCGAAATACATTGAAGTGGTCGACCCGACCGTTGGGTGAGAGGCGATGCACCTTTCACCTTATTATTTACGACCATTGCAATAAAATATTGAAGCACTCCCGTCATTCCTTCAATCACAGGAAGAGGCGCATCTTCGTGAATTTTTTTCAATAAATCCGTGTTGGTTTTAATAATATTACTGTAAATATGCGTTAAATCGTCTTCGCTTCGTTGTTGAGCATCCTGTTTTACGGACGGACGGACGGCGGGGGGTGGAACTGCCAATACGGTGCAAATAAACCATTCTGGGCGGGACCATTTCGGATGAAATCCCATAAATTGAATATCGTCATCCGAAATTCGGCTAAATATTTTAATAACAATTTCGGGCGAGAGATTCATGATAAGTCGTTCCTTTTCTTTTTCTTCTCCTCCTCCTCCTCCTCCATCTACGGTTGTATCAATACTATCCCACACGGCAATAAGTTTCGCCATTTGCTCCTGTTTAATTTTATCGGGCTGTTTGCATCCACATCCATCGGGATTGTCGTTACCACATCGTTTTATTTTTTGCGAATGTTCATATACATAATCCCAACGTTGATTTGCAGGACGGTCCAATATATGCGCGTGGTTGTTTTTATTCATAAGAAGTTTGCTACATTTAAAACAAATACATTTTAGAATTTTTGATATTTCCTTAATATGTTGAATGTAAAATACGGGACGAGCCAATTCAATATGTCCATGGTATCCAGGCGTATCAATATAGGTTAAACCATCGGTTGGACAAATAAATCCCTTTTCAAGAACTCCCATTCTTGGGTCAAATAATCCACCAATAACCGGTTTATTATTTATATAGGTATCTCGGCTGGTAATATGAACCACCGATGATTTGCGTATCTCTTCCGGAGATAACACGCTAAACTGAATGCCAATAATTCGGGAGGCATAATTGTTGAATTCATTTTTTGATGGCAATGACATTAATATATATAATGATGTTTATGTATATTCTTTTACGAATGAGTAATCAATTTTATCTGAGAACCTACTTTGTATAAAACAAATCTAAATCGAGGTAGTGTCAGTTCCTGCTATACAAAAATAATAATCGCCAAACGCCGTTTTATTTTTAATACATAAACTCATTTTTGATGAACACATGCTCTCATATTGCGCCGCCTTTGCGATTGTATCCCACGTTCCCAACACCATTTCCGTTCCGACCATTCTTTTTTCCACCTTTTTACCTGTAGACGAGGTTTTTTTATATTTATGTATGTCTTTTTTCAATAAAACACCATAATATCCTTCATTTGTTCCGTATTCTGTCCAAACCGTTGCTTTAAGTGCATATTCACACGAATTCAAATAATCTTTGATTTCTTTCATATCATTCTCTCCGATTTCCTTATTCACGCTCGTTTTCCATCTCTGGTATTCCTCCAACAAGGTCGAATTTAATATTTTTCCATTGGGTGAAAATGCGCATACTTGAAATAAAAATGTTTCCGTCACATTATCTACGAACTTTTTCTTATACATAATATCTTTTAGTTTTATTCCGACATATCCATGAACAACTTGGTCACTGTCTTGTTTTGAAATGCGACTTGCTTTAAATCTGGTATCTAAATAATGTTTTAATTTATGGAAAACTTCTTTCGTGGGTTTGCTGTGATTCCAAATACGATATTGACCCTCTATTTCTGTAGAGGATGCATCTACATCCGGTCGAACAATACACATAGTATCTATAAAATTGTTGAATTTTATCGTCAATTCGTCTTCTGGTAAAAGTGCGTTTATATATACGGACTGGTTTTCTACCATCGCCAAATTTATTTGTGTTTGTTGGGAAGCATTTGCCGTTTTTAGTTCAACCAATTCGAGAGACTGTTGTGCAATCGTATTTTGACAGGTAGCCAATTGTTCTTTCAATTGAATTTTCTCCATTTCCAGAATTTCATTTTGCGCAGTTAATTTATTGAAATTTTCAATACTATATGTTCTTAACTGGATAATTTCCTTGATATATTTTGATAATTTATCAAGAGTAAATATTTTGTTATATGCAATTATTTCGGTTTTATTTTTACCATGTATCTCAATACTTCGAATTTGTTTTTTTATTTTTGGGTGGTTCTTGATAAGATTTTCTATTTCTACCTTGTTGTGCACTCGAAATACATAAATTAAATTGAAATTTGTATATGTCGCGTGATGGTTCATAACTCTTGTAGAGAGGTCGTTTGAATGACCAAATTTAATGAGACATTCTTGTTGTGCGTTTGTATTGTCAATTGTTCCGAAATAAATACATTCTGTATTTACGGGAAATTGAGAGATAAGTGCATGTTCTACGTCTCGGCATTTTTCACGTTTTGTTATTTCAATTGTGTGTTTTACTTCTGTTAATTGTGTTTTTGTGTCTGTTAATTGTTGATGCAATTCGTTACTTTCTTCATGAATCGTTTCTTGTATTGTTTCTTCTAATTTGATAAAATAATCATGAATTTCATCCGCCTTTTTTGTGTTTGATTTTATGCATAATTTTTTAAAAGTATTTACACTTAAAAGCACTCGTTCTTTATTAATACCTCCCCATCCTATTTTTTCTGTTGAAAAAGCTGCTCCACCGATCGGTGGAGCAGCTTTTTCGACCTTATTGTCTGAAAAGAACGCTCCTCCGATCGGAGGAGCGCTAACATTATTGTCCATTTTTTCTGCCGAAAATCTTGCTACAGAAGTTTCTGCGGCAAGATTTTCGACCTTATTGTCTGAAAAGAACGCTCCACCGATCGGTGGAGCGCTAACATTATTGTCCATTTTTTCTTCAGAAAAAGCTTTTTCGACCTTATTGTCTGAAAATCTTGCTCCTCCGATCGGAGGAGCAAGATTTTCAACTATATAATCAATATCTATTATAAAATATTTTTCCAACAATCTTTTACAGTTGTCTTTTCTTGTAAATCCCAACCATTTCCAAATATTATCCAAATCAATAACAAAATCTGTTTTCGCGTAGTTTAAATAACAGTAAAAACTACCAATAAATAATTGTTGGTGTGATTCGGTAAAGTTTTGTTGTATTTTTTGGATAAGTTTGTTCTGATATGTGCTGTTTTGAAATCGTGCAATTGGGTTTCGTTCAATTAGATGGACAATGTCCAAGTGTGTTTGCAATGAAGAAGAAGAAGAAGACATACTGGTTGCATATAATGGAGGGCTGTCTTTATATTCGTTTCCGTGGATGTTATCCATAGTAGGTTTAAAACCTAAAAAAAGAAAGTATCATTATTATATAGACGATAGTATGGCTTTAGAACTACGCAAATTTGACATGAGAAGCATTACGTTTAAACCTGACGAAAATAAAGGTCCCGTGATTGTATTTATTGGCAGACGTGATACGGGTAAATCGTTTTTGATTCGAGACCTTCTTTTTTATCATCAAGACCTTCCAATTGGCACGGTTATTTCTGGAACGGAGCAGGCAAATGGATTTTTTTCAAAACATGTGCCGAAATTATTTATACATGACGAGTATAATACGGTTTTGATTGAAAATATTTTGCGACGACAAAAAATGGTGCTAAAACAAATGAATAAAGAGATGGAAACCTATCGTAAAACTACTATTGACCCGCGGACATTTGTGATTCTGGACGATTGTTTGTATGACGCATCATGGGCAAAGGATAAACTCATGAGATTACTCTTTATGAATGGACGGCATTGGAAGGTGATGTTGATCATAACAATGCAATACCCTTTAGGTATTCCTCCGAACCTGAGAACCAACATAGATTATGTTTTTATTTTGAGAGAACCGTATTTCGCAAATCGGAAACGAATTTGGGAGAATTATGCATCGATGTTTCCAACACTTGAGGCATTTAGCAGTGTAATGGACCAGACGACGGAAAATTATGAATGTTTGGTAATAAATAACAATGCAAAAACAAATCGAATTCAGGACCAGATTTTTTGGTATAAAGCGGAATCGTCTCGCCCCGATTTTAAATTGGGGGCAAAAGAATTTTGGGAAATATCTAAAAATATGGGGGATGATGATGATGAAGGAGAGTATGACCCAAATGAAAGCAAAAAGAAAAAAGGAAATAATATTATGGTAAAGAAAAATAAATGGTAACATACACATCCTTTATTTGGTCTTTGTCCTAAAAATCTTGCTTCACTGTTCGGTGTAGCAAGATTTATATTAGAATACGTATATTCGTCATTATGCGTCTCTCAAAGAGGGGCAAAGCCCCTTTTTGAGAGACACGGTCAACGACAAATTACATTAAATTTTAATCCATTCGGCTGGAAATAAATCAATGGTATTATGATTCGGCAAGGCAGGTCCAAACCATAGAGAGGGATAACATATTTTTTTAATACCTGTCATATTGCCCGAAAAATATGCACCGAACCAACTAAAGGAACTATTGGCAATAATGTGATTGTCGCAAAGACTCATTAATAATAACTGTTTCCAATCCACAATCGTGTCATCCACTTTAGAAAATACACAGTTATGCTGAATGTTTGTTTTCAAACGCGCGATGATATTATTCACATATGCATTGTCTTCTTTTTCACAAAAATACAATATCTTTATTTTATCTTCCGATGAAAAATCTTTTAGAATGGTTTGTAATGCTCGTTCGTAATATTCATACGGTAAAACGGGATGAAATTCTTGTTTGTATTTATAATCTCCTAACCGAAAGTGCATACTAATAGATATATCATCGTCGTCGACATATGCATAATAAGTTGGTTTCATATCATTTTGTTGTTCTGTCAAATGAAGATATTCATAGATACGAGATTTTGTTTCGGGTTTATTAAAATAACGGTAACTTTGAAAGTAGCCACTAATACGAAATTGGGCGGGTATATTTGTGGTGGGAATCGGGGTAAATAAAAAAGACGGTTCTTGCCATACGGGAAGAGACATAATTTTATCTATATCGTATTTGGGAGGGGGTGACCGATATGTCGTAAAAGGTTTAAATCCATACAAGAATGTTTCCCAATAGGTTTGTCGTTCATTTAGATTATGGGAAAATACAATTTGGGGAGGTATTTTTTGTTCTATGGCAAATGCAAATAGGGCGAACAATTGAAACAGTTGATTTCCAATTCCGCCCATGAGTTGTATAGCAATTTTTCCGGACATTATAGTGGATAGATAGATATATTTAATTCTTTTCATATGATAATATGAACCATAACAAACAAGAAATTGTGTCATTTATTGAAATAATAACAAAATTACTACAGCCGACTGTGCGATTACATACATTTATAACTGTTTTATCCGAAATATTAAAACATTCACCGCCAACTACTCAAGAAGAAATCCCTATACCAATAGAAGAACCCACTACTCAACTACCCACGCCGACTCAACCTATAGAAGAACTAACTACTCAACCTATAGAAGAAAATCCTATTGAAAAACTCACTCAACCCATAGAAGAACTCACTCCTACTCAATCCATAGAAGAAAATCCTATTGAAGAATCCCTCTCCAAAGAATCAATAAAACATACGCAACCATACATTACAATCACAACAACTGTATCCGAATATGATAGAGATGGTAATAAAATAAAATAAACAACGATTGTCGAACCATTCGCCTATTTTTTAATCTCAAAATACCATTACATAATAAGCAATGTTTTTATTTCAACCTCAACATAAAATAAAAAAAATAGGTTTTGAAGAAATACAAATGCAAATAAATCAAAAAACGGTAGGACCAAAGAAAACTATTTTTATTAATATTCTTCCTTCAAATAATCAACTTTGTTTAATTCCATCTACAATTGATATACATATTGAAGAAACACTTATAAATGAAATTTTGGAAGGAAATGAACCTATACGAAATTATAGTATTTTTATTTATGGCGAAAATTCACATGCGGGAACTGCATTGGAAAAAAAAGCATCTGAATTTATCCGACTCGGATTTATAGATGTGTCTATTTATTTAGGAGGGATGTTTGAGTGGCTGTTATTACAAGATATTTATGGAAACAATGAATTTCCGACAACTACAAAAACATTGGATATATTGCGATACCGACCCAGACCCTTATTATAATAAGGTTAGCACTCCATTCGTCATTTTTCCAATAATTTCACCGGCTTCTTCATCTTCTAATATTTCATATACGTCTCCTGATGATTCATCCATATAATATTTTTTACCATTAATAATAACTTCGGTTAAATCGACTTCTCCAGCTTCTTCTTCCTCGACAGATTCTTCTTCGACTTCTTCTTCAACTTTATCAGCTTCTTCGACTACTTCTTCTTCCTCTACAGATTCTTCTTCTTCTCCAGATTCTTCTTCGGCTTCTTCTTCTTCAACTTTATCAGATTCTTCTTCTCCAGATTCTTCTTCTTCAACTTTATCAGATTCTTCTTCTCCAGATTCTTCTTCTTCAACTTTATCAGATTCTTCTTCTCCAGATTCTTCTTCTTCTTCTCCAGATTCTTCTTCTTCAACTTTATCAGATTCTTCTTCCTCGACATCGTCAGATTCTTTTTCAGATGCATTCTTGTATCTGTATGTAACCTTGTGTCCTTTTTCAAATGGAATAATACCGACAATAATAAATTTAGAATCTAAATCTACCGGATTCGCATCTGTTGCGATTTTATAATATAGTTTATTGTCAGATTCTTCTTCAGCTTCGTCAGCTTCTTCGATTGTTTGTTCTTTTTCAACTACAGGTTCAACAACTTTTTCAATCACGGGTTCGACAACTTTTTCAATCACGGGTTCAACAACTTTTTCAATCACGGGTTCAACAACTTTTTCAATCACAGGTTTAACCACGGGTTCAACCACAGGTTCAATAACTTTTTCAACCTTATAAAATGGAGGACTATCGGATACACGCGTTGTTGTTGGTTGTTGGTATACTTTTTGTTGAATAAGAAGATTGGACAAAATACTATTTTCCTTTTTTAAATCGGCAATTTCCTTCTGCAGTTCCTTAAAAACAGGAGAAGCCAAAAGATATTGATAATTTTCTAAAAGAAATTGAATAGATGTAGATGAATTTGACATATGATAGGTTACATGAAATTAGGTGTAATATTTATATCAATTTTTTTTGACCTATTATTATATATGCCAAAAACGAAAAAAACAAAAAAAACGAAAACAAAAAAAATAACCGTTATTGGTCAAGGCACATTTGGCTGTGTGCACAAGCCGTCCCTATTATGCGAAAATACTTCTATATCTGAACCCAATACGGTATCAAAAATATTATTAGATGATGACGCACATATTGAACAAAAAGAGTATACGAATATAGCAAAGATAGACCCCAAAAAATACACTTATTTAGGTAATCCAACTACATGTAAAGTTCGAAAAACACGTAAAAATATAGATGCCATTAAAAAATGTAAAAATGGAGACGATATGGCAAAACAACTCTCTCACTATTCTCTTTTAATAATGCCCGATGGTGGGGATAATTTGGCAACATGGGCGGATAAACAAAGTCAATCCACCAAAGAAATACAACTATTTTGGAAAAATGCCATAATCATATTGGAATCGATTCAGTTGTATTTATCAAAAGGCTATATTCACCACGATTTAAAACCACAAAATATAGTTATTTCAAACAAAAATGTTATTCGAATCATTGATTTCGGTAAAATGCGAACGGAAAAAGATGTTATGGGACGAATTGGCAAAGGTTCTGTAAAATCGCATTGGTCATATCCGGTAGAATTTCCGTTTTTAACCGAAGACGGGTATGACTATATAAAAACCCATACTATTCTTGGTATAGATGAATTGAACACGAAATTTAGTAAATTTAAAACGAATTATCAAGGAGCACAGAAATACATTTGCGACGATGATTCCGAATTAAAAAACAAAATGTGGAATGCTGTTATCTCTCTAACTAAACAAATACATGATGGAGTATTGCCACGGGATGAACTTATTAAAAAGACAATTCAAACCATTGATATATACGGAGCTGGAATATCATATTTGTATGTTTTATATATAGTTCGTAATAAGATGCCGAATGCCGTAGTGAATGAATTTTCTTCATTATTTTATGATATGGTAACGCCAAATGTTATCGACCGAATTAATATTGAACAGGCATTAAAGAGATACCGAATGATTTTACAGATATATAACGTTAAATAATTTCGCCCGTTATTAAAATTGTTCCATGAGTGATTTAAAAGTAAAGACAATTAGCATTAATCCAGAATTATTTAAAGTTTCAAAAAATACACAAAAACAAAAACCGACGAAAATGCTTCGCCCTGCTATAAATAAAACAACGCATAATAGACACAACCGTAATATATTACGGGCAATTCGAGATGAACAAGAGAAAATATATAAGGATTCAACTACCTTACCCAAAAGAACAACCAATTCTGAATCGGCGGAAACCTTATTTAGAACTGAATTTCAAGAATCTCTTGACCACTTGTCCAAATTAACCGTAGCGTCCGCACCTTCTCACAATAAAACATTAAAACAACATCCACTCATTCATGTGCAACAACCACAACAACAACCACAACTACAACCACTACCAATAAAACAATCGTATATACATCCTCCGCCTCCCACATATGGATGTTTAAAAACTGGAGGGCGATTGCCAACATACAAAACATGGAAAAATCAAACCCAGCGAAATAATCAACCACAACTACTACAACAACCACAACCACAACTACTACAACAACCACACCCACAACAACCACAACAACAACAACCACAACTTTTAAAAACACAAGAATTAATAACGTCCGAGAAACATATTCAACACAACCAACGACAACTCGATAAAAAAAGAAAAACTCCTATACAAAAACAAAAGAAAACAATTCGTCGTAAATTTCAGGTAGGAAAATCAAAAACGTCTCCCAAAATAAGTGTTCTTGTATCAAATAAAACTATACGAAATAATACAATGGATAAAAAACACGCAACTACCCAAGTATCAATTCAAGATATACGGTCATATTTAATAAAGCACGGGATGATAAAAGTAGGTTCAACTGCGCCAAATGATGTATTGCGAAAAATGTATGAATCTATGACACTTATGTGTGGCGAAGTTCAAAATCATAATCCAGAAACATTATTGTATAACTATATGAACACAAATACATAATGAAGAAGAAAATTGAATACGAATTTTCAGTATTTGAATGAAACATTTATGTCAAAAACCGTAAAAGAAAATAAATCTTCATCCTCGTCTTCTTCAAATAAAACCAGAAAAAACAAGACATCTTTGTCTTCTTCCGAAAAGGCAGCATTGTGGGCGAGTTTTGACCAAGAACACGCCGTTGTTCGAATCGACGAAAAACCCATTGCAATTGAAGAACAGTGTCTTTGTTACAAATGCGATACTCCTCTTATTATCATGGAAGAAGGATTTCCGACATGTTCCAATCCTCAATGTGCTATTATTTATAAAAATGAGCTTGATTATTCACCCGAATGGAAATTCTTTGGAGGAGATGATAAAAATAGTGTCGATATGACCCGATGTGGTGCGGCTATAAATCCGCTGTTAATAGAATCGTCCTTTGGATGTAAAATACCCATTCATCAAAAATCATCGTATGAAATGCGAAAAATACATAAATGGGTGGAGTGGCAAAGTATGCCTCATAAAGAAAAAGCGCTATACGATGAGTTTCAACACATTACTATTATGGCAACAAACGCCGGAATACCGCGTATTTTCATCGATTATGCCATGTTTGTGCATAAATATATTTCTGAACAAAAAATGTTTCGCGGATTAAATCGTCATGGTATTATTTCGGCGTCTATTTATGTGTCATGTAGATACAACGAATGCCCCCGAACCGCCTATGAAATCGCCGAAATATTTCATTTAGATAAAGCAAGTGCAACGGCGGGTTGTTCTATGGCGGTTCAAATTTTACATAATATTGAGAGAAATTTAGATCCGTCCGAACAAACAGAACTTTGTAAAACAACGCCAAGTTCGTTTGTAGAACGGTTCGCGAGTCGGCTACAAGTTCCGCCGAAATTGATTATGCTGTCGAAATTTATTGCGGATAAGGTTGAAAAACAAAATATTATTGACGACAATACGCCCCATTCAATTGCTTCCGGAATTATTTATTTTATTTCGGAGAACTGTCATTTACAGATTACCAAACAACAGATTGAAATTATTTCTGGAGTGAGTGGGGTAACCATCGGAAAATGTCATAAAAAACTTCAATTATTGGTTGATAAATTAATACCATTGGTTATTTTGGCGGAATATTCGAATAAAAAATAAAAGTTTATTGTAAATGGAATACAAATTAGAACAAGAACAACATGATGTAAAAAAAACCGAATTTTGGGGAGATGACCCCAATGTATTGTTTCAAGAATTATCTTTTTTTCCTACTGAACATATGAACATGACGGAAAAATTAAATGCGACAACTCGGTTAATTATTGTATTTTCATTTGTTATCTGGTTTTTTACACATCGATTTTTTGTTTTACTGACATTAACTTTATGTTTAGTTGCAATTTATTTGTTTCATCTTTTTCATATAAATAAACATGTTAAAGACGGATTTAGCACGAACGATATTGAAGAATATATTGATAGTAGTGGAAATCATATTGTTTCGGATGTTTTAAGAGAAAATGGAATTAAAGTATCGGCAAATATATTCGATAAACCTTCCTCTACAAATCCTTTTTCAAATGTCATGATTCCTGATTATGAATACAATGTAAATAAAAAACCGGCTCCTCCGGCATATACACAAAAAGTGGGAGATGATATTTTATCACAAGCCAAACAATTGGTGAAAGATTTGAATCCCGGACAGCCGGATATTGCGGATAAATTATTTACACATATGGGGGATGAATTTTTATTTGAACAATCGTTACGTAATTATAATTCAACTGCTGGCTCTACTATTCCGAACGACCAGACGGCATTTTCACAATTTTTATACGGAGATATGGTATCTAGCAAAGAGGGAAATCTATTTGCACAAGTCCGTCAAAAATCAAACTATAATTTGTATTAAACACCTCTGTCTTATTCCAAGATAAAAAAGGTAATATAATATAATGAGAGCCATTTTACGAAAAAACAAATTAAATATAGCGATTTTTCTTTTTATAGGTATGTTTATTCTTATTCATTTATATAAACCCTCTCTATTTTATTTGCCAGATGGTTCATTTCGACAATTTGGAGTTGGCTATAAACATAAAACCGTATTTCCCATATGGATTGGTGCTATTATTTTAGCAATTTTAACATATGTTGGTGTATCTTATTACATAATGTATCTTTGAATACATAATAGAGTAAAAATTCATACGGACTGTTGTAAAAAATATATTCAACTACTACTGTAATATGGTATTAGTTGAACCACATATTCAACAACAATTGATATATTCTCTTTCAAATGTGCACGAGTATAGAATGAATATATATCGAATTATATGGAATAGTTTTTTTACATTCACGATGATTTTTATCGTGGGGCTTATTTTATATTTTCGATACAAAGGAAAACCCACGGAAGAAGAATTATATAGAAAAATGATGCGCGAACAAGAATATGTTCTCTCTCAAATTCGGGCGTATAAAGGTCAGTTACAACATTCTTCCATCATAACGGGTTTGCCGATTGTTGGACAGGAATAGACGAAGAAGAAGAAGAAGAAGACGAAGAAGAAAAAGAAAAAGATGATAATACACTATGCGCAATTTGTTCCAATAAGCCAGAGTTCATTAATAAAATAATCGCCGACCCGAAAATAACATTTTTATCGTTGTATTTTAGAGAGGTAGATTGTGTATTAAAAGGTATAAATCGTATAAATAAAAACAATCCTATAATAGTTTGAACCACATTACTAAAAGTATGAATATAACTTTTATTTAGAGAGAATACACCAAAAAAGGCTATAAAATAAATAATATATACGATAAAAATAAACCACCCATAATGACGAGAAAATAGGTCAAGATAAAAATCAAACATTTGTTTTACTACTATAATATAGATAGAATGTTTTTTGGCGGAGATAAAGAAAAAAAAGAACGTTGTCCAAAAGGAAGTATCCGAAATAAAAAAACGGGAGATTGTGATAAAAAAAAAGAGATACCAAAAGAACGCATTATTCATGAAGAAACCAAAGAAAATCGACGAGAGGAACGACGAGAAGAAGAAAAACGAAATGAAGAAAATCGACAGGAGGAAGAGGAAGAAAAAGAAAAAGAGGACCAACAAATCAAAGAAACATCTTACGAAAATGCTCTCCAAAAATATTTTGCATTAAAAAGCAATTATGAAAATAAAATTCGGGTGTTGGCAAAAGAAAATATGGATAAAACAAAATCAACCGCAAAACGTCCTCGCTGTATTAATTGTGGAACATACGGTGGAACTATTTTTGCACAAAAAAATCGTAAATATACGGCAGTTTGTAACGCATCTCCCCCCTGCGGTCTTCATATCGATATTTATCGTGGATATTTTACAAATATCGAAAATACGGTGTATGAGTTACGTGATATTATTGAAACATCAAAAGAATGCATTATATCTTTGAAAAATGATGAAATATATAAATACAAAAGTCCGATTGACTGTATTCGTGAATTTAAATACGAAGGAAGCCATTACGAGACGGCAGAACGAATGTATCAAGATTTAACTCATAAAATGACGAATTTACACGATAATATTGAGAAAAAAGAGAAAATCGATGAGTTGCGACAAAAGATACATGACACGATTGTTGAATTGTATTCTCTCGAACAAGATTACCGAAAAACCGATATAAATCAGGGCGATATTGTGAAAACCATGGTTGAAAAACAGACACAAGAATTGTTTCCAATTATGGCAAAATTACATGAGCTTCAATGGGAGGTAAATCAAGTAGATGTCGGAGAGTCGTTACATACCGTTGAATATAAAAAAAACGGAATCATGGTGTCTGAAAAACGGGGGGTTATCATGAGCAATCTCATTCAACAAAAAGTCTCTCCCTATAAAGACGATTTAAATATTAGAGAGGAGCCACGTGTAAATGTTTGGGATACGTAAGTGTATGATACGTAAGTGTATGATACGTAAGTGTATGATACGTAAGTGTATGATTCTATATAGGAAATTGTGGTTTGTTTGATAATATTTATATATATTTTCGTCATTATGCGTCTCTCAAAGAAGGGGCAAGCCCCTTTTTGAGAGACACGACCTACGATAATATCTTTAATATTTATATACATAAATGACCGATTCGTGTTATATTTGTTTATGTGTATTTAATAATGAAATCGGACTACCTCGTGTTTTAAGAAATATCGATATTTTACGAGAGTCAAACATATTTCAAAAAATAACGGTTTTAGTGTTTTATGATACATCACAAGATGCATCTCTCCAAATTCTTCAACAATATCAAACCACCATACTGTCCCAACTTGACCCCATGTTTTATATGGAAATACATAACGAATTACGTCCGTTGCGTAATGTTCGCACCGAGAGAATTGCCCGAGCGAGAAACGGATTGATACATATGATACGCCGTCAATCTCAACAACCAAATTATTTTATAATGATGGATTCAAATGACTACAGTTGTGTAGGAACAATCAAGCCAGAGACGATTCGCGCAGTTATTCAGCGTCAACATGAATGGGATAGTATTTCGTTTGACAGAGAGGACGGATATTACGACCATTGGGCGCTATCGTATAATCCTTTTATATATAGTTTTTTTCATTTTTCAGATTATGAAAAGGCGGTAATGGTATTACGCGCCGATTTTGAAAAATTAATGGCGCGTTGGAAAGAAACATCTCCCAATGAATTTATTCCGGTGTATTCGGCGTTCAATGGATTCGCTATTTATAAGACGCATATTTTTTTAGATTGTACCTATTCGGGGAAAATAGATATGGCATTATTTTCGGGGAACGCTATTCGAGAGCAAATGCGACGAATCGGTGGTTCAATAAAAAATGTATTTACCGGAGATTGCGAACACAGACACTTTCATTTGGAGGCAATTAAAAAAAATCATGCGCGAATTCGTATATCGCAATTAACGGCATTTGAACCCACCAACGCGAAGAAATCTATCCCTTAAATATCGGTTCCAAATATTCAGAAATGTTATATAATATATCTTCCGGCAACGCAGAACTTTCCAAACAAACAAATACTTTTGTCTGAACGATTTTTGTAAATTGCCTGTATTTATCACAAATACATTTTCGTAATAAATCGTCATGAATATACAAGCCCATATTGTCTCGTATAGATTTCTCGGATTTTGTTAGATGAATAATTTTACAGGCAACTTCGTATTCGTTCGAATGAATCGCCTGAGATAACGGCACACATTTATATTTTTTAGCATACAATTCTTCATCGGTCCGATAAAATCGAAGAAGAGCCAATGCTTTTTGTGTATTGTTACTTAAAATCGCAAAATGAAGTGCCCGACTACGAACGACGATAGAAGCCATATCTATAGGAGTTTTTTGAAGAATTGTATAAAATATTGTATCCAATCCTTTGGCATTTTTCGCTTTTGCGCACGTATCAATCACAAAACTGCCATACCCCGATGGAATATATATGTTTTCTATGTTTTGGGTTTTATCTAATATTAGTTTGGCAACAGTTATAAACCGCAATCGACATGCAATTGCGAGTGGTGTAATTCCAAACTTATCGCGCTCATACAATTTAGATTCTGGCATATTTGTTAAATATGAAATAATTAATTTATTATATATTTTCCTTTGTACGTGTTTTTGGTATTTGCTTATATCGCTTTTAAATATAATATCGGTAATTCTCCCAAATAAATACAAAACTGGATTTGTGGATTGGTTTGCAATGGAGAGACAACGACGGAGCGAATTGGATAGGGGGGTGTTTTGTTTTTGTTTTTGTTCGTTTTGTTTTTGTTTGAATTCTTCTTGTTCGAATTCTTCTTCTAGTATCATTAAATTTTCTTCGTCTTCTTCACTATCGGTATCATACATTTTTATAATTATCATGCAAAAAGAATAGAATTATATTTCAATTTTAACTGGGACCTCTCCTTAACCTATTTTTTAAATTAATAGGGCTCGTGCACACCAATAACATAAAGATTATATGTCTAGTTAGATAAATGACGGAGACAAGTATCTATTATGAATATTTTCAGGTTGAAAAAGAAAATAAAATAAAATATGGTAAAAACACTATTTTATTGTATCAGGTAGGTGCATTTTTCGAAATATATGGTCTTAAACATACTGAACAATTTATCCCAGAATATGACACGATTGAGCAAGCGTGTCATATGGGAGACTTGGCATTTACAATGAAACAAAAGGTATCTTTCACATTGGATGGAGTTGTGTGTCAAATATACATGGCTGGATTTCGCGACACACAACTGGATAAATATTTGGATAAATTCACAAAACAGGGATATACTATCGTTGTATACGTTCAAGAGGATGAACTTGGACAAGGACAAGGACAAGGACGACGACGTAATCGTATATTTCAAGGCGTTTTCACACCAAGCACATATATTTCATCGGACGCAACGCCAACCTCAACAGAAACAAACAATATAATGTGTATTTGGATAGAATCTTCGGCGAAAAATATTGTAGTCGGTATTTCCACTATCAATATCATAACAGGTAAAACATGTATGATGGAATTTATGGCAAAAACCAATACGGAAATGTTGACGTATATTGAAACGGCTATATATATGTATCAACCATGTGAAATTTTATTTTTATCTGAACAAGAACAAAAACAAAAGGAGTTTATATCACCGACTATTCGAACCCACTGGATTGCGATTTTAACCGATAAAAAAGCGCGTAATTGCGAAAAACAAACATATATTATTGCCATTATTGAAAAACAATTTGGACATGATGCTTTTTATACGTGTTCCATTCATTTCGACCAAAATATTGTGGCGACACAATCCTTTTGTTATCTCTTGGATTTTTTACAGGAACACAATCCCGATTTTATTCGTAAAATTCAATGTCCCGTATTTGTGAATCATACAAATCATGTTTTTCTGGCAAATCATACATTGAAACAGTTAAATATTATACAAACCGACCCAACTGACCAAAAAAGCAGTGTTGTGTCCTTATTAAATCAATGTTCAACTATTATTGGAAAACGCCGGTTTCGGCATCAATTACTGCATCCTTCATGGGATGAAACGTGGTTACAAAAGGAATACACAATGGTTCGCACATGTATGCAAGAACCCGTAATGATTGAGTCTCTTCGTTTTTTATTGTCGTCGCATATTCGCGATATAGAACGGTGGGTTCGCCAGATTGTTTCAAAAACATTAGCTCCTGCATCTATTTTCGGGATTTATAAGGCACTTGACCAAATATTACAGATAGATATTTGTTTGGAAGAGCATCCGACTATCACAGAATATATGGGTTTTACGGATGAAATGCGAACACATATTAAACAAATGTGTTCTTTTTTATCGGCGAGAATTGACCTCTCTATATGTTCCAAATTCAGAACTACAAATACGTGGATTATAGAAACAAATGATCCAGCTACGGATATTCCTATAATGAATATACTTTTATTAGATACACACATACAAAAAAAGAATATGCCAACAACATCAATAAATAAAACATCAATAAATAAACCAACAACATCAATAAATAAAACACAAGCATATCATTCGTTAGTAGCGGAATATAGAGAGGCACATGCAACATTTATACATATTTATGATTCTATTTCAAGAGAATTTCCGGAAACCACAAACAAACCGATTAAAATACATATTACTGAAAAATCCGGAATCTCTCTACAATGCACAAAAACAAGAGCCAAGTGGCATAAATTAAATGTGCCACACAGCAAATATTCATTTCGCTCAACTTCCACTTCGATGGACGAAGTTGTATTTCCCAAATTGGATGAACTATGTCAAAAAATATCTGGCATGCGAGACGACCTTTCCGGAATTACCAAAGGAGCTTATCATGAATTTTTAACGGATTGGGAAGAACATTTATTCGTATTGGAATATGCGGTAGAATATATTGGGAAATTAGATGTATTATTATGTAGAGCTCATATTGCATTAAAAAACAATTATTGTTGTCCTACTATATTATCATCCAATGGTTCATATGTAAAAGTAAAACAGTTACGACATGTATTAATTGAACCGCTTTTAATTCATGAATTATACGTGCCAAATGATATTGATTTGAGCGATAATATAGCAAAAAAAACGGATGAAAAAGGAGGACCCGGAATTCTTTTATTCGGCACAAATTCGTCTGGAAAAAGTTCATTTATGAAATCTCTCGGAATTGCCATTATACTTGCCCAAGCCGGCATGTTTGTCCCATGTTCAGAATTTGTATTTTCTCCCTATAAATCTATTTTTTCTCGCATTGTTTCGTCGGATGATCTTCATAAAGGATTATCCACCTTTGTATATGAAATGGTTGAATTAAATGTTATTTTAAAAATGGCGGATAAATACAGTCTTGTGCTTGGAGATGAATTATGTTCGGGAACAGAAACGGACTCGGCTGTATCCATTTTCATGTCGGCATTGGAGACACTTGTTCAAAGCAATGCATCTTTTTTATTTGCCACACATTTCCATGAAATATGTAAATACGATGAATTAAAGGCGTTTATAGAATCGGGTAAAATACGATTAAAACATTTGGAAGTATATTATAATCCGGAACATGATGCATTGGTATATGACAGAATATTAAAAGATGGTAGCGGACAAACACTTTATGGTCTGGAAGTGTGTCGTTCCTTACACATGCCCGATTCTTTTTTAAATAGAGCCTATCAACTACGAACCAAATACAATCCGTCCGTGGCGGGAATATTGGAGAGAAAACCTTCGGCATATACATCTTCTATATTACAAGGAGGATTATGTGAAGTATGTGGAAAAGAATTGGGTGAAGAAATGCATCATTTAGTTCATCAACAAGACGCAGATATCCGTGGATTTTTACCGAACGGACAACATAAAAATCGTCCCGGCAATTTATCGTCTGTATGTCGAACGTGTCATGATAAAATACATGTATCAAGTAAGAACACAACAACCATTATATCTCGTAAAAAAACAACCAAGGGATATAGAATACTTGGCTTATAAAAAAGCATATAAATATATGTCGTCTATTATATTAATACTATATGTCGTCTGCACCTTATCCGTGTTTAAATGAATGCGAAATGTCACAATTAATGCGACATTTCCCACATGTAGAGCCATCATATGAAAATCAAGGAATTCTTCCTGAGCCAAATTCTCTTTATCATATTAAAGTACAGATACCTTATGGTAAAAAATATTATATTTGGTTTACCTTTTACGAAGATACCGATATGTGTTTTGTAATGGAATTAAACAGAGAGAGAAAAGTGATAAAAATAATCTGTCGTCCAGATATTATGCAAGAATTATCTCGTTCATGGAAAGGACAAGACCTTGCATTAGGCACTGTTTTTTATGTAACGGATTATAATGAAACATATATATTAGAAGATGTGTATACATACAAAGGTATTTTTCTTTGTAAAATTCCTTTGTCTCAAAAATTAGGTTGTATGTATGAGTTTTTAACGTTATGTGCAAATAAAGCACCTTTTTATTTGCCACATATTGAATATATTGGAATACAAATAACACACGATAAAACAAATCCGGATAATAAACCGAAAAAAATACCATATCAAGTGCATCATGTGCAATATCGTTCATTAACACACATGTTACCTTTTTTAAATGAAATAAAACGAACTATGTTAATCACAACCGCCAGTGCCCCTCCACCCGTTGTAAAACAACGGGCTGGTATACAACATTTTTCTCCAAATTTGAAAAAGCCCCAGTATTTTGCAAAAACCATATTTCACGTGGAGGCAGATATTCGATTTGATGTATATCATTTGTTTGCCTATTCCGATACTTCAACTTCTATTTGTATTGGGTTGGCGTATATTAAAAATTATAATGTAAGCGTATTTATGAATTCTATTTTTCGAAAAATACGAGAGAATACAAATTTGGATTATATTGAAGAATCCGATTCGGAAGACGATAGTAGGGACACACGAAAAGATAAGTATATGAATGCGTCTCGTAAAACGGCACTTATGGAGTGTGAATTTAATCATAAAATGAGATATTGGGAACCGATTCGGGTTGTTTATAACAGACATATTATACATATTCGTAATCTGTAGTTGTTTCTCGTAGATAAAATTGATGAAAACAAATCATATAAAAATATACAAATAATAATTTATAATGCCAATTAAACAATCCAAAATTACATCTTCTCGTCGCCGAATTATCACCAGTGATAGTAGCAGTAGTGAAGAAGACAATGATTCAAATTACACTTCCATTGATGAAGATGAAAGTTCTTTGTCGGATGAAGATAGCAGTTCAGATTCAGATGATAGTTCAGATGTAGAAGAAGCAGAAGCCGAAGCAGAAGCAAAACATTCAAATAGTAAAAAAACAAAAACAACTGGACAAAAATCACAAAAGGTAAAGGCAAAGGCAAAGGAACAAATTCTATCAGAGGAGGAAGGGAAAAAAGCCAAAGATAAAAAGGGAAAACATGCAACAGATAAAAAGGAAAAAGGGAAAATAGTCAAGGACAAAAAGGAAAAAAACGCCAAAAAACCGCACAAGAAGAAATGTGAATCATCGGACGAAGATGATGACGAAGATTACGAAGAAGATGAATCAGAAGAAGATGTGGAAAATAAGGTAAGTATATTTCTAATCGGTGGTGGAGAAGAAAACGACGATTATAACAGCGAATACGAAGACACGGACGACGATGATGAAAAATCGGTTCATTCAAGTGAAGATGAACGCGTGTTTATGAAAGAAAATTATCAGAATGTGCCAATTGTATTATCAAAAAAATCAACCCCGAAAAAAGAAAAGGACACTATACAAAAAGAAAAGGACGCTATACAAAAAGAAAAGGACGACACGCATATTTCATTTGAACAAGAATATCTGGAATTATTAGATTTACGACGGGATTTTACAAGCCAATTGGAAAAAAAACCAAATAACAAAATTATTTTACGCGCCATTAAAAATTGCAATAACGATATTAAAGATTTGGTTCATCGTGGACGTAAAGGAAATACAAAAGCCTATTATAAACTTATTCATCAAGATACGAAACGAATTCGCGAAATCGATTATTTTGAGACAAAACTGTCAAATAAAGAACAGCAAAAAATCGTTGAAGATTTAAAACATATCAATTCAACTATTTGTATCGATAAACCGTATCGTTTGGCATTATTAGAATCGGATATTCCGTCAAAACATAAGGTCATTGCGCTTCAAAAATTAAATTCGTTACATATGATGGAACCGGGTGATAGTGAATATTTTAAATTACGTGGATGGGTAGATGCATTTATGAATATTCCGTTTGGAATTTACCGAAATTTACCCGTAAAATTAGATGATGGGGTAGATAAGTGTCACGAATTTATGGAAAATGCGAATAAAATGTTAAATATGTGCACGTATGGCATGGATGAAGCCAAAATGCAAATTATTCAATTGTTGGGAAATTTAATTACAAATCCAGATGTAATTGGAAATGCAATTGCATTAAAAGGACCGCCGGGTTCTGGCAAAACATCGCTCGTCAAATATGGCATCAGTAAAATTCTTGGCAGAGAATTTGTATTTATTCCTTTGGGAGGGTGTTCGGATGCGAGTTATTTGGAGGGGCATTCATATACATACGAAGGAAGTATGTATGGTAAAATAATACAGTCTATTATTCAATGTAAATCAATGAATCCCATCTTCTTCTTTGACGAATTGGATAAAGTAAGTGACACGCCGAAAGGACAAGAAATTATTGGAATTTTAACACATCTTACGGATGCAACTCAAAATGACCAATATCATGATAAATATTTTTCGGAAGTGGATTTTGATTTAAGCAAGTGTTTGTTCATATTTAGTTATAACGACGAGTCACTGGTGAATCCGATTTTGAGAGACCGTATGTATAAAATCTTCACAAAGGGGTATAATACAAAAGAAAAGGTTATTATTGCCAACGATTATCTTCTCCCAAAAATTCGTGAGCAAATTCATTTTAATAAGGAGGATATTATTATTCCGACAAATGTAATGGAATATATTATTACGAATGATGCGTTTACTCAAAAGGAAGAGGGTGTGCGAAATTTAAAACGGTGTTTGGAAATTATTCATACCAAATTAAATTTGTTTCGACTTGTAAAATCCGACTCAAAACCATTCTTTGCAAAAGATATTGCATTAACGGTTACATTTCCATATACTCTTAGCAAGGCAGATATAGATGTTCTTATCAAGATTGATGACGCGAATAGATTGCAAGACATTGTGAAAAGTATGTATGTTTAATCGGACAAGTTAATCGGACAAGAGTTAATCGGACAAGAGTTAATCGGACAAGAGTTAATCGGACAAGAGTTAATCGGACAAGAGTTAATCGGACAAGAGTTAATCGGACAAGAGTTAATCGAACAAGTTAATCGGACAATAAAAAATTGATAATAAAAAAATAATAAAAACAAAACATATAAAATAAATTCATTCATGTTTCAACCAAAATCGAAAGAAGATATATCTAAAAATTTAGAATACATGCGAGAACGAACTCGAGCGCATTTTGCTATACAAGAACAGGAACAACTACATAAAAAAAACACAATTATGAAGACATTAGATACTATAATTCCCAAACATATTTCGTTATTTTATTCGAAAAATAACGATAACGAATTATTAAAAGACATATGTTGTGTTTGTTTAAATGATACAACTACAGATAAACCGGATGATAAAATTCAATTGAATTGTAAACATGATGCATGTATATCATGTATGCCAGCATTGATAACAACGCAAATGCAAATCGAACCAATCTGTCCAATCTGTCGTTGTACTATAACCACATTATATGTATCTGATGCGCATAAGTGATTGATTGATTTACTTAACCAAATAAAATTGAAAATCTTTTTTTTAGATATTTTTGGCATCTTTAAAACAATTAAACGACTATAACAATCATGACAACCGCAACAAGAACCGCAACAAGAATTTCCATTACCATTCCATGTGTTGATAATATCTTTACGGAAATTGAGATTAGTTATGTATTTCATAGACTAAAAATTGGTAAAATTGTGGTAAATTCGTTGCGAACGACAAAAGGTTCAAACGCATCCATTAAAAAGGGCACACAGTATATTTTTGCGACATTAGAATTGGCAAATACGTCATGTGCAATTGCATTTTTGAGAGCTCTTTCTGAAAGAGGACAAACTCATATTGTATATGATGAACCCAAAAATTGGATTGTTAGTAAGGCATTGCCAAAACGTAAATATAAAATGCAACAACAAGAATATCGGGAACATATTCAACATAAATATGAGACCAAGACGACCGACAAAGAAGCTTTACAAGACAAAGACAAAGAAACGAGAACAAAAGAAGAGATAGAACAAGATACATACATATATGCACAATGTCAGGCGTTGTTGTTTTATCCTTATTCCGAAGATTTTGAGAGAAGTATAAATGAAATTGTTTGTTAATTGTATAATTATTATTTTTTACGATAAATTTTTTTATGATAAAAAGAGAACAAGTTTATAAAACTATTTATTTTTCTTGTTTTAGATAAAATGGATTATACACAACAATCACCGGGTCCATCTTCTACTCGCATTTCCGATCTTCCAAACAATCCACACATGGAACCGATTACTGTAGGTCGTCCAAAATCAGAAATGGTTATTCCAAATACATCGCCATATCAACCAATCAATGATGTTCATAAAAATCCATATGGAGTAGAAAAACCGGACCAACTTCCGGATTTTTCATACAAACAACCACAAATGCCACCACCGTATCCAAATACGGCAAATAGAGAACAATATGAATTGCCGTCGCGTGATATTCCGAGAGACACAACACATTTAACAATGGATGACCAACAACATGTAAATTATATGCCCAAACCAAAACTTACGGGAGATTTTATTGCGCAACATGATTATGACCAAGATATAGTTCGACGAAAACAACAATCCAGTAAAACGACACAATCATGGATAGATGATTTATGGGACGAATGGAAAATTCCCGTTATATTAGCATGTATGTTTTTATTATTTCAATTGCCGAGTTTTAATTTATTGTTTTATACATATGCCCAACGCATTCCTCTCGAATTATTTGGGGCGGATGGAACACCTACTATGTTAGGACTCTTATTTAAAAGTGCCATGTTTGGCGCACTTTATTATTTTTTCGAACGAGGTATGAAAACAATTGTATAAAAGCAAAAAAAGAATCAAACCAAAAAATAAAGAACCAAACAAAAAAGCAAATAAATAAACAATAAAAGATAATACAACAAATACAAATGAATAGAATGATTCAATATATTTCGGAATGTATTCAACCCGTAGATAAATCGGAAATGTATATTACAAATGAATTTAAATTGGATGAATTAAAAGCAATGAAACAAGACGGCATTTATATTGTGATTGAAGACAAAACGACAACACATATTCCCATTGGAGTTGATTGGGCACGGGTTTGTTCAAATATAATTATTTGTCGAAATAACCATCCTCGACAAATTGCGTGGTTGAATCCCGATTGGACCGTATCATTTGACCTTTCTAGAACACCGATTTACCGACGTATTGTTCCATTACCTTGGGAAACCGTTGACCACGCTCTTATCATCACAAGTATTATTGAAGCCAATTTTATAAATACATACAAAAAAAATTATATTGAATATGGAGTTCGACACGGAGACTGTATTGAAAAAATTGCACCGTATGTAAATATTGCATATGGAGTAGATATTCATACATATACACCAACATTGTCCAATATTCAAATGTTTTCCGGAACTACGGATGAATTTAGTCTTTCCCATTTATCCAATATTTCGTATCATTATGCGTTTATTGATGCGGACCACTGCGCGAAACAGGCGTTTGTCGATTTTGAAAATATATATACATATATTCACACGGGAGGTTATATTTTTTTACATGATACCTATCCATGTTTAGAAGAAAGTCTATCTCCCTCTGGATGCAATGATTGTTTCTTGACTCCATTAAAAATACGTGTAAAATATCCAAATATAGAAATGCTTACATTTCCACTGAACCCGGGTCTAACAATTGTGCATAAAGTTTAAGCAAATGTGGATAAATATTGAATGGCGGATTCACATCCCATCTGTTCCGCCTCTTTTTTATTCTTGTGTTTCCCCATTCCGAGAAACACCAGAATTTTTCCATGCAAACACATGTATTCGTGAATATCCTGATACGATGTAAAATTCGTTAAAGGAATAGAATGTGCCGTTTTTGTTTCGTAAATGGCTTGTCCTAAACACAAATACACGCCCATATTATATCCATTTTCATTTCGAATTAACTCCACATACTCTGGAGTGGTTTTAAATTCCTTTTGTATTTTTTCCTGCAATATATTTTTAAAGTTTCGGTCATTTTGAATTAGGTCCATCCAATTTACATGTTTTTCAAAAATTTGTTCGATGAAAATCTGCGCCATTTGAAATCCAGGACCAACTACAAATAATGATTCGAACCAGTGGTCCGAATCATGTATTTGAATCTTATTGAAATCTAAAAACAACGCTCCCAAAAATGCTTCAAATAAACATCCGAGACGTTTTAAATTTGTGCGCGTGCCTTTTAATTCGGCGCTTTTAGACATAATTAGCCATTTATGTAATCCCATGTCGAGCGCCATTTTTCCGATGGATTTGTTCTGAACCAATGCGATTTTTGTGTCTGTTAAAAATCCGGGCTCTTCTTTTGGAAATCGGCGATATAAATAATATTTGGTGATTAATTCAAGAACTCCATCTCCCACATATTCCAATCGTTCATTTGATTTTGTGTATAATGAAATACAATCATCTGGCTTTTTAGCGATAATAACGGTGGTGGATGAGTCGGTCTTGTTTAGCGGTGGCGGACAATTTAAATACGATTGATGCACAAATGCACGTTGATATAAATGTAAATTATGGACAGGAGTTGGAATGCCATAGGTTCGAAGAATGGACTCAATTTCTTCACGGGTAATAATAATATTTTGCGGGTTATATGGGTCAAATACATACATTTCTCCTCCATATGGATTTTGTTCAATGCGAAAATCGGCTTCTAGTGTAGACATATATACCGTATTTTATAGGTATTTATATATCAATTTTATCGAAGGCGTTGTAAAAATTATAGCGGCTCGTGGTTTCGTTCCACGGACCCTTGGGTTATGGTCCCAATGCGCTAACCTCTGCGCCAAGCCGCTTGTATTCACTTTATGAATTTATGAATAATATAATTTGAATCAGTGGTAGTAGTAGCTATTATCGGTTATCTTGAAACGGTCGGTTTAGGGAAAATATATAGCCAGATATTATAACAATGACTTTTGGATTAGCAAATTCGGCAAAGAAAGCCCGACTTTATGCGTTTACAACGAATCAAAATCAAGGTGGTGGAGATAAGAAAGGTGGATTTCCATTTTCGGTTGGTCGAAATCACTGGGATTCTATTTTCATAACTCCCCGACCATTAGCTGTATATAATACGACTATCTTTCCATTGGCAAGTCAATCTCGTCCTGTTGGAAGTTGGACAAATGGAAATACCTACTGGCATATTCCTGGTACTGGTAATCAATAGGTAGTCATATAGCGAATTTTACCATATAACATAGAATACATATAAAACAATACCGCCATATATGTTATTGTTTTATTCTTATGGATACACCTACTCCTCTTCCCCCATGGGAAAATATTTTATTTAGACAAGAACTTGAAAAGAAAGAAAAAAAAGAACCAACCGAAAAGAAAGAGAAAGAAAAGAAAGAAAAATCAACCGAAAAAAAAGAAAAATCAACCGAAAAAAAAGAAACTAAAAAAAAGAAAGAATCAACCGAGCCAAAGAAAGAAAAAAAAGAAAAATCAACTGAGCCAAAGAAAGAAAAAAAAGAAAAATTAACCGAAAAGAAAGAATCAGCCGATTCTACGTTTAGTATGATTGTAGATGAGCGTGAGACCGCGCTAATGAATATAATACAAAATCAACCATCTGCCCAGTCGCATACCATTATTAAAAAAGTCCTGCATTTGGGAGATATTGTTATTGCGAATTCACCCGACAAAGAATTTGTTGTTTTAGAGAGAAAATCGATTTCCGATTTACTGGCGAGTATTAAAGACGGACGATACGAAGAACAGTCCTATCGCTTGATTGGTGCCTATAAGGATGCAGAGGTTCGTCCAAAAATTTGTTATATTATTGAAGGGTCTCTTCACGGACACAGTTGTAAAGAAAAACAATTGGTGTATTCAGCAATGGTCTCTCTATCGATTGGAAAAGGATTCCATATTATTCGCACAGACAGTCTCAATGAAACCGCCGATTATTTGCTTTATATGTTGGATAAATTTGAACGAGATTTTAAAAAGGGCAAAGCCTATACCAATGTAAATGAAACTGAAAAAAAGGAACTTGGGTATGAAACCGTTGTGAAAAAAGTAAAAAAGGAAAATCTCACTCCCGAAAATATGGGAGAAATTATTTTATCTCAAATACCGAGTATTAGTTCTATTACGGCAAGTGCAATCATGTCACTTCCGCAAATCAATGGGTCGATTCCTCGGCTCATACATGAATTAGAAAAAAATCCATTGTGTTTGGCAGAAGTTCGCATTGGAGAGAAACAGCGAAAAATAAGTAAAACAACCGTTCCCCAGATTATCAAGTATTTATTGAATCAATCATCTGAATAATTGTAGGGTATAAATACGAAATGTAAAGATGAATTCTATATAGATGTCGAATATTTTAATAACCATATGTATATCCATTTTTATCATTGGAATATTACATTTTTTTTTGAAAATTATAAAAACTCCTCGACAAAAAACGAAAAATTTAGTAGATTCACAAACCGAAAAATATCGTCGGATAATGAACGAATTAACGGAACATAAAAAACACACATCCTTGTTTCTTTCATTGGAAAAAAAAGAGGAATTAGAGAGAGAGATGGTTCAATATATCAAAACAATACAAGGCTAATAAATATACCATATAATAATACATATATGGTATGTCATTCAATCTATCGTTTTTTCACAGCATCTCGGTCAAATCCTTGGGTAAAACAATGTAGAACCGTTCGAAATAAAAAAAATAAGAATTCATTTATTCCGTCGTATACATATTACTATGTTCGATGTTCGGATGCAAATGTTCATTATTTAACAATACGATATCCACCTTCTGTTCGATATAATGTATTACGAGGAAAAATAGATACCGAAAAAAATCGTGCTATATATGAAAAATACATTGGGACTACATCTATTAAAACTACTGCGTCTTAAACATCAAAAATGTTCCCATAAATGCCCCCAATAAAATAGAAAATGTTATCGTCGACCATAACAATGGATTAAACCCTTTTCCTACATAAAATACCAACAATGCAATAAATAATAAAAGAACCAACCATCCGGCAAATTTCATTATAAAGTCAGAGACATCGCCTATATGTGATAGAGAGGATAACAATAATAAGTTCCAGTTAAATTCGGTAGTTTGAAATGTGGTGAATTGGGTTTGAATAATGGCAACTGTTGAAAATAATAACGCAATCGCCAAATATATTCCATACGACAACCATGTGCCATTTCCTTTTTGGAATCCTATTGCAATTAAACTGTGTGATATAGCAAAGACCATTGCAAAAACAAACGCATTTACCAATAATAGTTTTTCGGACACATTTGTAACGCTGTGATTTTGTGAATGAATAACATCATAAAACAGCCATTTATATCCCATCGGAATTGCAAATACCGATATACCAAGAAGAACCAAAAACATTAAAAAGTGAAATGTCATATTTATCATGTCGGTTTGATTTATTTTTTTTAGAAATTCGCTGTCGATGCGGACAAGTGCCGTTTCTTCGTCACTTGATGAAATCGGTGTCATGTGTATATATCCGGTTTCTTTTCCTTTGTTGTTGTTATTGTTGTTGTTGTTATTGTTTTTTTCTTCATTGTTTTTGTCCTTGTTTCCTTTAAAACCTTCCTGTAGTAATAGAGAGGCTTCTCCGAGAATAGGATACGGTTTTTTCACATCTTCACTGGAAGATATAAATGTCAAATCGGAAGACAATGAAATATTTTTGAACGAAATAAACGAGGGAGAAAGAATAGTGGAAATAAAAATAGGAGTTTGACACACATATACGTTTTTCTGTTGTTGATGCACGGCAAACGTAGAGGATGGTATATCCGAATTTAATGTGATTGTATTTGTTTGATTTGTATTTGTTTGATTTGTTAAATTATTCTCTTGAATATATGTATCAATATCGGTGGATTGAGTTGAATGTTGTAAAGGAAAAAGAACAAATACGGATTCTCTCCCAGAATCTGAAATGGGAGAGTGTTCAATAAGTAACCAACCGTTTTGTTGCTGCGGTTGTTTTTGTTTGTCCATTCCGAAGATATACAAATGTTTTGTTACATAGGCATTTCCATTTGATAATACGATATTTGGGTTTGCATAAGAAACGGAGGGAGGGTTTGAAAATCGAGATTTTAAATATCCGTGATTTTTTATGGAAGTTATAGAAGGAGATATTTCAATCGAATCATAATTGTATTTGAACGACATTTTGTCCGGTTATAAATATGGGATATAATTTATACCACGATTTTCATAAATAGTTGCCGTATATATTTCATTATATCCTTGCACATAAACAACATCGCCATTGTATAATTCATCGACTCCATTGTCAGACATGGCATCTCTTCCTTTTACACGAACTGGCAGTTTTGAGTTTATATTTCCCGTATTTGAAATCGTATAATACTGCCATTTATTTCGATTTGAGAGAACCATTCTTCCAAAAAGAGGGAGAATTAATGCGCCCTCCTTATCTCCCGCTTTTGTGATAATTCCGATTTGGTCAAAAGCATATGATATTCTTTGTGTAGGCACACTTTGGATTCCAAAGGCGGGTTGTAATGGCGGATAAAACGGATTTGTAAATACATTATTATCTCTTTGAGAGGCAGATATGTTAATTCCTAAATTTGGCGGTGGAATAAGAATAGGTGATTGTTGTCTTTGTTGGGTTGGATACCGACGTAATGTGAAAAACATATAGGTTGTTAATAGGAGGATAAAACATAAAATAAAAAGAGTCATATTTTCAACGCAAAAAGATGAACCTGCAATACATTTTTTTGCCATATTATATTGTATTGTTATAAAATAGTCTCATCTATAATAGGTTTGTTAGAATAGGTTTTAAACGAGCGAAGCGAGTCGATAACAAAATGTGTGAGGCAATCCACCGGATAAAATTGATAAATAAAAAAGAGATAAACCAATCCAAAAAATAAATATGAGCTTATTGATGATTCCTTTACTTACGGTTGGTATGGCTATGTTACCTTCGTTACCTTCTTCTTCTCCTACAGAAGAAATTAAAAAAATAAAACAACATGCAGAAATAGACATTAAAATTCTATTTCTACGAAGAAAAAAAAGTCAAATTCGTGCTCAACAAAAAAAACATCGAGAGGAATTTATATCGCAAATTATATATTTACCAAAAACAGAAATGTTTGAAAAAATGCAAAAATACAAACAAGAACAATCGGTATTTTATGATAAAATAAAAGAAAATGATATAAAGGTGCAGGAATTATTGGACGCTTGGATTCCATAATAATGATTGGCTCTTTCGCTTTCTCTTTAAAACGGAAATGAAGGAAATGTCCCCGGGTCGCAACTATAACACAAATTTCGAACCGATTGTGGATATTCAAATAGATTATATCCAATCATATCTGTAATAATTTGCGTAATTTCATTGTATGCATTTTTTATTTCTCCATTGATATCTAAATTTACACCAGCCACCTCCCGAATTACATACGATTCAAGTTCAAACACAATATAGAAAATAGAGAGAATAAAATTAATGTATAAATCCAATAAATAAAAAATAATACAGTATGTTGTAAATATCTTTGTTAATTTATCAATTCCACAAATAATATGTTTTATGATAGATTCAAATACCTGACCAATATACACAACAAATTTGCCTACATCATTAAAATACTCGGGAAGTTTTTTAAAAAAATTACCAATTTGGTCAAATACGTTTATTATTTTATCGAAAAAATCGCCAATATCGGACAATTGAAACCCCTCCTTTTTCGGAAAAAAATGGTCATATAACATTTTCACACATAGACAAAATAAAATAATGATAAACAGACAAAAAATATATGGGTATGAATTTTCCAAATTCATTATTTATATGGACAATACATTTTTTTATACTACTACTAATATAAGTTTGAAAATCTCTTCGGCACACATTTCGTCAATGTGTCATTTTGCGCCGACCCCAATGCAACTTTGGGAAATTTGGGAATTAGTTTTAAAGGATATCCGATTTTATCTTTGAGAGTATATACATTGTATCCCGGAATAGAAACACCATATGCCATTGCATCCGCCACACCTGAACCCAATGCCATTCGATAGGCAAATCCATTGTTTGTAATTGCATCGTATTTTTTTCGCGCAATAAGAGACCCCGCGTCCACCCCTCCTTGACATCCAAATTGTGGATTTGACGGTTTATAAATAAGTGCTACATATGGCGGTTGAAGTGAGCCAACGGACGACGCAATAATAGTTTGACTGGTGGTATTTGTAGCGGAAGTGGGGTAAAATCCGGCATTTATTCCGAGAGCACTTGTTAAACCGTTGGATAACACGTGAATCTGTGGCACGGGCTGAACCACGGTCCATGTTGAACCAACTGGCTGACTATAATTTGAATTGTAAAATTGTGTGGCGGATATGGATTGAATTTCAATCTTTCCATATAGCGTATTATACGAAAATACCAATAAAAAATTATTCGACCGATTAAAATTATTCAGATAATAGTGTCCGTTATTTATCATAATCAATTGAAATGCGTCATTAAATGAATTGATATCATAACTGTGTGAATCGGGAATCGTTGCAACATATGTATTTCCATCTACCCACACATATTGAAATACATTGTTTTGCAAACTCGCCGTAATTGCCGTTAATCGACAATGTGAGAGACCTGCCGGTGAATAAATATTGGATTTGGATGCTGTTGTTCCCGGAGTAACCGTCGGATTTCCTTGACGCAAATATCGGTAGTCGTTTTGTTCAATGGTGCGATTGCGAGACACCAAATATTGACGATTGTCTGTAAAATACGCATTGTCATTATTTTTCGATTCAATAAATTTCTTTTTAATCATACCCGCACTTCGAACTCTCCGTCTCGCATCGAGTTGAGGCGAAAAACAAGCATTCGATGAATTTGTAGAGGTAGATACACATTGTGTTGGTAAATTGCAGGTTGTGCACGAATATCCAAGCTCTCCACTATTGTTTGGTAAGGTGGGGTCCAAGGTTTGGACAAGTCCGTCACATGATGATACGGCAGTGTTCGTTATACCATTTGCATAAATAAGTGAGCCTCCCGGCTGATTTAATACATCAATACTGGATGAAATGCGAACACTTCCAGTCGTAAGTGCATTTCCATTATGTAGTGTATTTACGGCAATTTCACGACGATATGCGTGTTTTATGGGGCGTGGTTTCATGAGAAGGTTTTGTTCCAGATTTGCGTTTGTATCTTGGGTCGGTTGAACAATAGATGATATTTGTGAAAATACCTTTCCTTTCCAACGAATATAGGGAATACTGTCGTTTATATTTGTATATTGTTCGTCAAAAATAAATGGTTCGGACATTCTTACAAATTATGTATATAATTATCTTACAAATTATGTGTATAATTATATATACAAATGAAGTTATCGTCGCTTTTTCCGTCTAAATCAAAGAACGTTATTTTAGGAAGTTTATTTGTCTTTCTTTTGGTCGTTATTTTACTTTCGTTATTAATGCCTATTGCGGTTGATGGATTTTCCGATTATAGCACTGCTTATGGTAAGACAACTGGACCATCTATTGTGGGTGGCGGTGTAAATGGAAATGTGAATATTGGACAACTTGGTGCGAATGTTGGAGCACGAGCAAATGTAAATACATCAGGTCTTGGTGGAACTATTGGCGGAGGTATTGGATTTAAAGAGGGATTGACTACGAGTGGTCCTGCAAAAATACCGAGTGGTCAAAAGATGAAATCGGGCGCTAAAAAATAGACCGTGAGTTAGCTTTCAGGGTTTTTATCTCAACACTACATAATGAATATTCAATCTGCTTATGGAAATCCAAATCGTATTTTACCCGAAATGTCCTATAATGGACGGGTAAATATTTTAGAAGAACCTGACCCAAAAGCAAAATTTGCATTAATGGAAAAAACGGCATTTAAAAATAGAGCCACTACCTATTGCGACGCATTAAAAGGACAGTGGGAAGACAATGTTTTGTCTCAAGTATTTTTTTCTTCTGGAAATATCCAAATTATTCAAAATGCAATTCGAGCGGAAATATATAAATTAAGTGGAAATAAATATGTTGTTGCGCCTCCCGGAATGGACAACTTGAAAATTGTCATGAAGAGTATTTTTATGTCGTATGCCGAATTTTACAATGGAGATATCACAAAACAAGTGGAAGAATTAAACAAAGCGGTTCTCGCCTATTGTGTTCCTGAATTATTTTCTGCGGCGAAAGCCCATGTGAATTATTTACAAGACCAATCCAGTTTGGTTGTGCCTTTACGATTGCCGAACAACCACGACCGAGAATTTAAACAACTGGAACTTAAGCCGTGGGTTTAGATAATTATGGTTTAGATAATTATGTGTGTAAATATTATAGAAGATTATGCGTTTAACAAAAAGACAAAACACAAATACCAGAAGACATACAAGAAGACAAAAAACAACTACAAGAAGACGAAAAACAACTACAAGAAGACGAAGACAACCTATATTGAAAGGAGGCTCCATGCATTTACTACATTGGATCGATGAGACAAAACTAAATTGGGCAAAATTATCAGAAAATCCAAATGCGATATCTATATTGGAAGTGAATCAAGATAAAATAGACTGGGACAGATTATCAGAAAATCCAAATGCCATTCCTTTATTGAAAGAGCATCCAGAAAAAATAAACTGGGGATTATTATCAGAAAATCCAAATGCAATACATTTATTGGAAGAGAATACAGATAAAATAGACTGGTACTTATTATCAGAAAATCCAAATGCAATACATTTATTGGAAGAGAATACAGATAAAATAGACTGGTACTTATTATCAAAAAATCCGAATGCCATTCCTTTATTGGAAGATAATAAAAATAAAATAAACTGGAGTCAGTTATCAGCAAATTCAAATGCCATTCCTTTATTGGAAGATAATAAAAATAAAATAAACTGGAGTCAGTTATCAGCAAATCCAAATGCCATACATTTATTGGAAAAGAATCCAACAAAAATAAACTGGATTTCGTTATCAGAAAATCCAAATGCCATTCCTTTATTGGAAGATAATCCAACAAAAATAATATGGGTTTGGTTATCAGAAAATCCAAATGCCATACATTTATTGGAAAAGCATCCAGAAAAAATAAACTGGGCACAATTATCAGAAAATCCAAATGCCATACATTTATTGGAAAAGCATCTAGATAAAATAAATTGGGACAATTTATCAGCAAATCCAAATGCCATTTCTTTATTGGAAGATAATAAAGACAAAATAAATTGGGATGCGTTATCGTTAAATCCTAGTATTTTTACGGAGAATAATTATATATCGAAATAGAACATGTATTTTTTACGAACAACGGGTGGAAGAAAAACCAGTAAAAAATTTCGTCACTGAATAAAATTGATAATATTTTTATTCGTTATGTCACACAACATAACGAATAAAAAATGGTAAAAATCTGCAATTCTCCTTATCCTACCGAAAATGAAATCACGTATTCTCCTTATTTCGCACAATTTCCGTATCCTCTCAGTGATTTTCAAAAATATGCGATTGAACATATTGTATTACAAAATCACGTTTTAGTAACGGCACAAACCGGCTCCGGCAAAACACTTCCTGCCGAATTTGCCATTCAATATTACTGCAAAACAATAAAAAAAACAAAAAAACAAAAAGTTATTTATACCTCTCCCATAAAAGCTCTTTCAAATCAAAAATACTATGAATTTTCAAAAAAATACCCCGATATATCGTTTGGCATTTTAACGGGAGATATAAAACACAATGTATTGGCAGATGTTCTTATTATGACTACCGAAATTCTTTTAAATTATATAACAAAAGGTGCATCTGCAAATACAGTGCTTGATTTAGATATGAACGATGTGGCGTGTGTCATATTTGACGAAGTTCATTATATCAATGATCAGCAACGCGGTCATGTGTGGGAACAATCTATTTTACAATTGCCGGAAAATGTGCAAATGATAATGCTCTCTGCCACCATCGATTCTCCTGAACTTTTTGCCAAATGGATTGAAAACCGTTCGCTCCCTGAAGAACCAGAACAACCAGAACAAAAACAACAACCAGAACAAAAACAACAACCAGAACAAAAAGAACAACAACAAAAAAAAGAAGTTTGTTTGTGTATGGCATCAAAACGAATTGTGCCTTTAACACATTATTCATTTCTATCCGTCGGCGAATCTATTTATAAGGGAATTAAAGATGATACCTTAAAACAAGAAATACGTCGCGCATCAAATCAATTAACGGTTTTACGTTCAGCCGAAGGACGGATGAACGAACCGACCTATCATCAATTAAAACACATGTTGCAATTATACAATAAACACGACCCTCAAAACCAGCGAGGACAAACACACGGAAAACGCAAATTTATTGTGAATTCTCTTATGCAATTATTAAAAGACCGAGACATGTTACCGGCAATTGTGTTTGTATTTTCGCGAAAACAAGTCGAACTTATCGCCCAAGAAATTACAATTCCTTTGTTAGAAGATGATTCCAAAATACCCTATACCATTGAAAAAGAATGCCGAGATTTGTTGCGAGGAAAACCCGAATACACCGAACTTCCCGAATTCGTACAACTCGTGAAATTATTGGAAAAAGGTATCGCCATCCACCATTCTGGCATGATTCCTATCTTTCGTGAAATGGTAGAAATGTTTATTATGAAACGATACATTAAAGTATTGATAGCAACCGAATCATTTGCGGTTGGATTGGACTGTCCTATTCGCACGGCTGTATTTGTATCTTTGCAGAAATTTGATGGACAAAGTCGTATGTTATATTCACACGAATATGCGCAAATGTCGGGACGTGCAGGAAGACGTGGTATTGATACCGTTGGACATGTGGTTCACTGCAATAATTTATTTCCGTTGCCAACTTTATCCGAATACAAGGAAATGTTGGGAGGCGTGCCTCCCAAATTAATAAGCAAGTTTCACATTTCTCCCGAATTTATTTTATCGGCATACCCCAACAAAAAAACAGATGCAGACGCCAATATTGAAATGGTTCATGATTTCGTTAAACGAAGTATGAAAAATGCCGAAATTCAAAAAACCATTCACGGACAAACGCGAATTGTCGAAGAACTGGAAACAATAGTGTCGCTACTTCCCTTACCGTCACATGTAATTCAACAATATTCAACACTGGAAACATCTCTCTCCTTTTGCAATCATAAGAAACGAAAAGACCTTGAAAAACAAATGACTGCACTAAAAGAATCTATATCAAAAACATTGTTCGATGCGGATTTATTGGCGTATAAAGAATCCGAAAAACACAGAAAACAATTACAAATCGAAACACAGACATTACGAAATATGGAAGATTATGTTACCGATGAAATCGAGAGAGTGTTTGATAAATTAACGGAAGAAGGGTTTCTTATGAGGACGGTGTCTTCTAAGCAATGGCATTTAACAAAAAAAGGAGATATTGCCAGTTATTTTGCGGAAGTTTCACCGTTTGTATTTGCTCATGGATTTGTGAATCACTGGCAACAATTCTCCACATTCTCTCCTACTCAAATTGTCGGATTATTAGCACATTTTATAGATGTGAAAGAAAAAGAAACAAACAACAATGAAAGAAACAACAATGAAAGAAACAACAATACCAACAACAACAATACCAATGAAAGAAAAAACGACGATAAAGAAAAACAACATGCGTCTGTATCGTGTTTATTTACGGAAGAATATCAGAATTTACTTACAGATGATTCTCAAATATGTGTAACTATTGCCGATATAATGATGTCGTGGTGTGATTGCAATAATGAACATGCGTGTAAAGCATTCTTATACGAACATAGCGATACAATATCGGTGGGTGATTTTGTGAAAGCTGTATTAAAAATAGCAAATACGATTCGAGAAATTATTCATATGGTGACATCTGTATTTCCGGAAAACATAGAATTATTACATAAATTGTCTTTTGTTGAGCCGATGATTTTGAAATATATAACAACATCGTACAGTTTGTATTTGTAAAGAAGTAGTTAAAGCTATATTTATAATATTATCATCAATGGACAGTAATCAACATGCAATCATAACTAGTTTGACAAAATTAAATGATAAAGTAAAATATAATTTATTTACAGTTATAAAAAATATAATTGATTTACAAAAACAAGGTAAATTCAATTTATTAAATATTCAACCAAGAAATGAATATTTTTTTCAAAATTATCCATCAACTGACATTAGTCCAAATAATTATTTTATAATATTTGAGCTATTTCAACAATTTAACTTATTTAATGAAATAAAAAAATATATTACAAAAACAACAAAACTAACCAAGATATCATCAATAATTGATGTGCATTTTAGAAATAAAGAAGAAAATGACAATTTTAGAAGTTATATAAATACAATTATAATGATAAATTTAATTAAAAAACAATTGAAAAATAAATCACACCAAGATATTGTTAATTATGGTTTATTAAATAAATTAAGTTTAATTAATCCAAATATAGTAATATCATTACATTTGTTCGAACTACAAAATCACCAACTAAATATAATTGATTTTATAAATAATTATAACTATCAAAATAATACATTTTTAACATTCAACAACGACGAATATGATAAAATTTACGATATTTTTTTTTTATTTGAATAAATTCTAATTAACTTATATATGTATTGCATTTAAATTTACAATACTTATTTATCCAAATATCTCATGATATATAAACAAATATTATGAAAAACATAGCAAAAAATATGGCAAAAAAGGCGTTAAAACAAGGACCAAATATACTTGCATCTATCCAAAAATCCTTGCCACAATCGGCACAATCATCATCTCCACCACCCAATACAAATATAGATACATTGTCAAATGATATTAGTTCTTCTTTATACGAAAAAATACATATAAAATTAGGAGAACACCCGTCCGATAAAATTGTAGAAGGTATAGATACAATATTAAAAGATTCAAAGGAAACCGCTGAAGATGCCCAAAAAATACGTGATAATTTTCTTCAGATTGTGTTGTATTTTTTAATGGATTTTGTTTTTCAGGAAAAACGGTCGGGAGGAATATTGTTTAAACAAATGTTTTTAGAGGCATTGTTAGAAAGTTCGCCGGAAAGTCTGGCTCTCGCAAATGCGGGAAAAGACTGGACTTCATTTCCACTATTTTCTACCATGAAAGAAACCTCTACCATGAAAGAAACCTCTACCATGAAAGGGGGCGACAGTTCATTTACCGATAAACAGATAGGAGATATCGCCGAGAATCTTACCATAAAAACGGACCCCGAATTTAAACATAAACTCCACAACATGACCGTAGATTATTTCGCGGATATATTAAAATATCAGAAAACAAAACCGGAGACATACGAATTTATCCAAACCTATTTTTATCAATTTATTAAAGATGCTTTTAAAGATACACAAATGACATTTAAATTAAATAAATTACTGTTACATGCACTTATGCAGGATGCACATATCATGCAAATATATACGGATTTTCTTCGATTAAAACGCGAGCAACCAACCAATCCATTGGGCGCAAATTTTCTTATATATGTTCAAAATGAAAATTCCATAACATCCAAATCCATCTCTCCAACCGAAGGACAAAAAGGCGGAGTAACGAAAAAACGAATAAGAAAAGGGACGATGAAAAAAGGGACAAGGACGAGGACAATAAGAAAAGGGACGAGGACAATGAAAAAGTTACGATAATAAAATATAAATTATTTGTTTTATCTAATCAAATTCCCAATCACATTTTTTTCCACCATTGTATGCTACTGCATATTTATTGTCCAATAACCATTGATTTATATGTATATGTTTTCCAATATCTTCAATATAAATATCCGCCAAAACTCTTCCCCATTTTTCTTTGCCACAGTTTTTAATTATGATTGTTTTTCCAAAAATAAGTTTATGTAATGCATCTCTCGCCACGATTGCATGATGCCGTTCTTCGTCTGTTTTACCTTTTATTTCAGGTGAATCGACTCCTCTCAATCGAATCGTAAAACGATATACATCCGAGTGTTCATAACATTTTGACGCAACCGTAATGGTATCGCCGTCATATACTTTAATCACTTTACCTCGTTGCAATTGAGGAATCCATGGAGAGGTATTTTTATATTCAGAGGCAGAATAATCAAACGTGTCTACAAATTCGGGAAATTTGCCGAATACTTCTTCTCTTTTTGAATGATAACTGGACCGTCTTTTTTTTGAAATGTGCGATATAGAAGGATCGTGCACTACAGAATTATGTCTCGAAAAACAAAAGAAACAACTAAACAATGATACTAACATTTTCTTATTTGTATCATTTATACATTAAAAACATTTTCAATTTTATTTCATAAATCCTTATTTCCATTTCCATCGCTATTTATTTTTTTATCAATACGGTCAAACATATCTTTTGTATAAATAAGTTTTCCGGTAGGTTTGTATTCACGTGTGGATGCATATGTTTTTTTATTCGTATTATTTGTATTTATTGGTTCATCTTCGTCTTCCTTTTTTGTATGTATATTTTCGATAACGTCGCCAAATTCATTTACGATTATTCCCGTTTTTTTCTTTATATTTTCACGGACATAGGATGGAACCCAATGTTCCCATGAAATAAATAGAATGTTCGGCTGTATATATTGCACTTTAAATCCATTTTCTTCCAATTTAGCAACAATAAATGCAATACAGTGACCTTTGTCATAGACCGATTCTCCAAAAATAAATTCTGGGATTTGATACCATGTATATTTATCGTGATTTTGTCGTGAAATTGTATTGATGCGTTTATGAACTCGATTTAAAATTTTCTGAAAAATAGACAGTTGTTTAATATCTTTTATGTGATTTTTTTCATATAGGTCATCGATATTTATTTTTTGTGTTGCTTCCATGTCATCTAAATTAAGAAAATTCGACATATCTCTGTTTTATTGTTAAGAGAAGAAAAATATGAAAAAAACAACGCCTATAGTAACAAATGATTACTCCCGATTTTTTAACTCCGGACCTTTTATTTTCATATTGGATTTTTGTTTGGTTTATAATATATTATGCGAGTCCTTCCTCTATTCCGAACCCTCGATTTATTTTATACGTGGCAATTATTGAAAATATTCTCTCGCTAATCATTGTTCCGTCGGTGCGTATATTTTTTATGTATCTTGCTGTAATTGTTTTAGCAAAAGGAATTCCGTTGTATTTGCTACGAAATTCGCCGATTCACTTGAAAACAGATATCATGTATTCGTTTTTATTTTTTATTATATACAATATATATTTATTCTATAAAAAAACAAATATTGTGCGGGTATATCAAGCCACATATACATTTATTCATAATGGAGAAAATAAAACACCCTTATTTTATTTGGAGTCCGTCGGTAGAAATTTTTTCAATTGGTTAATAAAGGATTCGACTCCGATTTGAATTCGTTTTTTTCGTTCTTCACTACTTGTTACAAATAAATAAATATCATACATATTCGTTGGCGTGTCACATATATCCAACTGGTGTTTAATTGCAATGGTCGGTTTTTGAATTAAAAAAAGTTCATTTACTTTGCTGAATAAATACAATAAAACATCATAGAGAGACGAAGCGGTGCTTAATGGTTCAATCGCCGAATAATTTTTATTAATTCCAAATATAGAATCGTTGTTGCATTCCGTAGAATGGTTGTTGCAACAAAAAGCGAGAGGATAATTATGTAAAATACCGCCGTCTACGTAAACCGTTTTTTCATCTGACAGAAAAAAGGGTGAAAATAAAATAGGTAGGCAACATGAACAATATAGCGCGTCCATAAGTTTCCATTGGGGGTGAGTTTTACTTGAAAATTCAATATGCCGGAGGTCGGACAAATCGGTTGCATATAAAAACAATTCAATGCCCGTTTTTTCTACAAATTCTGCCATAGTAATATCAATAGAAATATCTTTTCCCTTAAAAAGCGGTAAAAATATTTCGCGTAATTGGGTTTGTCCGAATATACCTCGTTGTTGAAAAGAAGCAACAATCGCAGATAAATTAAATTTAAATATTTGGTCCCATGGACGGTCAATTAAATAATCATCAATATATGACCACTCGTATTGTAGAGATAGACACACCGCCAACATTGCGCCAACAGATGTTCCGTAAATAGACTTTATGTTTTTTATGTCCCAAAATCCGCGAATATTACTCTCACGTAATGCGCCATAACACGACATTCCCCATACACCGCCTCCCGATAAAACCAATCGGTCAATTATGGGTTTTGTTTTTATTGTTTCTTCTTTTGTTTGGTTTTCTGTTGAATCATGTTTATCCATAGTATATACATATTTATGTATTTTTTATATAGATTATATATAGAAGATATAGAAAAATTATGGCAAGAATATCAGGCATATCAACATAAAAAAACGGGAGGATTCGTAGAACGAAAAAAAAGAGGATTGAAAAAAAATCGCAAAACTCGTCGAAAAAAAAACATTAGACGTCTAACGCGCATACAACATACCCGCGTTGCCCGATTGAAATGTTAATACATTCCATCGCTCTTCAAACACCGTTAAATTATATGTGTATTCATACAATTTGTAATTTTGTTTGTAAATTCCAATAGGGTTTCCACTCGAATCACATATAATATTAAAACTTGAATTCGCCGTATCAATCGTCGGCAAATAGGTGGCGATTTCAAATTCAATTCCTCGATTGTTAAATAAACTATTGTTAATCGCCCCCGACGGATTATTTGAAAAGGGGTCGGTGCTTAAACAGAAATTATAATAATACAGTCCGTCCGTGCTTGCCCCAGGCGAACGCAAATATGGTTCTACATATTCATATACTCCATAGGGTTGGGTGGTTTCCCGATAATTGCCGTTGTATAAAATACCCATTGTCTGTAAAATCTCCTTCTGATTGTCGCTATTAAAAACTCCGGTAATGAAATATCCCGTATTGGTTCCATTGGGATTGATTAATGGACCTACATTTGAAATTGTCTGTGTGCTATAAGGACTATTTGGGTCGGAAGAAGGTGCTATATTGATATCACCCGGAATATTTTCATAGGGCCAATTCGTATAATTGGTCCATTCATTTCGTAAATTCACATCGTTTCTCTGCAAATAAAAAATCCAGTTTGCTACCATTCCATTCGAATTAAATAGTTTTTGACGTTTTGTTCCCACTACATTTTCGAAAAAATATTCATAGACATCTCGCACCAAATAATTCTGGGTTTCTTTCGCAAAATTGGCTTGTTCCTCTTTATCCAAAAAACACTGTGTTGTTAATAAGTGCACATCGGAGTTCCATGTAGTTGTTGTATTTTCGTAATCGGCGAGAGTGACCGAGGGAGGTGTTTGTAAAAAACGATACATGGCAAATTGGGCTTGATTAAAATCCGGTTGAATATACGGAAAATTATTCGCGACATCAAATATGTCTCGAACTTGAAATAATTCCTGTATGGGGCGTAGGGTAACATTTAAATAAAGTTCATTGTATTGCAAACAAATCAATGGAAATGCCATACCGGAATTAAGAGAAAACCACGTATGAATAGGAATATAAATAGCTCTTCCGCGAATAGACGGTTCTGCGCCTGTTGCCGATGATGTGTAATAGGCAGAAGGATAGGAATTCACTCGACCAAATGCCAAGGCGGGATTGTTTATATCGAGTGTATTTCCACTCATTCTATTAAATTTAGCTCTCTGGTCTGTCGTGAAATCGCGTTGTAACATGGCAGAAAGATATGCTCCCGAATATTTTTGTAGTGTTTGTCCTCCGCATGTAATTGTTATTTCTTGAATCATTTGAAATCCAATATCTTTAATCCAGCGATAATCGTATGCGGACCATGCATTATTTGTTTGTGAAGAGGGAGGATAAATAGGACTCCAAATATCGGGAAGATTAACGACTAAATATGTATCCATTATTAAATCGCCATAACGGGGAAATTTAAAGGAAAATTGAGAAGGCGTTGTGAGTTGGAGGTCGCGCTGACCGTCGTAATCAATGCGGAATTTCTGAAGTCCAAAATTGGAATATCGTTTGTATGATGATTTAAAAAACGATTTCTGTGGATTGCCTGTTAGAATAATATTATTTTGTCCTTTTGCAATTAAATTTAAAAGTCCTCCGGCACTTGCCATTTGTATAACCGGCGATACTTTTTTATGTATTTTAGAACACCGATAAAAGAAGAAAAAGAAAAACACCAAATAAAAACAAAAAACACCAAATAAAAACAAAAAACACCAAATAAAAACAAAAAACACCAAATAAAAACAAAAAACACCAAATAAAAACAAAAAACACCAAATAAAAACAAAAAACACCAAATAAAAACACAATATAAAAACATAAAAATATAAAAAATAATGTCGTCTATATTCTTTGTAACATGTTTGTTAAATATTTATGAAGATAAATTTTATGATGAGCGTAATATAGAATGGCGTATTGCCAAATTTGCTGAAATTGCCTCCACTGGAATTTCTATTATTTTGCATTTTAGTGCAGATTATTTTGCGATTTTACATAAATTGGTGTTTGATATATTTCCAAATGTTATGATTGGTCGTGTTCTTTCGATTCAAGACACGCAAGCGTATATAAAATACGCATCAAATATAGCATCGGTTCATTTGCCAATATTTCGAAATGAAAAAAAGGACACATTTGAATACCTTTGTCTAATGAATTCAAAAACAGAGTTTATGGGTGATGCAATAAGGCAACGAATAAGGCAACGAATAAAGAAAGAAAAACAAAAAGAAGAAGAAGAAAAACAAAAACAAAAACCAAAAGAAAAAGAAATATTTGCATGGATGGATTTTAATTTATCGCATGTGTTTCGTGATACTACCAAACATCAAACTCTGAAAACGTTTTCATCTGTATCTACATCGGCTCTTTCTTTCACCTCTCCGTTTTTGGCAATTCCGGGTTGTTGGAACAAAGATTCACACGTAACTCCAGATACTATTTCTTGGAGATTTTGTGGTGGTTTTTTTATAGGAGATGAACAAAGTATATTGGATATGGAATCTCGTGTATATCGACAACTACAACAACCTACTATATATCTCACATGGGAGACAAATATATGGGCGCATATAGAACAAACGACGGACTGGTCTCCATTATGGTTTTTGGCGGATCACGACGATTCTATTGTGAAAATTCCCTCATTTCCTCAAAAAATAAATTCGACTGTCTTTGAAAAAGTCGTGTGTCCAAATATACCATTGTTTTATCCTTCATCTATAAGTAAATTATGTTCGTCTATAGAAAATATTCGTTATGTAAACTATACGATTGGTTCTTCGGGTGAGTATATATTTTCAGACGGTGGAAATACGATTAAAACCATAAATGTTTTATGTAAAGAATCGTCTCACACAATTATGTTAGAATCAACGTCACTTAAAAAAGAATCATCTTTTGCAAAGGGGCTTGAAGATATTCGACTTTATTTTAATAATGATAATAGCAATAATGACCATAATAATAATGACCATATAAAAACTGGTGGAATACGATTTATCGCCACATCGGCGGAACACATACACAGTCAACAACAAAATCAAAATATAAATCAAATGGTTGTCGGAAATTACGATATAAATTCATATCAATTTACCGATATTCAGGTAATCGCATCACCATTTAATCAAATATGTGAGAAAAATTGGGTGCCTTTACCAGATGGACGATTTATTTATTCGTGGTCACCTTATCAAATTGGACATATTATACATAATAAAATGTGTATTGATATAAAATACGATGAATACCGTCCGCCATTTCCCAATATTCGCGGTTCAACCCCGTTTATTGAGTGGTCGGATACCATGTTATTGGGAATAGTGCATTATAGTATAGAACCAACGACAACACAAAAAACAAGAGCTTATTATCATCTATTTATAGGAATTGACAAGACGAATTTTCTGCCAGTCGCACATTCCGACCCTTTTTATTTTTTTGAACATGGCATTGAATTTTGTATATCTTGTAGAAAGATAGATGACAAACACGTGCAATGTTATGTTTCTATCAATGATGCAAATCCACATACAATTACAGTCCCCGTAAAAATATTCTCTCTGTAAAAATATATTCTCTGTAAAAATATTCTCTCCCGTAAATATATTCTCTCTGTAAATATATTCTCTCAATGGACGAATCTGATTACCAAGTAACTGAATTACATGTTAATATGCCCGAATATATCATGGCATACAACCATCTTTTGGTATTCGATTGTCGTGATATGGGTTTGACGGAAATATACGATTTTGTCCCTTTAACTCTTACAACCATTATGTGCGATGGTAATTGTTTAACGGTTTTACCAAATCTCTCACATAATATACATTTGCGTCATCTGTCTTGTTGTTATAATAAAATAACCAAAATAGAATCTCTGCCATCATCGCTACAAACATTATATTGTTGCCATAATGAAATAATGACATTGCCCGAACTTTGTTTAACGTCATTATATAAATTAAATTGTGCATCAAATCAACTTACGGAATTGCCGAGTCTTCCAAATACATTACAGGAATTAACTTGTTCCGAAAATAACCTGACCAGTATAGAATATGTTCCGCCGGAATTACGTGAATTGCGCTGTTGTTATAACAAACTTACCTCTATTGGCAAACTTCCTCCCACTTTATTGGAATTGTTATGTTCTCATAATTGTTTAACGGAATTGTCTGGACTTGAAACCACTCACCTACATACTCTCTATTGTTGGGAAAATCAGCTGACGCAATTATTTCTTTCTCAAACCGCGATTTGTGTACGATGCATGAACAACCATTTGGATGATATCGGATTGTTGCCTCTCACATTAAAAGAATTAAACTGCAATGACAACGAATTGCTGTGTTTGAATGAATTGCCGGAATCGTTGCAAATATTGTTTTGTAAAAAAAATAAAATAGCATCGATTGATATATTACCGATTGGGTTGGAAGAGTTTAACTGTTCGGAAAATCCCATTTTTAATTCATATGAATTTCCACTTACATTGGCAAATAGAGAGATGTTTAATAACATACGTTATATGGAAAAAGAATGTTGCCCATTATTAAAATAAGTATCTATCGATTGGATGGAGAAAATTGATAATCATTTTTTGAAAATAAACAAACGAATAAAACAAATATGACAGACTATACCGTAACAGAATTGAATTTATCGAGACAAAACTTACAAGTTTTACCGGATTTATCTCTCTATACAAATTTACAAACATTACATTGTGAAAAGAATCAACTTATTTCTCTTGACAATCTTCCTCCCAATTTACGAGAATTACATTGTTACAACAATCAACTCACTTCTCTGGACAATCTTCCGCACAATTTACAAATATTATTTTGTCGTGAAAATAAATTAACTTTTCTCGACAATCTTCCTCCTAATCTACTGCAATTATATTGTTCACAAAATCAACTCACTTCTATTACAAATATTTCTCCCACTTTACAAGAATTAACTTGTTCACATAACCTGCTTACTTCGTTGGATAATCTTCCTCCCAATTTACAAATATTGGATTGTAGTAGTAATCAATTGACTTCTCTTGACAATCTTCCTTCCAATTTACGAGCATTATATTGTTATAATAATCAACTTACTTCTCTTGATACTCTTCCTCCCAATTTACAAAAATTATATTGTTCGTTCAATCAAATTACATCTCTTGACAATCTTCCTCCCAATTTACAAAAATTTGATTGTTCAAACAATCCAATTTATACAACATGTGAAAACATGTATGGATTTATACTTTCAATAAAAACAATTGAAAAATACAATAAAATCAAATATTTGGAAAAAGAATGTTGTCCACTATTAAAATAATTACAGATTTGTCCTTTTATTTTGTGTCCTTTTATTTTGTGTCCTTTTATTTTGTGTCCTTTTATTTTGTGTCCTTTTATTTTTGTGTTCTTTTATTTTTGTGTTCTTTTTCTTTGTGTTCTTTTTCTTTGTGTTCTTTTTCTTTGTGTTCTTTTTCTTTTTCTTTGTTTTTCCCGTCGCATTCCACCTTTTAATCCAATGCCGAATGGATGCATTTTATCATATATTTTATTGTATTTTGCGATAGGCATAAAATCAAGTTTTAAATTATATTCCCCATATATTTCATCATATATTGGCGTGTTATAACACTGTAAACTTTGTAATGTGTTGGGAAGTTTACCGATAGATGTAAGTTCATTGTTGTCAAAACATTGCAAAAATCGTAATGTTTCGGGAACTTCCAATGAACCCAAATTATTGTTCGAACATGATAATTCTAATATATGTGGCGGAAGTTGCAAATAAGTCAATTTATTATTCGCACATGATAATATTTTAAGATTTTTTGGAAGATTGTCTAACGTGGTAAGTTCATTTGTATCACAATTTAATTCATGTAGGGTTGGGTTTTCTTCCTCCCCAATAAAATGAATTTGTGTAATTTTATTATTTTCACACATCACCTTTTCTACTAAGGGGGGGATAGTCAATACATCTATTTGATTTCCTTGACAATATAATATTCGTAATGCATCTGGAATTTGTAACGTAACAATATTATTATTGCGACAATCTAATTCATGTAAATTTGCCGGAAGGTGTTCCAAAGAAGTCAATTGATTATTTGAACAATGTAATTGTTGTAAGGAAGAGGGAAGATTTTCTAAAGAAGTTAGATGGCATTGTTCGCACTCTAGAAAATGCAATTCAACAAATTTGGAGAGGTCGGGCAATACATTGTTTTCAGGAATATATCGTATATATAAATAACGAATATTTATTGGGATTTCATGTATTTCGTCTTCACTATATATTATTTTTATCGACATATATACATTATACATATTAGGTGCGAGGTAGGTGTGAGAGAAGAATGAATAAGCGAAGCAAAGAAAATTGAAAATCTTTTTTCAACAAACAAAAACAACATAATAAAACAACTAAATGACAATTCTAACTCGTATTTCTCGACGCGGATGTGGTAACGGTGAAGAATGTAACAGTAATGGTGGAGGTAACGGCGGACATACCTTTTCGCACTTGGTTGCGGGAAAACCGCGAACCGAACGAATCGACCGACGAATCACGCGAAAAAATGGGATTTATCGTAGAACAAATCTTCGATTGAATGGCAATCGACCTTATATTTCGTCATCTGAATATATGGACGGAACATATTATCAAGATAATTTATTGTGCATGACATGTAATAATTTGAAAAATCGACGTGAATTTTCAAATTATGCCGTAAAAAAATCCATTCGTAATAAAAATGGATGTAATATCCATTGTCGTTCATGTCAACCTCGTCAATATGACAATGGCTATCTTATTGATGGAACCATTGAAAAAAGTATTGACGAAAAAAGTATTGACGAACAAAGTATTGAAGATACCGACGAAGAAGATAATGATGACGAATTAGTTGATACAGATGATGAAACAGAAACAGACACATTATATGAAGTTGAGGCGATTTACGGACACACATATGATAAACATAATAAACTTACTTTTGAAGTAAAGTGGGTAGGTTATCCAAAAACAACTATGGAACCGGAAACATATTTACGTGAGGTTGATGTATTTCGTATATATGTAACGGATTATCTTATCCGTATTCGATACAAAAAGGTCTAAGGTATAATATAGACATATATTAACGGCAATATAATGGTTATTTCGGCATTACATGTTTTTCTTATTATTTTGGTTTTTTTACTGGTGATTGTATTTATTCATTCTTGGTGGTCACGAAATAAAGAGGGATTTATTGCCTTTGAAGAATCGGTGAGTTCGCTCGGAGTTGTAACGATTCCCACATATTCAACAACAACCCCAGTTCTAAAACTTTACGACAATGTATTTTTAGATGTTACTTCCATGAATTTAGTGGAAGTAAATGGACTTACCTATTCCGCAAATTCTCCTATAAATGGAAACTCAACTGTCTCAAAACTCAGTGGATTAGACGAATTAGGAGTATCCATCAATGGTATTTATGTGGTATCACCCGGTTCATGTTCTACCGTTTCTGGTTCAATTGATACACGATGTTCTGCGACTCAACAAACAACTACACAAACCACGACACCGTCATCCTCAACTTCCATGATACCGTGGTCGTATGTTACACAATCTCCATATACCGACACATATTTAGTTTTTGTAATTCCATTAAAAACATACAGCACAGGGTGTCTTGTGTATATTATGGATACAACTACCCAAACCAGCTCCACGTGTTTTTTATATGATGGAATCAATAGTTTTTCATCTGTCTTTTCTTCCTCTACAAATTTAGGGACAAGTATTGTTGTAAACGACCCTTATAACGGACAAATGGTATTAGAATCGTATTATGACCCAACCATATCTGTATATCAATTAGACCATCTGATTAAATTTGACATAACACATCAAAACCTTCTCTTGAAATCCGCCAATGGAACACAATTGACGATTATTTCATACAATAATCAATCCACGGTATCATCATCTCCCGCCACTGCAAACCAATACACTGGAAGTAACACTACATCTATTTCCACATTTGCGCCTTTTTTAACGGCAACCTCCGATAATCAATTGGTTTTATATGCAGGACTCCCGAATTCAGGTCTTACTCTTATTGCCGTATTTTATATTCAACCGGGAAGTAGCGGATATTCATTACACACATCTGTTTTATTTAGTGTTGCGGGACCTATTTTAATCAATGGATTGCCTCCGTCAACAACTACATCTATCCAAGGCGCGTCCTCGGCGTCAACAACTACAATTCCTACTACACAAACACCAGAAACACCGGCAACAACAACCTCTATTCAAAATCCTATTTCCGATTATTATAAGATGTTTTGGATGATGAATATGATGAACTCACATGGCGGAATTTCGGATGATTATATTTTAAAATCACAAATAGTTCCACCGGTAGCCACTTGTCCAAATTGTAATGGTTCAAGTTGTATAAATTGTGCGCCAACGCCAACTATCGATATTAGTAATAATTATGTATCGTCTGCTTCTTCTCCCTCTTTGTCTTCTCTCGCTTTGTCTTCTCTCTCGTCTCCCTCTCCCTCTTTGTCTTCTCTCTCCTCTTCGCCATCGTCCACATTATCTTCTCAGTCTTCTTCTTCTTTACCCCCGTCTTCGCCTTCGTCATTTCCATCATCGGCATCTATAAATCCAAATGATTATAACAATAGCTCCCAAAATATCGGTGCTTCGACAAAAAATAATAATCGCAATTCACAAGGACTTTTATTAAATGGTGTTTCTGGAGTTAGCTCTGCCATTCAAACCGTTTCAAATGATATTGGAAGTATTTTTGGACAAGGACAAAGTCAACAACAAGGACAAAAAGGACAACAAAGTTTCACAAAAGGACAAAGTCAAGGACAAGGACAACAACCACAACAACAAGGACAAAGTCAACAACAACAACCACAAGGACAAGGACAAGCATCCTACGAAAATTCATACGGAGCCCAATCAGGAAATAGTTCCTTATTTCTACCAATCACCACGGATTTTTCCAAATTTTCAAAGTAAGCGTTAAATTTTTAATACATAAATAATATACAAATATAACTGGTTTTATTTGTATGTCTTCTTTTTCTTCCTTTTCTTCTTTCGATTATACGGATATATTGGGGAGAACAGAAATATCAAATCAAATAAAAGACATTCTGCGAAACTTCTCCACAAATATTCAAAATACCCAATTCAAAAAAGGCATCTATATTTTCGGGTCGTCTGGATGTGGGAAAACGCATTTTATAACATCTATTTTAAAAGAATTGAATTATGATATTGTGTTATATAATGCGGGAGATATACGAAATAAATCGTTGATTGATACTATTACCAACAACAATATATCAAATCAAAACGTATTACACATGATGAAAAATGAAAAAAAACCATTGGCGATTGTCATGGATGAAATCGACGGAATGAACAACGGCGACAAAGGAAGTATTACTTCACTTATTAAACTTATCCGTCAAAAGAAAACAAAGAAACAGAAATTGGAGAGCAGGACAATGAATCCGATTATTTGCATTGGTAATTATTACACCGATAAAAAAATAAAAGAATTAATGAAAGTGTGTCATTTATTTGAATTAAAAACGCCAACTCCCAAACAAATAACGGGAATTTTGGAGAAAATATGTCCCACTATTACGCAAAAACATCCGTTATTAACAGGAATTCAGGGAGACCTCCGCAAATTAAATTTTTTCATGAAGGTATATGCAAAAAAACCCGAGCTTTTTTTGAAAGAAAAAGAGAGCAAAGAACAAGAACAAGAAACCAAAGAAAAAGAACAAGAAAAACTTGCATCAACATGGGACATGATATGTATGAAATCGTTTAATGATGATACGAAAAAAATTGTCCAAACACTGATCCAAACTCCGACTCCTTTGGAAAAACACAATTTCGTAATGAATGAAACCGAACGAACAACGGTAGCACTATTGTGGCATGAAAACATTGTGGACGCTTTGCCAAATACATCCATGTCGGTAATACAATTGTATTTACGTATTTTGAAAAATATATGTTTTTCCGATTATATTGACCGTATTACATTTCAATATCAGATTTGGCAATTTAATGAAATGAGCTCTCTCTTAAAAACATTTTATAGTAACAAAATGTTCCACACATACACAAACAATTCGAAAATTCGGGCAGATGGACCTATGCGTTTTACGAAAGTTCTTACCAAGTATTCGACCGAATATAACAATACGGTATTTGTGCATAATTTATGCAATAAATTGGACATGGACCGTAAAGATTTATTTTATTTATTTCAGGAAATACGATTACATTATCCAGAATCAAAAGATACATTTTTAAACAATACGGATACATTGGCGGACATTGAACGTTTATTGGATGACCCTACCATCAAAAAATTAGATATTAAGCGCATGTATCGGTATTTAGACAAAACAACGAAAAAGGTTGTGTCTGTATTTGCGGAGGAAGATGAGGATGATTTAGAGGAGGAAGAGTTGGATGACATGGACGATAGAGAGTAGTAAGTAGTAATATATCTCAGTCTTTGTATAATAATAGATGTCTGGTATGACTCCCGCTTTTGTAACTACTCGCATGAATATGCAACAAACAGTTCCAACAACACAATCAGTTCCAACAACACAAATGGAATCGACGACGACAACTCTTCCGTTACAGGGAATTTTCGGACCTTTAGGAAAACAATATTGCGCATGGTTTTATTTTTTATCCTTAATTGGATTTATTATGGTTGTATTATTGTTAGTTAGTGGATTGTATATCGGTATTTCAAAACGCAAAGGTTTAGAATACTATTATTATCTGATTATGGGTTCTGTGGCATATCTGATTGTTTACTTTCAGAATCGCCTCTTGTATAATATGTGTGCAAAAACTCTTTAAAGTGAGTGCAAAAACTCTTTAAAGTAAGTGCAAAAACTCTTTATTGTTACTTCGTTGTATGCTACTTTTAAAAAGCTACAAAAATTGTAATATAATGGCAGATATTTTATATTACAGTAATTATTGTCCTCATTCAAAAAAGATTCTTGAATTTATAAAACAATCGAATTTGATGGATAAGATGTCCTTTATTTCGTTAGACCGTCGTCAAACTCGTCCCGATACAGGACAACTGATTATTTTATTGGAGAATGGACAACAACGGCTTCTTCCTCCAAATGTGCATCATGTTCCATCTTTAGTAGAAGGTAAAAAATTTAGTGTCGTATTCGGAGATACAGAAATCATTCGGTATTTGAACACCGTATATAATTTATCGGCACCAGTTTTACCGACAGATATAAAAAACGGGTCTTCTGGCGAACCAATTGGATATATTGGAGGAGGAGGTGGAACATATACGTCATATGGAACGGGAACATTATCTGATTCGTTTCATTTGGTAAATGCAGACCATAATGTCGTTCCGATTTATACGGCACCGGAAGATTATAGGTCAAACAAGGTTTCATCGGATGTAAAAGTGGAGGTGTTGGAGAGCCAACGAACGGATGAAATAAAAAAATTGGATGCTGGGTCGATGGATGAATTGTTGAAATCAATGACGGCATCACGGGAGGCGGATATAAAATCTATACCGTTGTTACGTTAATACGTTTTTTTATTGTTATATTTCGAGGGCGTTTGCGTTTGCCTCCTGTCGACGAAAAACTATTACTACTACTGTCGTCGCTACTACTATCTTGTTTGTTGTTGGCAGCAGCCTTAAGTTGTTGAAAAGGGTTAGAATTTTCTAATTGAGTAGTTAAAGATGATGGGGTTTTTTTTTCTTTTTGTTCTTCTTCTTGATGAGATACTGGATTGATTTTAGTTGATGGAGATGCAGGTATTGTTTGAGAAGTAGTTTTACCAGGTCCAGTTATAGTATGTTGTTTGGATTTTAATTCTTGAAGTAATTGTGATGTTAATGTAGTTGTTGTTGGAGAAACAGGTGAAACAGTTGTTGTTGGAGAAATAGTTGTTGTTGGAGAAACAGTTGTTGTTGGAGAAATAGTTGCAATAGTTGGAGAAATAGTTGTTGTTGGAGATGAACCCAAGCATGTAAATATGTTTAGAATTAATGTATCCAAATTATTACTGGGATTAAAGGCAGTAATTACTTGGGAACCGGTCCAACCGGAACAGTTTATCAAAGGATACGTATCTTTTTTTACCGAAATATCATCTGGAGGTTGTTCCAATTGTGCTAAAAACCCATTACCACTAGCATCCATTAAAATAGTAAGCTTAACAACCTTTACTGTTTTTTCTGACATATATACTAAAAAAAGGTATTAATATTTTATATGGGTCTTTTCTTATGCCGTTTCAATGGGATTTTGTAAAGAAATACAAATATCAATACATGTGCTAATAATTCCTATACAGAAAATAGTTATTATAGTAACGGTAAATACAGAGACACCGTATGAAAGAACGTCGTCATCGGATTGAGGATAATAATTCATGATTTGTTTAGTTTAATACATCATGTATGTATTTTACGAATCAATTTTCTTCGACTTACATATCAAAATACTGAATATTTTTAACAATCCAGTCTCGCACGGTTTTAATCGCCCGAGTTCTATGAAAATCATCTGCCATCATTCTCTGATTTCGCGTTTTATCTTGAAACGCTACCATAAATTGTTGAATAATATTTGCCGTAATAGCCGTTGCATATTTTGTCTCCAGTTCTTGTTTTGTAAATACCGCAAAATTCTTACGTTTATTTACTGTATTATGAAATTCAAAAAACAAATCCTTCATTTGCGCCGGTGTTTGAATGGATTTAAAATTAATATTTTGTATATACGCTTGGGCGTGTTGCGCACAGGTGGGACATGGTAAATTACGGCAAATCATAAAACACATATTTAAAAATTCGTCCTTAATTTGTGTAAAATACTCCGGTTTTATTTTATGCGCCATGGTATGAAAAAAATACCACGTAGGTTCTCCCCACTTCATCGGTTTTTTTGCGGGGTCGGTAATTGGAGGCACTTGTTGCGCCTGTAATTGGGCAAGTCGCGTCTGTTGCTGGGCGAGTAAGGGAGGACGAACGGTAAAGCCAAAGGTTCGTTCATTGTTTTTATGTGAAAACACGGTGGAACTCATACTTGTTTGTAATTGTCGTTTTGAATACATATTTTATACTTTATTATGAGGAGAGAGAATTATGGAAGAGAAAGAGATTTTTCTTTTTCTTTTTCTTTATAATCGATGGTTTCTTTTACTACCGTTTCCTGATTTTCATTGATAAATGCCAATAAATCGGCGACTTTTATCTCGTCATTTTGAAAAAATTTGGGGAGAATCGTAGTGAGTAATTTTTTTGAAATGGGTTTTTTATTTGTTCGTTTTTTATATGCAATGGTCCCACCACTTCTTGTTGAAAACTCGTCAATATTATTTTGATTGACAACATCAATAATTGTTTGTGTGGCAATCGCTTGTTCGCTCTTTTTTTTTTCTAATTCAGCTTTTACTGCCTTAATTTCGAGTTTATATCGAAACCATTCCGAAACGGCTTGTTCCAATCGCGCTTTTGAATTCGCATCCATATTATGACTAAATTAATATGGATGATTTGTTTATTTTCTTTTTTTGTTTTCTTTTTTTTTATTTAAGTGTTAAATAATATCGACTTGTGTTAAAAAGTGTCTACGGCAACAAGGATTAAACAGTTTCAACTGGTCGAGAACTTGACCTTCGGCGGTTTTTTTACCAAGATTACTACGGGTAAGATATTCTACGTCGTCTTTTACAAATCCATTTTCTTGGAGTTTTTTTTGTCGAACTTCCTGTAAATAATAACGGTATTTATCTGCTAAAACAGAAGAACATGTAAAACATCGAATGGGAATAATCATTGTTTATTGTTTATTGTATTACAAGGATATTCTTTATCAATTTTACATGGAGGACTTACCTTGCTTTGGAAAAAATGGAATAAAATTAAAACCAGTAAATAAATAAATGAATGCAATAGCAATAACTATTGAAGAACAAGAAATAAAAATAAATGAAATTAGGAAATTATACGATAAGGCATATTCATGTTGGATGCCACATATAAATATATTATATCCATGTACATTTGAAGATTTTGAACAAATGAAAATAAAATTCATGCAAATAAGACCATTTTACATACATTTGGATGAAATCGGATTTTTCACAAAAAAAAAGTATTTATCGGTTCATCTGAAATCATCAAATAATGAAATATTACAACATATATTTGGCAACAATCACAACTTACACATGACCATTGCCCAAATTAAAAAATCCGATACAATTCTGTTGGATTCGTTCAAGAAATGGCTGGGTGAAGGAATAATCATATATGTCGATAAAATATCATTTTTACAAAGACACAAACAAAATAATAAAATGTTATTTTTATGCCATTTTTATTTGTGATGCGCATCTAAAATGGTCTGAAAATAAAGTATAAGTGTTTTACACATATCATAATCACACATTGAAATATGAGCAACATCACTATGAATACACAATACACTTGCAATTTGTTCATAACATGTCTGACGAGTGTTTATTTGTTGTATAATAATTTCGTTTATTAGTTGATGCACGTGCAACCGCATATTCTTACATATTTTTGACGCTGGAAACCCCAAAGGTGTTTCCGTGCGCGGATTTATTTCATGGGTGCAAAAGCATTTATCGCAAATACTTAGTAAAGTACCTGTTGAATATGTCAATAAACCAAAATCAACATTACAATGACATGTTTTATAGATAGTAAAATCGTATTTGAGTCGCATTGGCATCATATTATTTCCACATACACAAATAGTAGGGCAATTACTCATACTATTACTGTTATTATGTTGCGTTGTTATATATTTGCAATATTTGTGTTCGTGTTGTTTTGTTTTGCAGATAAATGGATCAGGCGTTTTATTGAAAATAAAACCGGCATGTTTTTTCCATATATTTTCATATTCGGACTCACCGTTATTCGATTTATACAATTCAATATATAATTTTCGGATGGAATGGACCGACGAATAGGGAGAGAACAATGAAAATAGATTTTTAAGGAAGCAAGAGAATTCAATACTATTTTTTTCACGAATTTCTGGTATATGCGCCAATACGGCATATTTTGTTTGTAAAATAAGTGTTTTATAATAATGAAGCCGTTTTTGTATTTCAGATAATGTATATGTATCTAATATACATGTAAGATATTGCATAGCAAGTATATCCAAATTATTTAAAATAATTTCTGTCATAAATTCGGGAGTGCATGCAGGTATATTTCGATACCGAAGTTTATGTAATATCAAATAATTCTTATTTTTTAATTTAATACGTCGTCCAGTGGTTGAACGAATTACCAGACCTTCAAATAAAGGTTCGGACAATACGAATGTATCGAGTATATGTTGGGCTTCACTCATATTTTGAATATTATATTTTATTGGAATGGAAACAGTATGTATTTTTGTATCTATAGAATAAATATCAAATTCGTGTTCAAATGAATTTCCATAAAATATTGCCAGTAGAAATATAGTATTGTTGGCATAATTTCGGATAACTCTATTTTTTGCACAACACATTTCAAAACATAATGTAACATTGTCGTGGAATTCAAAATCATGAAACTGAATAGTTGTATTTTCATAAAACAGTTCTTTATACGTACATGATTTATCCAATATAACATCATCCCCAAAATTGTGTAATGTAGATAAAACCCATGTATTTACATAACGAAATATAAATATAAGTGTGCCATCTTCTTTTATGGAGGCGCTTACAATTTGTTCGTTATTACCATTATAATCCATTGTATCAAATCCTTTTGACACGATACGAAATGGATAATATGTTTCAATTACCATTCCTCTACATTTCATATAAATAGTTTTATTTATTAATTTTGTTTTTGTCGTATAACTTAAAATAGCCAATGGCAATGATGTATGGTAACATACACTTAATTTATATTTATCGACAAAGTAATCAATTCCAAATAATTGTAAATCTTCCATCATTATCAATATAAAATAATAATAGCACTATCAATTTTATACCACTCATTCAAAAAAGTCAAGCAAAGTGGGGTTCGAACCCACGCGTTCTTACGAACAATTTAATTCACTAAAATCACCTTAACCACTCGGTCATCTGCCCGACAAGATTGCATATATATTTAATAAATAAATAGGACCGATTTAAAAAAGGAAATAAAAGAAAATAAAATATAAAAAAATAGTAAAAATAGATATGTTGCTGGAAGTTCGTATGAAGGAGAGTGGAAAGACAATGAAAAACATGGATATGGAAAAACAATTGAAGAAGGTTACTGGGAAAATGGAAGATTTGTCGAAAATGTTTCATCAACACCTTTTATAAAATAATTGTCTTTATTCACATTTTACTTCATCTTCATTACTTCAATAAAGGACAACATTCTTTTTCCAATCGTTTGATTTCATTGTATTTTTTAATTTTTTCTATCGATGGATATCCGTGTGTTTCATTACATATTGTGTAAATTGGATTTCGAAAACAATTAAATTCTTGTAAGTTGGGAGGAAGATTATCCAAAGAAGTTAGTTGATTGTTTGAACACCATACCAGTTGTAACTTGGAAGGAAGATTATCCAAAGAAGTTAGTTGATTATCTGAACAATATAATTTTCGTAAATTGGGAGGAAGATTTTCGAGAGTTGTGAGTTGATTATTAGAACACTGTAATATTTGTAGATTGGGAGGAAGATTTTTGAGAGATGTGAGGTTATTATCTCCACAATATAATTTTTGTAAAGTGGGAGGAAGATTTTCGAGAGATGTGAGTTGATTATTATAACACCATACTATTTGTAAATTTGTGTATAGAGATAAATCCGGTAAAACAGTCAAGTTTTGTCCAGATAAATTCAATTCAGTAATACGCCCGTAATATAACCCAATTATATATCTGTACATTTTGTTTGTTTTATTTATTGTTAAAAAATATAAAATAAAGTTTTTCAATTTTCTTCTAAGATTTACTTCATCTTCATTACTTCAATAAAGGGCAACATTCTTTTTCCAATCGTTTGATTTCATTGTATTGTTCAATTGTTTTTTCGGAAAGTGTAAATCCATATAGTTCTTTACATGTTGTATAAATCGTATTCTTTTCACAATCTAAGTATTGTAAAGTGGGTGGGAGGTTGTCAAGAGAAGTTAGTTGATTATTATCACAATATAATCTTTGTAAATTGGGAGGAAGATTATCCAAAGAAGTTAGTTGATTGTCTGAACACCATACTATTTGTAAAGTGGAAGGAAGATTATCCAAAGAAGTTAGTTGATTATCTGAACAATATAATTCTTGTAAATTCGGGGAAAGATTGTTGAGAGATGTGAGGTTATTACGTGAACAATGTAATATTTGTAAAGTGGAAGGAAGATTATCCAAAGAAGTTAGTTGATTATCTGAACAATATAATTCTTGTAAATTCGGGGAAAGATTGTTGAGAGATGTGAGGTTATTACGTGAACAATGTAATATTTGTAAAGTGGAAGGAAGATTGTTTAGAGAAGTCAGTTGATTATGGTTACAACGTAATATTTGTAGATTGGGAGGAAGATTTTTGAGAGATGTGAGGTTATTATCTCCACAATATAATTTTTGTAAAGTGGGAGGAAGATTGTTTAGAGAAGTCAGTTGATTATTATGACAATATAATCTTTGTAAATTTGTGTATAGAGATAAATCCGGTAAAACAGTCAAGTTTCGTCCGGATAAATTCAATTCAGTAATACGTTCATAATATAACCCAATTATATATCTGTACATTTTGTTTGTTTTATTTATTGTTAAAAAATATATAAAACAAAATTTTTCAATTTTCTTCGAAGATTTACTTCATCTTCATTACTTCAATAAAGGGCAACATTCTTTTTCCAATTGTTTGATTTCATTGTATTTTTTAAAATTTTCTATCGATTGATATACATACAGTTTCTCACATATTGGATTCTTTTCACAATGTCTGAACACCATACTATTTGTAAAGTGGAAGGAAGATGGTCAAGAGAAGTGATTTTATTATTCCAACAATATAATTCTTGTAAGTTGGGAGGAAGATTGTCGATAGAAGTTAGTTGATTGTTTGAACACCATAATGTTTGTAGAGTAGGAGGAAGATTGTCGAGAGAAGTCAGTTGATTCTCATAACAATATAATCCTTGTAAATTGGGAGGAAGATTTTCGAGAGAAGTTAGTTGATTATTACAACAACGTAATATTTGTAAATTTGTGTAGAGAGATAAATCCGGTAAAACAGTCAAGTTTTGTCCAGATAAATTCAATTCAGTAATACGCCCGTAATATAACCCAATTATATATCTGTACATATTTGTCGTCTTTGTTTTATTTTTTGTTAAAAAATATAAAATAAAGTTTTTCAATTTTCTTCGAAGATTTACTTCATCTTCATTACTTCAATAAAGGACAACATTCTTTTTCTATTCGTTTGATTTCATTGTATTTTTTAAAATTTTCTATCGATGGATATACATACAGTTTCTCACATATTGGATTCTTTTCACAATGTAATATTTGTAAAGTGGAAGGAAGATTATCCAAAGAAGTTAGTTGATTGTTTGAACACCATACTATTTGTAACTTGGAAGGAAGATTATCCAAAGAAGTTAGTTGATTGTCTGAACACCATACTATTTGTAAAGTGGAAGGAAGATTATCCAAAGAAGTTAGTTGATTATCTGAACAATATAATTCTTGTAAATTTGGAGGAAGATTGTTGAGAGATGTGAGGTTATTACGTGAACAATGTAATATTCGTAGATTTGGAGGAAGATTGTTTAGAGAAGTCAGTTGATTATTATAACAATATAATGTTTGTAGAGTAGGAGGAAGATTATCAAGAGAAGTGATTTTATTATTCCAACAATATAATATTTGTAAATTGGGAGGAAGATTGTTTAGAGAAGTCAGTTGATTATTATAACAATATAATCTTTGTAAATTTGTGTATAGAGATAAATCCGGTAAAACAGTCAAGTTTCGTCCGGATAAATTCAATTCAGTAATACGCCCGTAATATAACCCAATTATATATCTGTACATTTTGTTTGTTTTATTTATTGTTAAAAAATATAAAACAAAGTTTTTCAATTTTCTTCGAAGATTTACTTCATCTTCATTACTTCAATAAAGGGCAACATTCTTTTTCCAATTGTTTGATTTCATTGTATTTTTTAAATTTTTCTATCGATGGATATCCGTATGTTTCATTACATATTGTGTAAATTGGATTTGGAAAACAATTAAATATTCGTAAGTTGGGAGGAAGATTATCCAAAGAAGTTAGTTGATTGTCTGAACACCATACTATTTGTAAAGTGGAAGGAAGATGGTCAAGAGAAGTGATTTTATTATTCCAACAATATAATTCTTGTAAGTTGGGAGGAAGATTGTCGATAGAAGTTAGTTGATTGTTTGAACACCATAATGTTTGTAGAGTAGGAGGAAGATTGTCGAGAGAAGTCAGTTGATTCTCATAACAATATAATCCTTGTAAATTGGGAGGAAGATTTTCGAGAGAAGTTAGTTGATTATTACAACAACGTAATATTTGTAAATTTGTGTAGAGAGATAAATCCGGTAAAACAGTCAAGTTTTGTCCAGATAAATTCAATTCAGTAATACGCCCGTAATATAACCCAATTATATATCTGTACATTTTGTTTGTTTTATTATTGTTAAAAAATATATAAAACAAAATTTTTCAATTTTCTTCGAAGATTTACTTCATCTTCATTACTTATGGCAACATTCTTTTTCCAATGTTTAATTAGATTGATACCCATACACTTTTACACATTCTATAAAAATCGGATTATTTAGACACGTAATATTTGTAAATTAGGAGGATTGTCGATAGAAGTAATTTTATTCTCTTCACAATACAATTTTTGTAAATTGGGAGGAAGATTGTCAAGAGATGTTAGTTTATTTACGCAACAATACAATTCTTGTAGATTGGGTGGAAGATGGTCAAGAGAAGTCAGTCGATTATGGTCACACCATAATATTTGTAAATTGGGTGGAAGATGGTCAAGAGAAGTGAGTTGATTGTGTTGACAATTTACTATTTGTACATTTGGAATAATATCATCAAGATGATTGTTTTGACAACATAATTTTTGTAAAGTATGCGGAAGATTGTCAAGAGATGTCAAATTATTACGTGAACAATCTAATTTTTGTAAAGTATGCGGAAGATGGTCAAGAGATGTTAGTCTATTCATGAAACAATCTAATTCTTGTAGATTGGGCGGAAGATGGTCAAGAGAAGTTAGTTTATTTTTGGAACAATTTACTATTTGTAAATTGGGAGGAAGATGGTCAAGAGAAGTCAAATGATTATGGGAACAATTTACTATTTGTAGATTGGGAGGAAGATGGTCAAGAGAAGTTAGTTTATTTTTGGAACAATTTACTATTTGTAAAGTATGCGGAAGATTGTCAAGAGAAGTCAAATGATTATAAAAACAATTTACTATTTGTAGATTGGGAGGAAGATAGTTAAGAGAAGTGAGTTGATTAAATGAACAATTTAATTCTTGTAGATTGGGAGGAAGATTGTTAAGCGAAGTAAGTTGACAGTTTACACAATGTAATATTTGTAAATTTGTATGCAAAGATAAATCCGGTAAAACAGTTAAGTTTTGTCCCGATAAATTCAATTCAGTTATATTTGACATTTATTGTTTTGTTTGTTTGTATTTATATTTATTTATAAAAAGATTACAGTAAAAATAACATGTCTGTGTGGTGCATTTCACTATTATTTGGTTGTTTATAGATTGCAATTTTACCTGCATCTACCAAACTTGGGTGTACATACCAGTCTTCAAATTGTCTCCAATCTCCATCAAAAAACACACATACATCACTATACATCCGTATATATCCACGTTTTTCAAAAATAGCACGGGATTGTGCTCGAGTGTCAAAATAATCTCCCGTATAAATATCATGTTCAAATGTTACGGTAGCAAATGTATAATCGTCGAAACAAGTCCTATCCAATAATTCCAATGTATTTAATGTCGAACGATTATTCACATCTAAATCCAACTGTAAATACCCTATATTTTTTGACGTGAATTTCGAAACAAACATGTTGCGATAGGGAGCGGTTTGTGCGTCTCCAATATAATAGGTTGTTTTCGGGGACCGTAATTCTTTATACAATGGTTCAAATGAAGCGTCGTATTCTACCATAATTCCAGACCAACCATAGTTCGATTCTAATGAATAGGTATTGTTTGTTATTATCGGATGATTCGACCCAATTTCTACAAATGTTTGTAACGGAGAAAACGTATGCACAAATATATCCTGACTGGCTTGCGACGATGATTGAAACATAATAAAGATAATGTGTCTTTATTATATGCATATTTTTATTTTTACGTAAATTTTGTTTCAAAAGCGGTAAATAAACAACCTTCTTTTTGAAGATTTGGAATATCAAACACCACATTCGGATTTTGTTGAAGACAATCGGGAAACCATATTTTTATGATACAAAAGTTTTTTTTGGGAGAAATACTTATTCCATTTGCCATAATATTTTCTCCACTATTATTTTTAAAAAGAGTCTCGCCAGCCAAAATATATACTAAATGTCGCCATACTAAATATACTTGTTTGTTGCTAATTTTATAAGAAAAACACCCACCATTTTTATTTTTAGGGTCTTCCCATAAAGGAGGAATATTCTTTCGCATCATGAATAACATACATGTTTTCACAATATCTTCGGGCATTGTTTCATTAATGGCAATAAGTTTTTCCGTTGTATCAATATCATCCATGATGATTTTATAACTGGGCAAATCCCATTTTTTATCATGAGGAAGATGATAAAAAAGAGACCATGCATTTTGTAGAGGTGGCGAATCATCCGCTCCATCTAAGTGTTTGGCTGACGACATTCCAGACACTTGTAGAATATATGTATATTATTCTTTATGCTGTTTACTGTTCTACTGTTCTAATAATCATATTTTTATCGGTAATTTCTACATATTGATTGGACGTTAATTCTTCTCGATTTGCGTCATCATCGATAAATATAATTTTATAATCCATATCAAAATAAAAATGGCGATAAGGCACATTATATTCTAAATAACGAAACACAAATGCCGGTGTAAATAGTGTATTTCCGGTCATGTAATAATCATCGGTCAACACAATTGGAATAGGAGATGGTTCCATTGGATGATAATATTCGGCAGAAAGAAGACGATGTGAAACCGGTGTTGTCCCTTTGTGTGTTATTTGTGATAATGGGCGACAATAACGATATTTTACTTCCCCTTTTTCTTTTGTTTCCCCTTTTTCTTTTGTTTCCCCTTTTTCTTTTGTTTCCCCTTTTTCTTTTGTTTCCCCTTTTTCTTTTGTTTCCCCTTTTTCTTTTGTTTCCCCTTTTTCTTTTGTTTCCCCTTTTTCTTTTGTT